ACCCACGCCACCCCCCGACCGATCCCTCACCCTCCCGCGCTCACTGTGCCAACGCACACCGACCCCCCGGCAAATTCCCCCGCGGCGCGCGAGGCGCGCCTCCCCCCTCGAGCACTCCCCCCAACCCCCCGAAACCCTGCACTTTCCCCGACGGCCGGAACGTCCGGTAAGAGATATTATGTTGACTTGTGATGCAACCCCGCGGAAACATTGGAACACTAGACCCGGGTTTTCAGAAGTCCAACAAGGCCGCGGTGTTCCGATGCACCCCCCACTCCGATCGAAACCGGGCACCTCGCCGGGGCACCGCCCCTGCCAGGCCCGCGCGGCGTGCGCGATATTTTCCCACAAACCCCCCTTGTGTGGCCGGCTGTCGGGCAGGGTGGGAGGCCGTGCGAGGGAGGGAGTGAGGGCGCGGTCGGCGCGGGTTGGCCGGTGGGTCGCCGGAGAGGGCGCGAGAGCGCCGGGAGGCGGCGAGGCGATAGGAGGCCGCGAGAGGGCGCCGGGTGGGAGGTCGAGGGTGTCGGGTCGTGACCGGGTCGGAGGGCACGGGAGGCCGAGGGAGAGGCGGCGAGGGCCCGGGTTTGGAGGTTGGAGGGTCCGCGAGAGGGCAGTTGCGAGGGTCGCCGGGAGGAGTCGGAGGTCAACGAGCGGGTCGCCGGGTGCCAGGTGGCCGGCCGTGACCGGGCGAGAGGTCGTTTTGTCGGCGTTGCGGTGACCGGTGGGAGGTCGAGAGTCGGCGCGGCGGGTCGTGCCGGGTGGGAGCTCGAGCCGGTGGTCGTTTTGTCGGCGTTGCGGGTCACCCGGTGGGAGCTCACCTCGAGGGCCGGGGCCCGAAATATACCCGTTTTCAAAATGCCTTGAATCGGGCTGTAACTGGCTTGTAATGCGTCGGGCGGTTTCGTCGTTTCTTGGGTGTCGAAATTCGGGGCCGTGAGGCAGGTTTTGAGGCATTCTGTGATCAACATGGATAGAGGCTCGAGGAGGGTCTCGCCGGGATCTCGGGTGCCTCGGGTCTCGACTGGCACCTCGGCGCGAGGAGGGCGCCCGGATTTCACCGAGGAGGGCAACCTCGGGCCGGTGCTCACCCGGTGGGAGCCGATCCCGGTGGTTGCCGGCCGGCCGGATCCGGGGCCGCGGCCGGGTGGGAGTGTTCCCCGGTGGCCGGCCGTTCACAGGATCCGGCCGCACGTTCACAGGATCCGGCCGCACGTTCACGGATCGGCGTTCCTGTTCACGCTCGGGAGCTCGAGCTCGGCCGCGGATCCCGTCGCCGAAGGATCGGGATCCCGTCGGGAGAGGATCTCTCCGGTGAGGCCGGCGCCCGGCTGGATCAAAAGTGGCCCGCGCTCGAGGATCCCGGCGCCTCCGGGGAGGAGGTTGACCGAGCTTGCCCGACGGGGCCATGAGCGGTCAAGATAGCAGGGCCGGCGCCCGGCTGTCAACCCCCGGGGCCCGGCTGGATCCCCCGGTGGTCGCCGGTGGTCGCCGGTGCCTCCCGGGTCGCCGGTGCTCACCCGGTGATCAGGATCCTGTTTCGGTGGTCGCCGGCGCTCACCCCCCGGGGCACGGGTGCCTCGGGGCCCGGCCGGACAGTCGCCGGCCGGGTCATGGTGGATCGCGGGCGCGAGGCGTCGGGCTCATACCTGCAAGACGCACGACGGCCGGAAATCTGAAAGTCAGGCGAGAAAAAACGCAACATCCGGGCCGATCCGGGGCCGTTTCTCAATAGAGGGCTCGACGGTGAAAACTGCCCGGGAGGCCGCGCAACGCTCCTCGGAGGTCAACAGGTCTCGAGGTCGAAAAGGCGCCGGAGACCGGAGATTCGAGCTCGAGACGGGAATTCCCGCGGGATCGGAGGATAACCCCGCGGCCGCTCACCTCACGCCGGCGCCTCCCGGGCGAGATATCGACAATTTACACCCGATCGAATGTCGTGTCAAGCCCATGAATGGCGGAAATCGACAGAAATTACGGCGATTTATCAATCATTCCGAATGTTATTCCTATTCGAGTGTTCCGTGAGCTGGATCACGGGGCCCGAAAATGTGCAATTTCCCGGGCAGTTATGAGCAAAAACGAGGGTTTATCCCGCGTTCCCCGGCGCAAGTTCCCACAATCAGGAGGGTTTGCAGGGCGCAAGCCGTCGCGCGCGTCGAGGTCGCCGGGTTGGCACGGGTTTTGCCCTATCGGCCGGATCTCGCAAAATGTGCAAGCTCACACCGTGCAAAATGTACTTATTGCACACCGTTTTCGCGGTGTGTCAACTCACACTCCCTTGAAAACTAAGCGTTTCAAGTTTGGCACGCGGTTTGCACACTATAAAAGACATGAGCACGCGCAAGACAAACAAAATCAAGCGGTTGGTCGCGGCGGTCGCCTTGTTGGTCGCGGTCAACGGCAATGTCGCGAAACCCCGCGAAATCAAAGTCGAAAACAACCGCCCGGTCGCCGGGTCAACGTCTAACTGAGGAGGAAACAATGACTTTCGAGAATGCAATCGCTTTCGCCGACGCAATCGTCAAGGAAAACCCCTTTCAGAACAAAGACCTCCGGGCTTTCGTCGTCGCCGCAAAGTGCATCCTCAAGTCGGTCGAGACTGGCAAGGGTCGCGGCCTGATCCCCCGTATGCTCAAGACTGTCAACGATTTCGCCTTTGATTGCGAGGACTTGACCGGCGCCGTCAAGGTGATCGCCGAGACCGCTTTTGACGCCGCTCGCAAGGTCTAAACCCCTGGAAAACGAGGAGAAACCAATGAATACCAACGAAATCCCGCAGGTCGACGCACCCTCGACGCACGTGTCGAGATTCTTGCCCGAGGCAACCGCGGCGCTCAACGGCCGGGTTTTCCGGGTCGACTTCGAGAAATACAGTCGGAGCGGAAACAAGCTCCGGCGCAAGGCTCGCGACGTGCGGATCGTCGAGGCGGTCTCCGACCGGTGGGTCGAGGCCGTTGTCGGCGGGTACGACACCCGGACCGGCGCGCTCGAGACTTGGATCGAGTTTGACTCCCCGCTCCGCGGCGACTCCCAGGCAACCGCGGCGGTCTGCAAGGCCGCGCTCCGGGCGCTCGCGATCCTTTCTGGCCGGAGGGAGTCATGAGTTCCCCCCGGTGGTTGCCGGCCGACCTCACCGAGGATCAGGTCAAGGCGGTCAACGCGCTCGCCGGCGCGATCGATTTCGAGATCGACACCGCGGCCGCGATCGCCGTCGCGATCCTCGAGGAGGTCAACGCTCACCGCGAGGCCCGCAAGGTCAACGACCTCCTCGCCGAGGAGCTCGAGTCGTGATCTACTTCGCGAGCGGATCCAATCGGCCCGGCGAGATCCGGGGATTCTCCGAGGTCGATCACCCGATCGGTGTGGTCGCCGACGAGATCCTCGGGTCGACGTCCGCGCTCGAGGAATTGCTCGCGCTCGCCGGGACAGGGATCCCGGTTTTCGTCGACTCCGGCGCTTTTTCCGAGGTCGCTTTCGGTCCGGCCGGGCCCCGGGTGGTCAAGCCGATCTCCCCGGCCGACTGGCGCGAGCGTCTCGCATTGTATGAGACCCTCGCGGCCGCGCTCGGGCCGTCGTTGTATGTCGTCGCGCCGGACATGGTCGGATTCCCCGAGGAGACGCTCGAGAGGCTCGAGACCTACCGCGAGGAGATCGCCCGGATCGCCGCGCTCGGCGCCCGGGTGCTCGTCGCTCTGCAAGGCGAGGACAAGGCCGACTTTTGGCGCCGGGTGCTCGAGCTCGAGCTCGCTCCCGTCGACTCGCTTGTGCCGGCGCTCCCAATGAAGAAAAACGCAACCTCCGACGAGGCCGTGCTCGACTTCGCGCGCCGGTGCCGGCCGGGCGCCGTGCACCTCCTCGGACTCGGCGCCGCAAATCGCCGGGCGCCGGCGCTCGTCGAGGCGCTCGAGTGTTCCGGGGTCGAGGTCTCGCTCGACTCAAACCTGATCCGGGCGAACGTCGGTCGCGGCCGCAACCCGCGCAAGCTCACCCGCGCGCTCGACGTCGTCGCCGATGATCTCCTCGGGTACGCTTTCGCCGAGGGCGCGCCGGCCGGGGCAATGGGCACGGCCGGAGACTACACCGACGAAATCGCCGACCCGTCCGGCTGGATCACCCCGAAACTCGCGCAACAGGTCGCCGACGAGCTCGCGCTCACCGACGAGGAGCGGCGCCGGTGGTTGAGAGACCCGGCCGGGTTTCTCGCCGACGACGTCAACGGCGAGGGGTTGGCCCGGTGGGAGTTGCCCGAGGTCTCGGCCGCGCTGGATCGGGCATGGCAGGCGGTACACTGGCGGGCGACAACCCCCGAGCGCAAGCGGCGCGCAATCAAGGCCGCTTTCCCAAAGAAAACGGAGAGTTGAGGGAGGGGTCGCAAAATGTGCAATCTCACACCAAAAACTTCCCTCGCAAACCCCCGAAAACGCGCAATTTCGCAAAATTGCATGGCAAAAAGTGCATGGTCGCAAGTATTGCGGGGATTTTTCGCCCTTTTGACGCAACCGGGCAATGTGAAAACGCACACTTACAGCCGGTGTGCTTTGGCACACCGTTTGCACACTATAGAGGACATGACCGACGTGACGCAAACCAAGGAGGAGACAATGAGCAAGGGACACAAGGCCGGGACGGTGGATCTCAACGCCGACGTGAGCAACCTCACAGGTCAAGACCTCCTGATCGAAATGGGCCGGCGCTCCTCCGAGTGCGAGGCTCGCAAGGCTTTCAAGGCGAAGCTCGACGCGCGGATCGCCGCGTATCGCGAAAGGAGCGGATCATGAGCAAGGCGAAACTGGAAACGAGCAAGGTTGCCATGTGTGCAGCGACCGCTTGGTCGCAGATTTCGATCGGCGTCAAGATGTCATGCGGCGCTCGCAACGCCGTCTCCGCTCCGACCTACCTCATGTTCGAGGTCGGCCGGCGCACCGCTCGCCGGATCGTCAAGGTCGCGATCACCCTGGATCCCGAGGACACCTACTCGGTCGAGCGGATCGTGATCGACCGCAAGACTTTCGAGAGCAAGGTCGAGGCGAGCGTCTCCGGCGTGTACTGCGACAACCTCTCCGCGGTCGTGCTCGACCTCGGGGATCGGTAGGAGGCGGTCATGCAGACCAAGTGCCAACATTGCAACGAGACGATCAAGGGCGACCCGGCCGACGCCGCGGTCTCTCACGGGATCTGTGATACGTGTTGGATCCGGGAGCACACCGACAACCGCGTGATCCTCTCTTACGGAATGGGCGTCGACTCGACGGCGCTCCTCCTCCGGTGGTTGGAGGATCCGACCTCGCGCGATTTCGAGCTCGAGGATCTGATCGTGATCACCGCACAGGTCGGCGACGAATTCGACTCGACCGCGGACTTGTGCCGCGAGCACATCCTCCCGAGACTCCGCGAGGCCGGCGTGCGGTTCGTGCAAGTTGCACGCTCCGGTCTGCTCGAGGCCGAGGGGATCGACGTGCTCGAGGACTCGCGCGAGCCGGCCGGGATCCATATCGACGGTGTCTACAAGTTGAGCGACGAGCTCCGCGCGGCCGCGACGATCCCGACCTCGGGCGGCGTGAGAAAGTGCTCGATCAAATACAAGGGTTGGGTGCTCGACAAGTGGATCGGCGACGAGCTCGAGGGTCGAGAGTTCCGGCACGTGATCGGTTTCAACTCCGAGGAGACCCGGCGCCGTGACAAGGATCAGTTTTACGGCGGCGACACTCCCGGCCGGATCGGCTGGTATCCCTTGATCGAGTGGGGTTGGTCTCGCGCAAAGTGCGTCGACTACATCCGAGAGGTGACCGGCGTCGAGTGGCGCAAGTCGGCGTGCTCCTTTTGTCCGTTCTCTCGAGGTTGCGGCGAGGCCGTCGGCCGGTACGTCGAGGAGCCCGAGGGCGCCGCGGCCGCGCTCGAGATCGAGGAGGTCGCGCTCCGCTTCAATCCCCGAATGATGCTTTTCAAATCGAAGTCGCTCCGGTCGGTGATCGAGAAGTCGGGCAACGCCGAGGCGCTCGAGCTTTTCGAGGCGCGCCTCAACGCGCTCAAGTGGACCGTGTATCGGATGCGCCGGGTCATGCTTCCCAGGAAAGCAGACCCGAGCAAGCGCGGCCGCACCGAGCGATCGATCGTCCGCAATAACGGCGACGACGGCCGGGCCGGCGACATGACACGCGCCGAGGCCGAGGGCAGGATCGGCGGGCGCCGGGCCCGGGTGCGAGACACCGGCGAGGGATTCCCCCGGATCGAGGAGTATCTCGTCGCGGCGCCCGTGTACGTGACCGAGAAGTCGGGCCGGTACGGGGTCGAGAAATTCGAGGAGCTCCTCGCGACTGCCGAGGCCATGCTCGAAAGGGGATCGTCGTGACCGACTTTCCGATCGAATGCCTGAAATGCCCGATGCGCGGGATCGCGCGTCTCAACCCGGGCGGCAAGATCCTCTATACGCCGGCCGGCTGGAAACTCGAGACGCGCCGGAATGGGATCGTCTGGATCTGTCCGGCGTGCCTCAACGATAACCGAGACCCGCGTGATTTCGTGCCGGGCCGGAGGAGGGAATCATGAAATGCCCAAAGTGCGACCGAGTGATCCTTGTGTACGGCGTCGGTCTCTCGCGCGCATACACCGTCGGGAAACACTACGGCCGCGGCGCGTGGAAACCGTGGGTCGTAAAAGACGCGCGGCACGTTTCAAAGCTCAAGCTCTGCAAGCCGTGCGCGCAACTCGAGGCGAGCGCACGCAACAACCGGAGACGTGCGAAGCTCTCGCCGTCGGTCTTGACCGCGGCAATGAGGATCGGGGAATTCCTCGGCAAGCTCGGCCGGCCGGACGATTCGGTTTATCGCGCCGTGATCACAATGACCGAGGAGTTCTACTTGCACGTCGAGGCGCTCGAGGTTGACTCGGTGCGCTCCTACTCGCCGGCCGGGCAACAGGCACTCGCGAAAGTGTGGGAGGCCGCGGAGAGGATCGAGGGCAAGCGGCCGCGGTATCGCGTGACTCTCGACCTCACCTCGTTGCAATATCTGATCGAGATCGGTGATTTCCTCGCCGAGACATGGCGGGATGAATTCGGATCGAAAGGAAAGGCGCTCGCGCGCTACATGAAAAACCTGAAACCCAAACTCGAGGCGTTGTTGCCTTGAAAGGAGAGAGTCATGCCGAAAGGACAGTTGATCTTTTACTTTGGCAAGGGCATGAGCAAGAGTCGCCGGCGTTCGTCGGTTGAGCTCGCGATCATGCTGGCGGTCGACCGACTCGGATCGGATCGCAAGGTGTGCGAGGCGTGCGGTGTCTCGCGCAACGTGCTCGGCCGTTGGCGCCGAGGCGCCCAACCGCAAACGCAAAACCTGCAAGTGCTCGCGTCGCTCGCCGGCATCCCGGCCGCGTGGTTGCGCGAGGGTCTCGCCGATCTCGAGCCGGCACCCGGGGCCGAGAAATCCCCGGAGAGCTCGCCGGCGCCCGAGGCCGAGGCCAACCCCTAGACCGACCCGGTCGGCACACCCTCACGCTCTGCAATCGTCTCTCACCGGTGTCGTGAATGACACCGGTCGAGAGACGGTGTCTCTTGAAGGTCTTGACGGGCCGGTTTTTGCCCTGCTACCATGCAACCAATCGGAGGGCGCCGACGATTGACAGATCGTCTTGACATAGAAAAACTCGAGCACGCCGGCCGGGTCGCGAATGTCCTATCGAAGATCGAGGAGGGCAAGACCGACTCGGAGATCATGGGCGAGCTCTCCCTCGAGGCCGAGGTATACTACCAGATCAAAAACGAGGCACTTGCTCTCGAGGCCGACAATCTCCGCGGTCGACGCACCGAGGAGATATACGCTCAATATGTGATTCAGCAAGCCGGTTGCATTCGCGACCTCACCGAAATGAGCAAAAAGTTCGACAGCAAAAAACACTACACCGCGCTCGTCTCGGCCGTGAAAGCGCGTTCCGATATTTACGACAAGGTGATCAAGGTCGGGCAAGACTTTGGTCTGATCGAAAGGAAAGCGGAGCGACGCGAGCTCGCGGTCGGGGTTGTCGTTGCCAAACTTGGCGACGAGGAATTGCGAGCGACGATCGCGCATGAGCTCCTCAAGCTCGAGGAGCTTATGCAATCGATCGGTGACGCAAACTTGATCGATATCGATCCCGGAACACTTCACCGCTCCGCTCCGTTGCTACCACCCGGAGAGAAACCGCGCACGAATAAGGCGAAAGCCAACAAGGTGCACCGCGGCCGAAAGGTGGTCAAGGAGTGAGAGCGAATGTCCGAAAAACGATTGACGGTTTGTGTCGACCTCAACGGGGTGCTTGACACTTACAAGGGTTGGCAGGGTTCCGAGCATTGGGATCCCCCGCGGCCGGGCGCTTATGAGTTCCTCGAGGAGCTCAACACCCGAGGGTTTCGAGTTGTGATCCTCTCGACGAAAGATCCCGCGGGTGTCGACGCATGGTTGCGCTCACATGGTCTCGCCGAGTATGTCGACGAGGTCACCGATCGCAAGGTGCCGGCGATCGCATACGTCGACGATCGCGCCGTCCGTTTTTGCGGTGACTACAAGCAAGCACTCGCCGAGATCAACAATCCTCCATTCTGGAAAGCCGAGACGTCGGCGCCCGGTTGCATAACACCCGAGGCGCTCGCGCAAGCGTTCCACGAAACCTATGAGCGACTTGCTCCCTTTTTCGAGTATTCGACGCGCAAGGCGAGCTCGGTGCCGTGGGCAAAGGTGCCGCAAAAAAATCGCGACCTCATGGTCGCGACTGCCCGCGACGTGCTCAAGTGGATCCAGGATCAAGAGAGAAATTCCGACGAGGAGGCAACCGATCCCGGGTAGTGTTCCAAAACCAGATCCTCGGCCGGCCGCGCGCCGGCCGTTTTCAGTTTGGAGGATCGCATGACCAAGGATTTCAAGTTTCAACTCGGGCCGCTCGCATGGGGCGAACGCGGAGTGCGACGCACTCCTCGGGGAGGTTACTCGACAACATCGATCGACGGGTGGGTCTGGTTGTTTCTTGGTCTTTGGTTGAGGAGAAACCGAAACCATGATCAGGATGGGAGACAAACTGATCTGCGATCGAGAATGTCCTTTTGTCAACGAGTGCCCGTACTACGGATTTTCAGTGAGTGGGCACGCCTCGCATTGCGAGGTGGTTGACGTCAACCCCCCTCATGCCGTTGTCGCAACACCGATCGCGGAAACAAGATCAGTCGAACGCACCGTGCAGACTTTCAAGGTGCAACCTCACTTGCGGGAGGTGTGACAATGGCGAAAGCAAATCTTTTCGACGCCGGGGTGCAGTTGGTCAAACAGACGATCCCGGATTTCGAGATCAGGTACAAAAACGAGTCGTGGTCGAGCAAGGTGCTCGCGGTGCTTGTCTGGATCTTCAATCGCGACTATCTCAAAAAGTACACAACAACGCGATACCCGAGAGTCTATTTTCCCTCGAGGGAATTCGTCTCGGGAAATACGACGCGCGCTTTCAAGATCCTAATGCACGAATTTGTGCACCTATGGGATCGAAAATCAAAAGGTTGGTTTCGATTCACGCTCGGATATCTTTTCCCTCAGATCCTCGCGCTTGTTTTTCTCGTGCTCCTTGTCGTTGCACTCGTTGCGCCGACGCCGGGCCCGGTCGCGTGGATCAAGTGGGTCGTGGTTGCCGTGCTCGGGATCGGAACGCTCGTCTCGGTCGCGCCGCTCCCGGCGCCGCTCCGCACAAAGCTCGAGCTCCGCGGGTATGCAATGAATCTCGCGGTCAACTTTTGGAGGCATGGATCGATCCGCGAGTCGTCGTTCGATTGGATCATTCCGAAGTTTACCGGGTGGGATTATTACCGGATGTGGCCGTATGAAAACGACGTTCGGCGCCGGCTGGTAAACCTCAAGCTCGCGATCGAGGACGGCCGGATCCGGCACGAGGATCAGGAGGGGGGCACGGCGATCCCGTATGCTCTCGTCGAGGACTTGATCAAGGATCTGGACAAGTAGGTTTTTCATGTGGTAACAGGGATCATTCGGCGCCGGAGGATCGTGCATGACCGAGGAGGGCAAACCGGAAGTTCATTTTGCAACGTGGACGATCTGGAAACTCCCGCCCGAGGAGGAGGGCAAGCGTTGGCGAATGCAATGCAGTACATGCGGCGACGATCTCGAGCTCGCCGTTGTGTTCCCCTTGCAAGCTCTCCGACTCTGTCCTCGTTGTGTCAAAAAGATCCACGGTCAACTAATCAACCAAGCCCCCAGTTCCGAAACCGGGACAGGCCCGGCATGTGGCCTAGTGTCGACGCCGTCAAGGGGCGATACACCGAAAAAGGAGGTGTAGGATGGGCTCAGGAGTTTCTCGCAAAGTGACAGGTTCCTTTTACGGGACAGGATCGGATCTCAACGTGCGGACCGTTGGGTTCCGGCCGTCGTATGTCCGAATCCTCAACGTCGACGGTGACGCCGACGCCGAATGGATCGAAGGCATGGCCGACGATTCCATGCGGAAGGTTGTCACGTCCGGCGCGGGCACGACCGACATTTCGCTCGTGACCTCCGACGGGATCACCCCGTTGTCCGACGGATTCACGCTCGGGTCGGATTCCGACCTCAACGTGAGCGGTGAGCTCGTGCGGTACGTCGCGATCGACTAGATCGTCGGCCCGCAAGGTTGAGGAGACCGACCGAAGGTTCCGATCGATTGACCTCCCTTTCCCCCCCGGGGAGAATTTCGCGACGGCCGGAGGTCGGTCTCCTCTTTTCCCACAAAGGAGAACGCAATGCCCGCAGAAGAAATCCAAAGCGCGCCAAAACGGGCACCCGAATTCGTGACGCACAGATTCCTCGACAATGCAAACGATCCTCTCAACGTGACCGACAAGGCAACCGGGATCAACATGGCCGGGAAACGGTACGCCGCGATCCAGGTGCACCCGGACGGCGGATCAAATCCGGCCGTGAGCGTGCACTTTTGGTCGGAGGCATTCGGGAAATTTGTTCAGGAGCACACCGCGCTCGACTTCGCAGCAAAGGGCGTCGACGTGCCGTGGGCAACGACTGTCGAGTGTCTCGGCCGGATCATGTTGGTCAAGATCACGGGCGGCAACTACGATGCGATTCCGGCCGGCAAGAAATGCCGGATCTTAGTTGCCGGTTTCGACGGTCACGACTGAGGAGAGGATCATGAGTTTAGTCAATCAGAGCTCGCCGAAACAGGCGCCGGAATTTGTGCACCATAGGTTTCTCGAGGAGGCCAACGACCCGGCCGACGTGACGACAAGGGGATCCGGGATCAACATGCAAGGCAATCGTTTTGCATTGATCGACGTGAAACCCGAGGGCGGTGCGACGCCGGCCGTGAGCGTTCATTTTTGGTCGGCATCGGTCGGAAAGTTTCTCGCGGAACACACCTCGATCGACTTTGCCGCGAAAGCGGCAAATGTTGGCTGGCAAGCGGTGGTCGAGTGTCTCGGTCGGATCATGTTGGTCAAGGTCACGAGCGGCAACGGCGGTGCCGGAGAGAAAACGACGATCTCGGTCGCAGGTTTCGACGAGCACGTGCGATAAAAGGCGGCGTGTATGGGTGGATCGGTTGTACCGTTGCTCGAGGGCAACCCTCGAGCTCTAGCAGACGCGACACGCGCGCAACTCGAGGATCTCTATTCTCATTATAGAGGCATGAGCAACGAGTTGATCCGGCGTGCGGTGATCGAACGCAACCGGATCGATATCCTTGCGGTCATGATCCTCGGGTATGAAGTGCAACCGTTTCACCTTGCAATGTTGATCTATCAATTCGCACACCCCGACAATCTGCAACTTGTCTACCGCGGCGCCGGCAAGTCGACGATCTGTACCGTGGTCAAAGCGATTCACCTCCTCCTCAAGAATCCCGACTTGCGGATCCTCCTCGCGAGCAAGACAACGAGCAACGCGAAATCGTTTCTCAAGGAGATCAAGAATCACTTTGAGGGCAACCAACGACTCGCGGATATTTTCGGCGAGTATTACGATCCGCGGCGCGTCTCGAAGTGGGACGAATTCGAGATCGAGGTGCTCCCGCGGACCAAGCCATACAAGGAGCCGTCGATCGCGTGTTGTGGTTGTGACGCGACGATCGTCTCGCGACACGTCGACGTGATCATTGCAGACGACTTGATCGACGAGGAGAACAGCCGGACGCGCTACATGCGCGAGAAAGTGCGGACGTGGTACTACCAAACCCTCGAGCCGTGTCTCGAGCCTCCCGACTCGGAGGTCGAGCACCGCGGAGAATACCACCGACTCGGAACGCGGTATCACTACGACGACCTATACGGTCACTTGATCCTCAACGAGCTCAAGGAGCATCACCAGATCATTCCGGCGCTCGACGAGGAGGGGCGATCCCCTTGGCCGGAGAAACACACGCCGGCATGGTTTGAGAGCAAGAAAGAAAAGTCGGGCACGATCATTTTCAACGCGCAATATCAATGCGACACCGAGGCAATGAAAGGCGCGGTGTTCCAATACGACGATTGCCAGATCATTGACGACGCCGACATACCGCGATCGCTTCGCATTTATCAGGGCACCGACCTCGCCGTGAGTGAAAAGGAGACCCGGGACAACGCGCAATTCGCGACGGTCATGATCGGGTTGGATATCTCCGACAACATTTACGTGCTCGATTATTTCCTCGGTTACCTTTCGTTTCCAAAGCAGACGAAAAAGGCGCTTGAGTTGTATGATACGCACGACCCGATCCGATCGGGTGTCGAGTCGAATGCGTACCAAAAAGCGTTCTACCAGCAAGTCAAGCACGAGGATCGCAACCTTCGATTTATCCCGATCTATACCGACAAGGACAAAATGACCCGCGCGCTCAAGTTGCAACCTCTATTCGAGGGCAAGCGGGTTTTTTTCCGGCGCAACATGGCGCCGTTGATCGATCAGTTCGTGCTTTTCCCGGGGTACAAACTCCGCGACGGGCTCGACGCATTCGATCTCGCATATCGCACGAGTCGCAAGAGAAAAAAAAGGAGAGCCGGCCGGTCGGAGGAGCCCGGTCTCCTTTAGGAGGAAACAATGACCGACGCCGCGAAAAAAACACAAAAGGAATTCTCCGGCCGGAGCGCAAGGCGCAACGTCCGAGCTCTCGTCTTTCCGATTCGCAAGCAAGAGTCGATCACCGAGACCGCGAAAGGAAAGTCGAAACAACTGCCCGAGGATCCTCTCGAGAATCTGATCGAGACGGGCGAAGTGATCGAGCCTCCTTTCGAGATGCTCACCCTTGCCATGTTATCGGAACACTCAACCGAGCTCGGGCAATGTATCGCGGCAATGGAAACCAACATTGAAGCATTCGGGCATCGGTTGATCCCGCGGGTCAATATCGAAAAGCCCGACCTCACCGACGACGAGAAAAAGATCGTCGGGCAAGTCAAGGCCGAGAGGATCCAGCTCGACAACTTTTTTGCGTATGCCGCGTTCCCTGATTCCTTTACCAAGTTTCGACGCAAGCTCCGCGTCGATCTCGAGCACACGGGGAACGCTTATTTTGAGGTGATCCGAAACGTCGCCGGCAAGATCCAAGCATTCTCGCACGTGCCGTCGTATCAAATGCGACTCGCGAAGCTCGAGCCCGATTTCGATCTGTACGACGTGCCAATGTTGCAGATCCAAAAAGACGGTTCGATCGCAATTGAGACGATCAAGGCGAGTCGTCGCTTTCGCCGTTTCGTACAAGGCCGGATATTGCACCGGCGCGATCTTTCTTTTGCCGGTGGTCTTGCAGTCCGTTGGTTCAAGGAATTCGGAGACCCGAGGCACTATGATTGCGACACCGGCGAAATGGAATCCGAAAAGAAAAAGATTCCGGTCGAGAAACGCGCAAACGAGATCGTGCACCTCAAGCTCTACTCGTCGCGTTCGCCGTATGGGATCCCCCGGTACGTCGGCAACCTGCTTTCGATCTTCGGCGATCGTGCGTCCGAGGAGATCAACTATATTACGTTTTCAAACAACAACATCCCGTCAATGTTTCTCCTTGTGAGCAACGGACAACTCACTCAAGGGTCGATCGACAGGATCAAGGATTTCACCGAGGCGCAGATCCAGGGGCAAGACAATTTTTCAAAGTTCATTATCGTCGAGGCCGAGTCGCCGGAGGTCGAGGGAGAGGATTCCGGGCAAGTCAAGATCGACGTCAAGCCTCTCACCTCGGAACAGCACAAGGATGCTCTATTTCAAAACTACTCGAAAAACAACCAAGACAAGATCCGGCGCGCGTTCCGGTTGCCTCCTCTCCTCGTCGGCCGGACCGACGAATACACGAGAGCAACGGTCGAGGCGTCGCGGCGCATGGCCGACGAGCAAGTGTTCGCGCCGGAGCGCGACGACTTTGACGACTTCATAAATTTGAGGATCTTTCCTGCAATGGGTTACCCGTTGCATCGGTACAAAACCAACTCACCCAACACGACCGACAACACCGAGCTTGTCAAGATCCTCGCCGGCGCCGAGAAAACGGGCGGCATGACTCCGAGGATCGCGCGGATCATGCTCGAGGATATCCTCGGGTTTGAGCTCCCTCCTTTCCCGGAAGGTTTCCCGGTCGACCGGCCTTTCTCCGAGACAATGGCGCAGGCCGTGAAAAACAAGGCCGACCCTGCCGAGGTTGGTCAACAGGTGACCGCGCTCAAGGCGATCGAAATGCTCACCGGATCAGACCTCCCCGATCTTTTCGAGGAGGCGGCAACGGTCGATCGTCTCGAGCGTATGCGCGAGCGTCTTGAAAAGCGTTGGCGCGAGGAGGTCGAGGCGATTCCTCACGAGCACGGGGAGGAGTAGTTGACAGCAGAGCTCGACAGATTGCACGACGGGCTCGCGGCCGTCGACGCGATAATCGCGAAAGCGATCGGGATCTCCGAGGTTGCACGGATCGCGCGGATCGAAACCCGACTCCGCGAGTATCTCAACGCGAAATGGAACGCTCGCAAGCGACGCGCGGTTGAGCGCGCGGGTAGCATGGCACGCGCCGGCAAGAGTGCGGCCGAGATTTCGCGAGCGGTCAAGGGGATCATGTCCGGGTGGGCCCGGGAGATCGCGCCGAGGTACAAGCGAGACTTTCGAGAAATATATAGACTCGCGCGGATCGCCGGCTGGAAAAAAGGCGGGCGCCTCACTCGTGGAACACTTGCGTACAAGGGACCGTCGCCTTTCACGGCCGAAGTCAAAAAAGGTGATCTATGGTCGATCCCGATCCAAGAGGTCACGAGCGAGGACACCTCGGTCAACACGATCCCGAGCGTGTTTCGTCGGGCGAAGTTTCGCCGAGGCCGGGTCAATGCCGATATAGGCGGCGGCAAGTATGAGACCGCGACCCGATATCTCTCCGGCCGGGGCGTGACAAACGTCGTTTGGGATCCTTTTGCGCGCACGCCGGAGCATAACAAGAAAGCGGCCGCGCGGATCCGCAACGGAGGGGCGGCGACTGCGACGGTCGCGAATGTGCTCAACGTGATCAAGGATCCGAAAGCACGCGACCGGGTGATCCGACAGGCTGCAAACGCCGTCGGGAAAAACGGGGTCGCGTATTTCCAGGTATACGAGGGCGACGGATCCGGCAAGGGGGGCAAGACCGATCGCGGTTGGCAGGCAAACAAGTCTCTCTCGGCATACGTCGAATCGATCGCTCGGGTGTTCCGGTACGTGATCCCGCGCAACGGATATCTCGAGGCCCGGCAACGCAACCCGGAGGAGATCAAGGAGCTCGAGAAAGCAACGGTGCCTCGTGCGGCCGTCGCGCTCCCGACTTTCGACGTTGTCGACACGGCCGCGGCCGGAGCTCTCGTCGATCGTCAAGTGTTCTGGATCGGTCGACATTACGACGACAACATTTCACAGTCGATCCGAGACACCGCTCGCGGATCTCTCATTGAAGCGGGCACGAATCGGCAACGCGCCGGCGAGCTCATGCAACAACGGGTCGCGGAAAACCTCTCGCACGTCCGCACTCCGCGAGGTTGGCACGGGACGCAAGCACAGTATTTCGAGGGACTCGCGGCCAACGCCGCAACCGTCGGCCGGGTGCATGGTCAAATGCGTTCCTTTATCGATCTCGGGATCACGAAATACGAGATCCGAAATCCGAGCGACTCTCGCACGTGCCGAGTGTGCGCGCACATGGACGGAAAGGTTTTCACCGTCGCGCAAGGCGCGCAGCAAATGCAACAGGAGCTCGCGATCGCGGAGATCCCCGGACAGTCGCCGGAGGAGTATCGCGACGCGGTCAAGGCCGTGCACCCGTGGATCCAAGATTCAAACCGCGGCATGGAAAAGCTCAACAACATCGGATCGGGGTTGCCAGGTAAGCAGGGCCCGGCCGACGCGCAGGCATACGCCGAGGCCGGTCTCTCGCTCCCTCCGTATCATTACCGGTGCCGGTGCACGGTCGACGTCTCGACCGAGGCCGGATCGTGGGAGGCGTTCGGCGCCGAGTCGGTGCCGATTCCGACACCTCCCGGGGTCAAGCCTCCGACGAAACCGTTTCCTCCTTTCAAGACGCACCCGACGAAACCGATCAACACTTTTTCGACGCAACGGTTGTCGGCCGCGCTCGGTCGCAAGATCAGGACGACAGCCGGCAACGCGAAAGCCGGGGTTGCGATCACACCGCAGGCACAGATCGCGGCACGACAGGAGCTCAACGGGTTGCTTGCCGAGTATGGTCTTGTTTCCAAAGACGCGATCCGCGGTCTCGACGACGCGATCGCAATGCTCGAAGTGCTCGAGACCGAGCACATGGTCGGCGTTTTGGGAACGCATAGCTGGCAAGGAGCGATCAGAATGCGCTCGTCGTCGATCGACGACGCGATTGATCTACTCGACGGCAAGATCAAGCCGGCGAAAGCCGGGACGATGCAAGCGATCAAGAATCAAGATCGTGTGCATGGTATGAAAACTCTCGTGCACGAGGGAGTGCATGGTCACAGTCCGTTATTGTCCGAGGCTTATTACGGCATGGGAGTTCCGCTCGAGGAGGGTGCAGTCGAGTTGACCGCTCAACGGATCATGAAAGACAAGTTCGGGTTGCTATGGCAAGAGGTGCGAGCATCCGACTACAAGGAGTATGTCGAGGCACTTGCGGACACGGTCGAGGGAGCGTTCAAAAAAGTGGTCGGCCGGCGCAAGGCATGGCAAGCCTACTCCGACAAGTTCGTCGAGGAGTCGAAAGTCATTCCATACAGGAAAAGCAACGTCGGCCGGCACCTCGCGTCGGATGCAACGATCAGAATGCAAAGCACGTCTCATTTCATATCAACGCATAAACAGTTTCTCGACGACTTCGCGGCCGCGGTTGAGGTGCCGTCGGAGCTCACGGCCGGGTTGAGCAAGCAACAGATCAAGGAGCTCACCGAAAAGATCCGCAAGGAGGTTCGGGAGAGGTCGGAGAAAAAATTAGTCACCGCGGTACGCAAGCGCGCGAAGCGGCGAGGCGACCCGGTGCCGAAAGCAAGATACATGCGATTTTCGGGGTGAGAAATGCCAGAGTCGATCTATGAATTGGAACGCAACGACGTCGAGGGATCACTTGAGGTCGCGGAGCTTGCGATCAAAAACAAAACTTACGACGAGGCACTCGCGCACGAGCTCCTCATGTTACACGACGGCGACTCGAGGATCCTCATTATCGAAAAACTCAAGGAGTTGTTGACTCGGCATCGGTACGTGCCGAAAGATAAGATCACGAGGTGAGACATGGGAAAGCAACGACGACAAGTTGACCCGACGCCGGCGCCGCAACCGGGGCCGAGGTCTCGAAAGCGGCGAGCTCGCGTTCCGGGCGAGCGAGGTGTCGCTCACCCGGTGATCAAGTCGATCGACACGCCGGCGCTTGACGACGGCGGCAAGCTCGCGCCGGCGAAAGGCAAGGGAGGAACACTCCTCGTCGAGGATCAGGAGGAGGTCACTTTCGCGCCGGTGATTTTCAAGGGCGAGTTTGAGGTCGTGAAACAGATCCGCAACGACGCCTCGAAAATCTTTGTATGCTTTCGATTGCCCGAGGCGATCCGCACAAAGCTCTCGGAGCTTTCAACCGCACTCGTGAAAGATCGCGCGGATCCCGAGGACGTCGATCACGTGACCTTGTTGTATGTGCCGAGCGACAAGGAGATCACCGAGGAGGTCGCAAGCAAGGCCGCGGCGGCGGCGAGAGACGCGCTCAAGAAATTCGAGCTCGGGCCGGTCAAGGCCCGGTTGCAGGGTTGGGGATATTTCGACGGCGCCGAGAAAGGCGAGGAGCGGAGCACCGCGCTCGTTGCTCTCCTTGACGCTCCCGGGTTGGCCGAGGTGCACCTCGTGCTCAAGGCCGCGCTCACCGAGGCCGGTCTCCCGGCCGACGAGCAGACACACGGGTTTGTTCCGCACGCGACGCTCGCATATCTCGAGGCCGGCGAGCGGATCGAGAATCTCCCGGAGCTCGGCGACGAGATCGTGATCAACGAGCTTGAGCTCGTGCACTCTGAGACCTACCGGATCCCGATCGGAGGCAAGGTCGAGAAATCGGATCCGCGTTCCGACACGCCGTGGGATCCCTCTCACCTCGAGGACCGAGCGAGCGAGCAACTTGTCGCTCGACATTGGGATTTGCACCTCGAGTTTCGGCAACCCGGCCGGCCGACGAGTGCGCTTGTCAACGAGCACGCGCGGATCGTCGACGAGCTTTTCGGCCGCGGTGTGAAACATCCGGCACCGCCCGACAACGGGCTCGACGATCTCTCGGAGGATTTCGAGGAGTATGAGAGCAAGCAACCCGACTGGACACGACCCATGCGACCAAAGATCCTCGACGACCTCGAGAAACGGGTCGATCCGAATCCGGGAGTGTTTGCCTCGCCGGGAGGCAAGGCGCGGATCGCCGAGGCGCTTGTCAAGATGCTCCCGTCGCATTCAACCTATGTCGAGCCTTTTGCCGGAGGCGCCGCGGTGCTTTTCAAAAAGGAGCCGTGCGACGTCGAGGTGCTCAACGATCTCGACGAGTCGATCGTGCAAGCGTACAAAGACGTCAAGGCGATCACGAACGCCGAGCTCGAGCAACTCCGGGGCAAGGATTGGGTCGGCAAGCGTGCGACGTTCCGGCGACTGCACAAATCGCAACCGAGCAACCGGGTCGAGCGGTTGTATAAATTCTTGTACGTCTCGTTTTTCTCCTACGGGTCGACGCGCGGCAAGGGATACAACCCGGTTCGCGACGGCCGCAACCCGGTTGACACGATACTCGGCCGGATCGAGCGCGGCCGCAAGCGACTCAAGGGAGTGCGTCTCATGTGCGGCGACTACGCCGCGACGATCAAAGCGCACGACAGCAAGGGAACGGTTTTCTTTCTCGATCCGCCGTATGCCGGTTATTGTGCCGACCTCGGCGAGGGCAAGTTCGACGAGGAGAAATTCGTCGAGACGCTCAAGAATCTCAAGGGCAAGTTTGTCTTGACCTACGGCGCGAGATCGAAACTCATGTCGAAACTTCGCGCGGCCGGATTCAAGATCAAGCGGATCGCGATCCCCCGCACCGGTCTCGGTCTCACGTCGCGCGACGAGAAAGGCGAACGCCGCACCGATCTCACGACGCTCGTTGTCTCGAATTTCGAGACGACAAAAAAGGCCGCGGCCGGAGAGGAATTCCTCGTCGACGTGACCGACGGCGAGATCGTCGAGCTCGAGAAACGACTCGACCCGGAGGCGCCGCGGCGATTCACGGTTCACCGACACTGGCGCGGCGGCGAGTCGCACGTTGACTTGAGGATCGAAAAGGGCAACCTCCTCGAGGGTTGGTCACTCGAGCAGAATCCGACCAACGCGGAGCCCGTCGAGACACTCGCGGCCGCGCAGGAAATCGGCGGCGATTGGTTCCAACGGGAGGAGACCGCGGCCGTGCGAAAGGACTTGCACCCGCTCAAGTGGCTTGACGTCGAGGGCGTGACCAAGCGAGGCGAGGGCGGGCAGGATCCGATCGGCGGCAACTCGGAATTTCCGGGTGTGTTTCATATTGTCGAGAAAGGTCTCGCCGAAATCGGAGCGGTCAAGCCGTGGTTGCGCGAGTTTTGGTTGCACGGCGAGCTCGGCCGGTGCCGGTTGATTCTCAAGCAAGTCGCTTTTCCGATCGTGAAAGCACGACACTCGAGGTCGCGTTGCATGTTTGAAGGGTGCAAGCGAGCTCCCGAGGTCGACGTGTTGTGGGCCGACGGCCGCGGGCGCGCGTGGTTTTGCGAGGAGCACCTCGAGGCATGGAAACAGGGATTCAAGGATCGCGGTGTCGAGGGATATCTCGAGATCGTCGGTGAGAAAAAAGTCACGACCGGAGAGGTGCCGGAGAAATGGGCCGACGTGCACAAGGGCGTCGACGTGGTCGTCGTGACCAAGGAGATCCCACCGAGCGAAATTGGATCGAGGTGGATCGCAACCCGGCCGGAGAATCCGATGCCGTATGTGCTCGGGCTTGACGCGGTCGAAAAGGGTTGGATCCCTCCGACCGGGATCTCCGCGCTCCCGGCCGGCGTCCGAAAACAGATCCCGGAGGCGTTCCGATATTGGGAAAAGGAGAACGCTCTCGAGACTCGCGATCGACTTGTCGAGGAGATCCAGGACGGCAAGATCAAGGTCAACCTCACGAAACGGATCGACATGGTCGAGGCGCAACTCGAGGTTCCGATCCAGAAAGTCGACACCGACAAGCGACTCGTGACCGGCGTTGTGCTCGAGCCCGACGAGGTCGACGCACAAGGCGACACGATCGACGAGGAGGCGATCGAGCGAGCGGCGCATAATTTCCTCGCGAGGTACAACAAGGAAACCGAGATCGGCAACCTACACAAGATTTTCGGGCAAAACGGTCTCGAGCTCGTCGAGAGTTGGATCGCGCCGGTCGATATGAAGCTCGGCAAGGGAAAAGTCAAACGCGGAACGTGGCTTATGACAATTCGCGTGCTCAACGATCACACGTGGCAACAGGTCAAGACAGGCGAGATCACGGGTCTCTCGATCGGCGGCACCGCGTCGGTTATATGAAAGGTCTTGACATGGGGCGTTCGACCTTGGCACAATTGCAGCAATCGAAAGGCGTTCGGCAGTCGGAGATCATGGCGAAATACGACGAGAGCATTCAGGCGCGGAAATTTTACGGACAGGTGATCCTCACCTATGAGGACGGCAACCTTGTCAACGTGAAAGAAACGCGCAACCTGAAACCCGATCAACTCGTGCGGGTGCTCGGCGACAACAACGTCGACGTTTGAGGTTTTGAAAAGCTAGAGGGTATCGGATCAACCGAGCCCCGATGTGTGCTCCGCGCATGTCGGGGCTTTTTGCGTTTTGAGGTTGCCATGTCCGAAAAAGCAAAGCGACGGTTGCTTGAGGTTGAAGTTGACGAGGTTTCGCTCGTAGATCGAGCGGCCAATTTGAGACGGTTCCTAGTAATCAAACGACTGGAGGAAAAAGAAATGGGAGCTTTCAAAAAAGACGAGATCAAGAAAGGCGAGGAGATGACCGAGGAGGAAAAGAAGAAAGCCGAGGAGGCCAAGAAAGCCGAGGAGGCCAAGAAAGCCGAAGCGGTCAAGAAATCCGAGGAGGAGATCAAGGAGATCCTCAAGGCCATGAACCCGGCCGCGGTTGCCGGGATGCTCCGCGGTCTCAAGGGCGCACCCAAGGAGGCGGTCGACGCTCTGATCCAGTGGGCCGAAGGTCAGGCGAAAAAGGCCGAGACCAAGAAGTCGGCCGACGGTGACGGCGACGATCCTCCCGCGGATCCTCCCGCGGATCCCCCGGCCGATCCCGAGCCGGCCGATCCCCCCGCGGATCCCCCGGCCGATCCCGAGCCGGCCGAAGTCAAGAAAGCGGCCGTCGAGATCCACGACGACGGCACCGTGATCGTCAACGGCGCTCCGGTGGTCAAGGGCAAGACGTTCACCCCCTCGCGCAACAGCGCGATCAAGGAGGTGATCGGCAAGCTGATCAAGCTGGCCGGCGACGTCGGTGATTCCGAGACCCTCAAAGCGATCGCCGACATGGTCAAGGAGCTCCCCGACGACGCGAATCCGGGACAAGGAGTCAAGGCCGTCGGCACGGCCGGAGGCGTCGCGCTCAAGAAAGCCGAGGAGGAGATCGAGAAACTTCGCAAGGAGCTCGACGAGGCCAAAGCGGAACGCGCCGACGTGACCAAACGACTCGACGAGATCGAAAAGACCCGCGAGCCGAGCAAGTCGGTCGACGGCGACGGCGGCACCGACAAAGAAACCATGAAAAAGGAGTTTTGGGACGGCGTGATCTAGCACGTCGACCGGAGCTCTCTCAACCGATCTAAGAAGTCAAAGGATCACTTTCGATCGAACCTTTCAAGGAGGAATCAGTCATGCCCGAAAGAGTCTCAAACGAGGAGTTGGTGCAGAAAGCCCTGATCGAGACCGGTGCGCTCTCGGCGGCCGGCAAACTCAACCCGGCGCAAGCCGACAAATTCATCGACTATGTTGTCGATGAGAGCGTGTTGAAAAACAACGCGCGCGTCGAGCGGTTCCGCAACGAGACGCTCGAGATCGACAAGATCGGGATCGGCCGGCGCGTCGCGTTGCCGAAAGCCGAAGCGGCCGACCCCGGTCTCCGGCGCGGGATCGAGACGAGCAAGATCGTGCTCGAGCCCCGGACCGTCGCGGTGCCTTTCGAGGTCTCCGACGAGTTCCTCGAAATCAATCTCGAGGGTCAGGCACTAGCCGACAAGATTGTGCAGCTTATGGCGCGCCAGTTTTCAAACGACCTCGAGGAGTTGTATTTGTTCGCCGACTCCCTCGGGCCGTCGATCGTCGAGAGCGACTATCGCTCGGGCGGATCGGCAACTCAGCACGTCAAAGACGAGTATCTCGGTCTCCTGCCAAGTCCGGGCGGGTGGTTGCGTCGTGCCGACTCCGGTCACGTCGTGGATCACGAGGGCGCAAACATCGGTCTGTCGGTGTTCGGCAAGATGCTCCGCAACATGCCGCAGAAATTCAGGCGCAACAAGGCCGCGCTCCGGTTTTTCATTGCGCCGGATCTTTCTCAGTTGTACGTCGAGAAACTGAGCACCCGGGCAACCGGTCTCGGCGACGCCTCGGCGGCGGGCGCCGATCACCGGCCGTATGGTGTGCAGTTGGTCGAGGTGCCGTTGTTCTCGTTCCTGCCCAAGGTCGTCGAGCACGTGACCTTGACCAACGAGGATCCGATCGCGCTCCGGTACAAGCCGGTTCAGAATGAGGTCGTGACTCCGTCCGATCTCGCCGGCACCCCGACGACTCCGTATGTCGAGGGCACCGACTACAACATGGATTATGCCAACGGGACGATCGCTCGCGACGCCGGAGGCTCGCTCCCGACGCCGGTCACCGTCAAGATCACTTACGAGGCGAATCCTCAACTGTTGCTCACGCATCAGTCGAATTTCGTTCTCGGCATCGGGCGGGATATCAAGATCGAAAAGGATCGCGATATCTACCGCGGTGTCTGGTCTTACATGGTCACCGCAAAGGTTGCCGCGCAGTTCGAGGAAACCGATGCGTTGGTCAAGGGCGTCAACATCGGCCAGGGCGTGTAAGCAAGCGCCAGTGATCGAGCGACGCTCACAGGAAACCCCCCGGCGAGTGCACGAATGAGGTGTGCTCGCCGTGGGTGTTCCGATTTCGGGCTATCGCTTGGGCAAGGAGGATCTCAAGATGGCACGATCAAGAGTCACACTCAAAGAGGGTCGATCTTTTTCGACCGCGCGCCGGACTTTTTTGCTAGACCGGCCGGTGATCATCGGGAACGAAACCGAGATCGCCGAGCTCAAGGGGAACAGTCGTTTCGAGGTCGAGGATCTCGACTCCCCGGGTCCGGCAAAGCAGAAAGCGACCAAGCCTCCCCCGGCAAAACCGGAGACCAAGCCGGAGACCAAGCCGGAGGAGAAATCGGCGCCGACCTCGGGACCGATCACGACCTCGTCTCTCGCGAAGTCGACCGAGTCGACCTCGAAACCGGCGAAGTCGAAACCCGCGAAGCGGAGCAAGGCGAAGTCGGGCAAGAAAAAGTCAACCAAGAAAGGATAGGTCGACATGGCGCGAGTGAGAATCCAGGTTGCGGCCGGTCGACCTTTCCAGGTCGACGATTTCGGGCCCGAGGTGTCGCGCTCTCGAGAGGGCGCGATCTACTTCCGGCCGGGCGTGCTCACGGTCACGACCGAGGAGCTCGAGCACGTCCGGGCGAAGTATCCCGAGCACGGGGCCCGGATTCGGGTGCTCGGGTGGGTCAAGGAGGCCGGTGTCGCGGGTGACACCCCCCGGGAGACACCGTCTCCCGGCCGGCCGGCTGAAAAGCCCCAGGAGGCGCCCGAGGCGCCGGCCGCGGGCGAGGAGCCGGGCAAGACCGAGGAGCCGTCGGAGACGGCCGGAGACGCCTCGACAGGGGCAAAACAGGCGCCCGAGGCGCCAGAAACAGCCGAAAAGCCGAGCTCGAGCACCGAGGAGGCACCACCGGTCGGCGAGGCCGGCACCGGCGAGTCGAAACCCGACTCGGCCGAGGAGGCCGACAAGGGCAAGGGCAAGGAGAGCGGCAAGGGAAAGCGCAAGCGTAGGAGCAAGAAAAAGTCGAGTTGATTGCGACCTCGTTTGGCGGTGCTCAAGAGGAGTCGCGCATTGTTACGGGTACACACATGCGACGGTTTGACCTCAACATTTGACCTCGAGGACAAGGAGCAAGCGGAGCGGTGGTTGCAATTGTTGAAAGATCCAAAGTTCCAAGAGTCGATCACGGGATTGACGATCTCGCACCGCGGGGTTTTGTTTTCTCTGTCGAGGCCGCAAGGATTCCAGCGTCAATTTTATTTCGCCGAAAGGGTCGAACCCGTCCCTCAGAAAAAGATAAAGGGGGGCGAGCGCCTCCTGTGCTATGCCGACGACGTCCGAGTCGGTCTCATGGTGCACGAAGCGCAACGAGCGGTTCGAGTAACACTCAACAAAACCGGACGACAAAGGTTCAACCCTTTCTTACGATAGGAGGTTTCAAATGACAGTTTCCTTGCAACGTGTGGATCAGATCCACAAACCGGACAACTTCGACGATTCCCTCAACGCCGCGTCGGTCGCGGGCATCGAAGGGTCGGCGGTCGACTATGCCGATTTCGTGACCGGTATTCTCTCGCAGATCAAGAGGATCATTCACGGGAGCGCGGCCGGCAATTGGCACGATGACATTGAGAGTGCGGCCGACTCAATGGTCGACCTCTACAACCGGGCGACACTCGAGGGCAAGAACATCCTTGTAAATCGCCTCAACCTCAACGACGTCTCGGTGCCGGCGACGCAAAACTACGTCGCCTTGACTGGCACCGGCAAGCCCGACAAGAACATTGCGATCTCGGTTTCCAATCAAGGAGCCGTGACCGCGCAACTCGCCGGCGCGATCGGGTCGCACAGTCTCGACGAGATTTCCGGGTCGAATGCGCTCCGGCCAAAGAGTCTCGTCGCGGTTTTCGACGGATCGACAGGAGATCCGATCCTGTCCTCCGGCCGTCGGGTATGGGCTTTGTTGCAGGTCGGATCGGCCGCGACCGACGGAAATGCGTTCGGCGACACCGGCAACGATCAGGGTCAACTCTCATTCGTGAGAGCAAACTCGACCTACGCCGATCTTGAGGCGTGTCCGGTCGCGGATATCGAAAGCACCGATATCGTGTATGCGTTCACGTGGCGCGACGATCTCAACGACATGCCCGAGGAGTTTTTCCGGGGCGATATCGAAAGCGCGGATCCTCAGTCCGGCGTCGTGGTATCCCTCGACTCGGCATACGACGGCGGGCAATACATGGAGGTCGACGGCAACGACGTCGACATTCGTCTAGCCGACACGAAATCGTGGATCTTCCGCAACGGCGCGGCGGGACAGATCATCTTTCAGTTGACCCGCAACGACACGACCGGCGACACCCTCACGCTCACCCTCGACGGTCTCGACGTCAACGTGCCGTCGGGGCAAACGAGTTTCTCGCAGGGGATCGTGGTCGACGACGACGATCAGGATATCAACATCGGCGTGACTCAGGGAGAGATCGACTCGACCGCGCTCACCGTCGAAGCAACCGCGGGCGACTTGCTCGCGAAAGCCTCGGCCGACGTGAAATTCCAGACCGTGCGCGAAACGACCGCGTTGCCTCTCGACGACGCGACGACCGGCGCGATCTCCGGCGTGGGATCCGGGAGTCATGCGTCGATCGCGGCCGCGATCAAGGATGCTTACGAAAACGGCGGCGTCGATCTGACTCTCAAGATCACCGTGCTCGCGAGCAACTACGGGCAAGGCGTCAACATCCCGGGAGCGATTCAGGATATCACGGCGAATCCGATCGACATGACCTCCCCGTCGACGGTCGAGCAACTTGTGTTCCTCAACGGGCGCCTCTTGCACGGCGGCAGCGTCACAACCAAAAACGACGTTTATGTCGGCGACACTCCGGGGTCGGGCGACATAAAGGTCGATTTCCCGAAGGGAGTAAAATCGGGCGACGTGATCATTTCGGCGGTATTGGCGCAGTAAACCGATAACCTTTTGACGCGATTGGCTCTCTTGAGAGAGCTCAAGCGAGAGGTGGAATCATGGTTGACAAACTCGAGGACATACACGACGACAGCGTGCGAGGCAAACTCACCGGCTTTCAAGAGAACGCCGACGAGCTCGGTGCGGAGATCCTCCGGTTGCGGAAAGCGGCCGAGGACAAGGCCGCACTTGTAACCGCGGCAAGCGCGATCGAGAAACGTCTCAAGGCAATATGGGACAAGGTCTCGGCGGATCTCAAGGCCGAGTTATTCGATCACGACGAGGCCAAGATTCGCGCGGACCAAGCGAGGATCATGGTCGAGACCGTGCGAGAGATCGTGCAGATCAATGCCGAGGAGGCCGCGTCAATGAAAGGCAAGGTTTCCGGCCTTACGCTCGCGGTCGACCGGATCCAGGCGAAGTTCAATCAGGAGGCCGCGAAGTATGAGCGGCACGCGGCAATGGAGGCCGAGGAGGATGCACTCGCGGCCGAGCGTGGTCGGTCTCGAGGTATTCCAAAACGGCAAAAGGCGAAGTCGAAACCACCGACGAAACGAAAGCCGGCGAAGCGCAAGCCGGCGAAAAGGAGCAAGCGGCGTTGAGCCCGACACCCGACAGATTTCCTGGCACCCGGGAGGAAACCGAGATCAAGATCCTCCCCGAGAGCTCGGATCCCTCCGAGGAGGGAGTGATCCGGCTTGTGTCGGGAAACTTTCGTATGCGAGACGGGCTCGGAGTTTTCAACCCGCGTTCCGGGAGCGGTGGTCTCACCGAGGGCGATCACAAGGTGCTCGATTTTCTCGGGCACGCGATCGTCGAGGATGCTTACGAGGAGATCACTTACACCGGGAGCAAGGTCTCGAATGTCACGATCTGGACCGACTCGGGCAAGACGATCAAGATCCGCGAGTATCAATACACTTACTCGGGAAGCAAGATCAGCACCGAGACGATCATTCAATACAACGGATCGGGAGTCGAGGTTGAGCGGTTGGTTTTGACGTACACTTTCACCGGTAACAAGGTGTCGAGTATCGACTATGAATACTCGACACCATAGGAGCTCGGATCATGCCGGTTGTGATCCCAGGACAGACATTCCCGGTCGCGCTATTCGACGACGTCAACGAGATTGCGCTCGCGGTTGCCGATGGGGTTGCACTTCCGGCGAACACTCGCGGATTGATCATTGCGTCGGTCGACGGCGCGGGCGACGTGCATTTTGTTCAATCGGACAGCGAGGGCAACTTGCGGGTCGCGAGTCAACCCCCGCAACCTCCGGCCGGCACGACCGAGTTTGTGCTTGCCGTCCCGGATGGGAGTCTCGAGATTTCGGCGCCTCCCGATTATCACGAAACGGAGTCGTCGGTGATCGGGAGCTCCGTCGATTTGTATTTGCAGTCATTCACCGCGGGCGCGGGAGGAGATCCGAGCGAGCGAGGGAGTCGGATCGATATCTTATGGCGCGAGGGAGCGGGCCCGACCGATCACGTGGTCGAGCGGGTCTATATCTCGGGACAGTCGGTCACGATCACCTTGCCGGACGTGCACAAGGCGCGCGACGGCCAGGCGTTGACCGGCGACGGCACGACAACGAAACTCGTGATCCGCAGATATCGTTTGTCGAATGCAGATCAAGAGGTTGACGCAGTCGTGAGAGGTTATACCGAGTAGGAGAATTGAATGCCGGTTCAGGTACAAGGCACAGTTGATCTTGACGCGCACGTGGCACCCGGCCGCGTGAAAATGCACCAAGACCTCTCGATCATGATCAACCCGTTTTCGTATGAGGTCGACGGCAAACGGAATCACTACGCCGGCGTTTTGGGACAGTCGGTCACCGACGACGCGACAAACTATGTCTACCTCAACACGGCCGGCACCTTGCAAGTCAACACGACCGGGTTCCCGGACGAATCGCATATCCGACTCGCTCGGGTGATCACCCTCGACGGATTGATCCGGGACATTATCGACGAGCGCGTGCTCCTCACCGGATCTCTGGATCTCGAGATCACGTATGCGACGAGCGGCGGGCAGAGCTCGACAACCGAGACGACCTATCAACAGAAACTCCGACTCACGACGCCGGATCTCCCATTGGGCGACTACTTGATCGAGTGGTATGCCGAGGTCAAGCACAGCAACGCGACGCAAAGTGAGTATGTGCAAGCGAGGGTTGAGGTCGACGATACCAGTGAGATCGGGATCTGCGAATGGTGTTTTCCGGCATGGGACGATTTCGGAGGCATGTCGTTTGCCGAGAGCGTTTCCGGCGTGCACACTTTCGATCTCGACTTTCGCATACAAGGCGGCGGGACGGCATATATTCGGCGAGCTCGGATGCTCTTTAGGAGGCTCAAGTGAGTTTCAAAACCACAAAGAGCTTGACCGATTTCGCGAACGATGCGATCGACGCCGACAAGTTTTTCGCGGAGCACGCCGCGAGCTCGATCGCCGTCAAGCTGATCATGATCGAAGTGCAAGACGACGGCGCCGTCGATCTGTATCACGAATCAGAACCAACGACCTCGGAGAAAACGACTCTCGACACGTTGGTCGCGTCGCACGACGGGCAACCGACGATGAAATTCCGATACCTCGCGCCGACAAAGTTGGTTCCGGGCGAGGTCGACGTGACAGAAAACGCAAACTGGCAAGACCTCGGCGCGACCGTGACGACTCTCGGGAGTTTTGTTTCTGATGCGTCGAAAGCATGGGGCCGAGTTGTCGGCGAGGTGAAAGCAGACGGATCCGGCGCGGAGTTGAGAGTGATCCGGGAGAGCGACGGCGCGGTGCTCATGGCCGCGGTGCACAGCGTGAGCGACACGGCCGAGGCATGGGTGCACGTGCAATTTTGGGTCACACAAAACCAGCCGACCGACACCGATTGCTTTATCTTGCAAGCCCGGCGAAACGGAGCAACGTCGTTCAAGGTGCGTTATGCGAGCATGTCGTTGCTTGAGAGGTTTGAATGAGCAAGCGTTCCACATGGCCGAAGTGGGTCACGATCGGGATTCTGATCACGGTCGCGGTGATCCTGATCGGTTGGGATATATACGTCGCAGTCAACGACGAGGAGGGCGACACGATCTCCGAGATCCTGTTGTGGGTCGGCGAGCACCCGATCCTCCCTTTCGCGTTTGGTGTGCTCATGGGTCACTTGTTTTGGCCGCAGTATAAGAGGCGCGAGGCATGACCGATTATCACGAAAGCAAGGTCGTCGCTTTGATCGGCGTTCCGAATGGGGCCACAAAGCAATTCACGGCACCCTCGGCATTCGTTGCGGGATCCTTTCGCCTTGTGCTCAACGGTCAAGTCTATGAGCCGACCGACGACAAGTTCGGTTGGACCGAGATCAGCGACACGGTTGTCGAGCTCACGACGGCGCCGCGCACCGGCGACGTCTTGCAGGCTTTTTATCAAGAGCTTTCGGCCGTGCCGGGAGTCGGCAACGTGAAAGGATCTCCCTTTCACCCGACCGACTCTTACCCATAGGAGAGGACAATGCCGTTTCCCAACGAGCACGCCGCGAGGCAAAAGGATCCGGGACGGTACAAGTCGTTTCGTCGGATGCGGCCGAAAGGTTTCCCGGCCGGGATCGATGCGATCATTGGGATCCTTGGTCGCGGGTTGAGCGAGATCCAGTCGTTGCGATTCGACAAGGAGAAATGGTCACCGGAGGCCGCGCGCAAGTGGCTCAAGGAGCACGGGTTCAAGACCGAGCTCGAGCCCGCGGGCAAGCCAAAGGAGAAAGTCGAAAAGACGTTTTGGGACGGGGTGATCTGACATGAGACGGATCGCGATTCTGTTGACGGTGCTCGCGGCGTTCGCGTTCGGGTGTGCGACGTCAAGCAAGGGAGCGAAAAAGGAGACCGAGGTCGAGGAGCCGAAGGAAAAGAAAGCCGACGACGAGCTCCCGGCGTGGTCAAAATTTCCCGAGGAGAAAACCGACGACGAGGAATCCGAGGAGTAGGTTATGCCGGCGCTTGCAAGAGGACAGGAAAACACACCGTCGATCATCAATTGGTTTACGACGGTCAACGGTGTGCTCACCGATATGTTCGCGGTCGAGTTTCAGATTTGGGATATCACCGGAGGGTTGCCGGGCACCGTGATCTTTCCGACACCGGGCGACGCGAATGATTGGGAGGATGTGACAAGCAACGCGGGTCACTACTCGGTCGGGCACTATTACGCATACGACTCGGGCAACGCGCAAGGCTGGACTCCCGGACTCGCCGAGCCGATCGGAACGCACCGGATCAAGTGGCGTTGGAAAGCGACGGCCGCGGCGCCGTACCAATCCGACGCCGAGGATTTCGAGGTGCTTGTGCAGTCGGCCGGGAGCTCGACCGACACGTACATTTCGGTTCAAGACGTGCGCGACGAGGGTCTCGACGTTGCGACGTATCCCGACGACAAGGTGCTCGCCTATATCAATATCTGGCAAGCATTTCTCGAGCGCGCGTGCCGGCAATGGTTCAACGCGCGGTCGTTGATCCTCGAGGTCGACGGCGACGAGACCGACACGATCTTTCTCGGCGTGCCGATCATTTCGATCGACTACGTCAAGATCAACAACTCGGGCGAGGAGCTCGACGAGACGTTGTATCGGGTCTACAACCGCAACGGAACGCTCGACGACAGGCACAACCCGAAAATCTGCCTTGTCGGGCCCGACGCCTATCAAGATATTTTCGTTGCGCCGGTCACATGGGGCCGGTTGCGGTTTCAGAAAGGGCGACAGAATCAGGAGATCAAGGGGATCTTTGGGTACGTCGAAAGCGACGGGTCAACCCCGCACCTGATCAAGCGCGCGCTCCTCAAGCTAGTGATCGAGAAACTCACCGAGCCGATCTATGATGCCGCGGCCGGGAGCTCGGTCGCGCCGATCCTCGGGTCGATCCTCGAGGAGGAAACCGACGATCACCGAATCAAGTATTCCGGGGCCCCGGTTACGGAACGCCGGCCGGGTCTCTCGGGGATCACCGAGGATCCCGAGATCCTCGACATAATCAAATTGTATCGGGCGCCGATCGGAGTCGCGGCGCCGTCGCATTGGAGTATCACGTGACCTTGCCTCGTCTCATACACCCGATCGACGTGACGATCGAAAAGATCGTCAAGGCGTCGACGTATTACGACGAGGATGCCCGCGAGCCGATCCAGCAGGCCGCGCGGGCGGTGCCGGTGGTTGTCAAGGGTCAACCGAAATGGACTCGGCAGTTCGGGCTTGACATGGAAAAGGGAGGAGCTCGAGAGACCGCGGCCGGGTACGTGCTATTCCGCAAGGTCGATCTCGACGCGGTGAGCGTTACGCTCGAGGACAACGATCGGATCACGAAAATGGGGCACGTCGAGTGCGACGTGTATGTGATCCGGCTGGAATGGACCGGGCACTATCCCGATCAGGACGGGCCGAGCATGGTCAAGGCGCATTTCACAGATCGGCGACCGTCAAAGGGAGTCGAGGACTAATGCCGCGCGGTGCTATCAGATTGACCGGCAATTGGGCCGGGTTCAAGAAAGCTCTCGAGGGCCGGACTTTCACCACGGCCGCGCGGAAAAACATGCGCCGGGCAATGGGACTCGTCGGCACACTCGTTGCTCGGGAGGTCCGAGAGCAAATCAAGCGCGGCCGGTACAAGGCAAACGCCGCTCTCACCGTTGCGCTCAAGGGAAGCAACGAGCCGCTCAAGGGCAAGAGGACCGGCGAGCTCTGGCAGGCGATCACTCACAAGGTGATCGACGATTTCACCGTTTTCGTCGGAGTGCTCCGCACGTCCGGCGATTACAACGTCGCGGCCGCGGTGCATCAAGGGGTTTCGATTGGAGTCACTCCGCGAATGCGCGCTATGTTTTGGGCGCTCTGGAAAATGACTCTAGGCGTTCCGGGAGCGGAGCTCACCTCGAAACGGGCCGAGCAACTTTGGTCGTGGAATAAGGTTTGGTATCCGATCTCGAGAGCAACGCAAGCGATCGTGATTCCTCCTCGGCCGTTTATGGCTCGAGCGTTTCGCAGTCGAGGCACGCAACGGATCGTGCAAAAGGTTTTGACTGAGGCGCTCGACGCGACGTTTCAGGAGTTGGTAAAGTGAGGCTCAAGAAACTAATCAAGGAGCTCTGTTTCGAGGAGAGCGTGCGAAGTAAGATCACGCTCGGAGCCGACACCCGTTTGCATCCCGAGTCGAGTTGGTTGCAACTCCTCGCCGATATCAACGGTGCGTATCCGACGACCGACGATCTCACCGTCAAGACATGGGTCACGAATCCGCAAAGTGTTCGTCAATGGCTCGGTTTCGAGGCCGACGTCGCGCACACCGAGATCGACGGTTCGGTCGTGACCTCGGTCAAGTTTCGTCTCGGTGACGGCACCTCCGAATTCTATTGGGACGGCGGCGCGTGGTCCGCGGCCGGCGCCTCGGATTGGAACACCGAGGAGGAGATCGCCGACAACATTTCGGACTTTCCCGCGACCGAGCGCAAGATCCAGGTCGTGATCAACCTCAAGTCTACCAGCACGGCCGCGACTCCATTAGTGACCCGGATCAAGATCCTGTATGCCTCCGATATCGAATTTCAAGAGGATCTGATCTATCGGTCGCTTGTGCGGTTGCTCCGAAACGAGATCCGGGTCAAGGGTCGGCACGTGATCACGCTTTCGAGCGCGACCGACACGATCGATCTCGCCGACACATACCCGATCGAGACGCCGTACAACATCCGATCGATCGACGGGGTATTCAACCACACCGACGATTCGGAACACTGGACCGACTTGTTTTCGAGTTATAACCCGACGACCAAGGTGATCACGCTTTCGTCGACGGTCGCGGCCGGCAAGGTCGTCTGGATCGATTTCCTTTGGGAGCCCGAGGTCGCGGTCACGACTTCGCAAGACTACTCGGAGGTCGAGAAAGTTCCGTCGCTCATAATCGACGACATTGGTTTGATCGACGCGGTCGAGCGGGCCCGGCCGGAGTATGTGATCAACAAGTCGGCCGGGACCGGCGTCAAGGTGCCGGGCCCGTTGCAAGGGGATCTCGATCTCGTCTTGCACTTGATCACCGACAAGGGCGTCGATCAAATGCGTTTCGCCGACGAGGTCAAGCGGTTTTTCTCGAATCACCCGCAACTCGTATCAACCGGCCTCGACGAGGAATACGACTTATGGTTGTTCGACGAGTACGACATGACCACGGCGGCAAACCGCGGAGACATACACACCGGGCGCATGAGAGCGCAGATCCGAAACGTCTTGTTTTTTGTCCGGGAGTCGGAGGATATTTACCCGGTCGAGAAATTTATTTTGTCGGGTGATTTTGACACGATCATTCAGGCTTGAATTTCAAAGGAGGAAACAAAATGTGTGCTCAGAGAAGAATCGGACCCGTTCGCGGCGCAGGCGTTGCGATCGTGGAAAAGGAAGGCGACAAACCGATCGAGGCGGGAGCTCTTGGGTGGGCGGCGTATGCCGGGATTCTGGAAAAGGGCGACGTCGGCAAGCTGATCCAAGCGAGCTCGAAAAAGGCGTTCGAGAAAAAGTGCGGCGGGTATATCGACGACTCGTTGCTCCCGGATGCCTGTTTCGACTACTACGATCTCGCTCGCGGCGCCGGCGGTCTGTTGCTTGTGAGGGTCACCGACGGAAACGAGTTGCCGTCGGAGGTGACCTTGTATGCCCGACGCACAACTCAGTCGCCTATGGGAACGCTCAAGGCGAAAAACGGGGGTCGGTGGGGCGGCAAGGCTAACAAGTACACCGACGACATGCCCAACGGCGGCGCGACCGACCTCACGAACACGACCCTCGACACCGGGCAGGCCATGAAAACCGACGAGTGGAAAGGCGGATACGTCGAGCTCGCCGAGGTGCCGAATGTGCAGTATCCGATCATCGGCAACGACGACGCCGGCGTGATCACCGTCGCCGCGGATCAGACCATGCTCGACGACTGGACGGCCGGAGGCGCGACCGACGATCGGTTTTATCTTGTGCTCGAAAACGAGGGCAAGATGCTCTCCTATGAGATCCGCGACGGCGAGGAGAATCCCGACACCGAGTTCGGGCTTTTCATTTATGTCGACGGCGCGCTCGCGAACAATTGGGCCAACCTGTCGACCGATCCCGCGTCGCCGAGGTATTGGGTCAACGTGATCAACAACGACGGCAACAACGCCGAGATCGAGGTCGTCGATCTCTGGACCGGAGCACACGTCGCGGACGTCCGGCCGGCGAATCACTACGGCGAGATCGACACCGTGACCGCGACGGTCTTGACCGCGGTGATCCATGAGTTCAACCCGGCCGCGACCGGAGACGGCAACGGCACGTGTGCGCTCGGGACCACGACCGACGACATGGTCGCGCAGACCTTGACGATCACTTTCACCGACCCGACCACATACGACGTCGTCTCCGACAAGTTCGGCACGGTCGCGAGCGGTGAGACCGTCGGCACTCAAACGGATCCAAACAACAAGTGGACACCTCCGTTCACCCTCACGGCCGGAGCGACCGCATGGGAGGCCGCGGACGTCGCGACCTTGACCTACAAGCCGTTCGTGCCGGACTCGTTGATCGACGGGTACGTGTACCCGGACAAGGTCAATGCGAAGCGTGAGAAGTATCGGATCGTCGACAACGATCACGACACGATCACCGCGGCACCGGGATCCGACCTCACCGTGAGCGGCGCGCCGGCCGACGAGTTCCTCGTCGTCGCTCCGCTGGAAATGGAGGGAGGCCGCGACGGGATCGCCGACCTCACCGACGCGGACTATATCGCCGCGTGGGACACCGCGACCTCGTTGTTCAATCAGATCCACGGCAAGAATCTCGGGCTTGTGAAAATGGCAACGCCGGGGATCACCTCGACCGCGGTGCAGAAAGCCGGGATCGCATACGCCGACGCGAAAAACCATCAGTATCGGATCGAGGTGCCGGACACGACCACGACCGAGGAGTCGGCGGATCTGTACGTCAACGACACGATCGGGCGTTCCGATTTCGCCGTCGTGAATTTCCCGTCGTATGCGTATGTCACCGATCCCGACGACGACGGATCGGGCAAGCGCAAGCTCGTCTCATGCACCGGCATGATCCACGGCCGGGAGGCGCGCACGGCGGTCGACTACACCGGGTATCACAAGGCCGGCGCCGGCGTCGATCAGATCCTCCCGTCGATCCTCGAGCTCCCGACGGGAGACACGATCCTCGACGAGGAGTATCTCAACCCGCTCGGGATCGGTCTGATCAAAAAGGTCAAGGGCAATTTCGTCCTGTGGGGCGATCGCACCTTGCACGTCGATCCCGCGTGGAAGTGGAAGCATCAACGCGAGATGCTCTCGTATTACGAGAACGTGCTCCGCGAGTCGTTCGACTGGATCATTTTCATGATCAACGATCCGGTCACCGAGAAAATGGCGCTCACTTCCATGAAAACCTTTTTCCTGCCGGAGTGGCGCAAGCGTGCGCTCCGCGGCGACACTTTCGAGGAGGCGGCGCGGATCAAGATCGACAGCGAGATCAACACCGACGTCGTGCGCGCGGCCGGCGAAATGTACGCGCAAGTCGCGTTGCAACTGGCCGACACCGTCGAGCGGTTCATCATCGAAATCGGCAAGCAGGGAATTTTCGAGTCGGTTGCCGCGTAGGTGTTCCGGTAGGGGGGGATCGGGAGGCCGATCATGGTAGACGTGAAAAAGCAACGCGGACAAGGCGGGCCCCCGCAACGACAGGGCGGCAAGGCAACTTGCGAATGTCCGAAGTGTGGGTTTGTCATGGAACACACCGAGCGCGGAACACCTTGCATCAAATTCAAGTGCCCGAAGTGCGGCGCCACGATGGGACCGCCCGGAGGCGAGCACGGATTCAAAAAAGAGGAAACCAAAAAAGGTTTTTGGGACGGCGTGATCTAGCGTCGCACCGAAACGAAAAAACAAGGAGGATCAGTCATGGCGGTAACACTGAAAAAGTATGTGGGAGACGGCGGCGCAGGTCTTGACGACTCAATGGGATTCGACAACCTGTACGACGTGCTCAAGGCACTCGCCGACGCGCAAAACGATCTGGTGACGCAGTTCAATCAGTTCCGGGCCGACTACAACGCGAGCACGGTGCCGACGACCTCGACCGATTTGGCGTCGGCCGTGACCGTCGAGTAGGCAACTCAACCCGGTCAAAGGATCTTGTAGAGGGATCCTTGCCGAAAGGAGAAAGGCAATGAAAGGCGTATTGCAGAAAGATCACATCCCGGTCAACAAGTATCAGTTGCTTGTGCTCGGGATGCCGGCGCTAACCTTCACCGAGATTTCGGGGATCGAGGAGGAGTTGCAGACGACCGAGCTCCCGGATCGCACGACCGCCAGTGGAGGGCACACGGGCCCGGTCGAGTTCACCGCGCAAACTCCGCTCTGGCATACGATCGAGCGGATCGCGCTCGAGGCGTGGCTCGTCGAGGGACAGGATCCCGTTTCGCCTCTTTACAAAAAAGAGGCGACCCTTGTGTTGCAGTCGATCTCGGGACAGACGATCGCGACCTACTCAATGCTCGGGTTGTACGTGAGCAAGAGAGGTCTCCCGGATCTCGCAATGGAAAACGAGGGCGAGGGCGCTTTCATCGAATGGACTTTCAAAGCGGATCAGTTGCTCCCGGTCTAACCGTCGACGCAACGACCCCGCAAGGTTTTGACCTATCAAGATCGCTCCGGCGATCGATTGGAGGTAAACCATGCAACCCAACGAACCCGGAAACAAGATCAATCGGACAACCCTCGGCGAGCACGGTTTGAAGCTCCCGATCGGTGTTCTCGACAGCAAGACCGGAAACCTCGGCAAGGTTTTCGAGGTCCGGCCGTGGCGCCTCAAAGAGGAACGCGAGATCGGAAAGATCCGAGCGGCCAACGAGCACGCCTCGGTCGCGGAGTATGTCGCAATGGTCCTCGCGACCATGTGCATACGATTCGGCAACCACGATTTCGAGAAAATGAAATTCGAGGAGCGACGGTTGCTCCTTTCAACCGCGTACATGGCCGACGTGTTTTATGCTTACGTGTGGTTGAGAAAAGACGCGGTCGGAAACGAGTTGAAACTCGATCTCACGTGCGGGAGTTGCCGGTCGAAATTCGATTTCGTCGGAGACCTCAACTCGGTCGAGGTTGGCTCGATCGACAAGATTGACGACGGAAATTGGTCGTACAAGCTCAAGACGCCGATCGAGATCCGCGGCAAGCTGATCGGCGAATTCAAGCTCGGCCCGGCGAGGTGGAACACTCTCGAGACGATCCCGGCCGGCACTCGTCGGTTCGATACTGGCGCCGCGAAGTCGGCGATCATCCGGGGATCGATCATTGAGCTCGGCGAGCTCGGAGCGATCCCGGTGACCGACAACGAGCTTGACGAGCTCACGAAATACGATCTCGAGCGGATCACAACCCTGATCAACGATCGACCGATCGGCCCGACCATGTCGGTCGAGGGCAAGTGCACCTCATGCGGAGCACCTTTCGAGCACGCGATCGAATGGGCGACCGATGATTTTTTCGCACCTTCCTCGAGTTGAGAAAGGAGGAGGATCTCCTCGAGGAGGCGTTCGTGTTCATGTATTACCTGCCGGGGATCACGTTTCAAGACCTCCTCGGCATGACCTCGAGAGAGAGGTTATGGTTGTTGAAACGACTTGCAAAGGAGCTCAAGAGTCGCCCGCGCATGTCGCGTTTTTTCTAGGAGGTTGATCAAGTGGCGCTCACGAAAGTCGGTCTAGGCGCGGAAATCAACGTCAACCCGCGAGGAGCGGTCAAGGGCATGGGACAGGCCCGGGATGCAATGGGCCGTTTCACAAAGTCGACGGGCGACGCGACAGCCGCGATCGGCCGGACCGAGTCGGCCGCGACTCGTGCCGCGCAGAGAATCGGGCAGGCTTTCGTCAAGGCCGGCGACAAGATTGACAAGTTCGGGCAGTCAATGCGTTCCGTTGCAATGGCGACGGCCGGAGCAACGGTCGTCGTCGGCGCCGGCGTCAAGCAAGCGGCCGACTTTGAACAAGGCATGGCCGATCTCGGTGCCGTTGTTGTTGCCGGTAAGAATCCCCCGGCCGACGCAATGGAGCAACTCACGGCGAAAGCTAAAGAGATGGGGATCATCACCGCTTTCTCCGCGAGCGAAGCGGCCGACGCAATGCAAGAGCTCGCTCGAGCCGGTGCGACTGTCGAGGAGAATGTCGGCGGGATCAAGGGAGTGCTCGACCTCGCGGCCGCGGGGAACGTGTCGTATCAAGAATCGGCAATGATCGTCGCCAATATCACCCGGGCAATGGGACGATCGTTCAAAGACTCGACGCAACTTGCCGACGTGCTCGCAATGACCTCGGCGCGGACCAATGTCACCGTGACCTCACTCGGCGACGCGTTCCGATACGCGGCGCCGCAAGCGAAAGTCATGGGCATGAGTGCCGAGGAAACCGCGGCCGTGCTCGGAAAGCTCGGCGACGCGGGTCTCAAGGGATCGATCGGCGGCACCTCCTTTACAAACATGATGGTCAAGCTCACGAAACCGAGTGAGAAAGCCAAAAAGATAATGAAGAAGTTTCGGATCGAGCTCGAGAATACCGACGGCACTCTCAAGCCGATCTCCGATATCGTCGGGCAGTTTTCGTCAAAGCTCAAAGGCATGACAAGCTCGGTTGATCGCGCGGCGATCATGACCGAGATTTTCGGGATCCGCGGACAAAAGGCGTTCGCCGCACTCATGCAAGCCGGCGAGCAATCGATCGCCGAAATGGTTTCGGATCTCGAGCAAGCCTCCGGCGTCGCCGACAAGATGGCGCAAACCCGTCTCGCCTCTCTCAAGGGGCAACTCAAAATGATGGCGGCATCGGTCGAGGGTCTCTCGATCGAATTGTTTTCGGGACTCGGCGAGGGAATGCGAGGCACGGTCACCGAGGCAACGGCGGGTCTCAATAACATTCTGTATGCCGTGCAAGGTCTCAAGGCGGCACAAAAGGAGGGAGCGGATCAACAGGCGGTTGTCAACAAGTTGACCGAAAAATACGGCGAGACTGTCGTTGCAGTCGCACAGGGGATCATGGACGCGATCCAGTTTATGAAAGACGCTTGGAACGCGGTCGTCGACACGATCAAGTCGGTTGGCCGGGCGCTCGAGTCGGTGCTCGGCAAGCGAGGCGTTCGGGTGCTCGTCGGGATCATTGGCAAGGTGACCATGCTCGCGGCCGTGATTGCACCGATCGCCGCGGTGCTCGCCGGGATCGCGTTTGTGCTCAAGGCGGTCGTGTGGCCGGCGATTATCAAGACCGGCAAGATCGTCAACTCGACTTTCGGGAAGTGGCTGATCCTCCTCACTCTCGTCGCAAAGTTCATCGGAGACGTGAGCGAGAAAGCCGGCAAGAAAGACGCGGCCGTGCAAGCGAGGATCGATCGACTCCGGTCTCGGAACGCGGAGCGACAAAAGCTCTATGCTTGGAAAGCGTCGCGGGCCGACAGGGCGGCGGATAGTGCGAGACTTGCATCGGCTGAAAAGACATTCCAGCGAGCGCAACAATTGCGAGATCGAGGTTCCATAAGCGAGGCGCATTTCGCGAATCAGAAAAAGATCTATGCCTCCGAAGTCGATCGACATTCCTCAACGAGCTATGAGCACCAAACTCTCAAGGCCGTCGAAATGGCGCAGACCGCGGGCGACAAGTACCAAGAGGTCGCGCAAGGCGCGGTCGACGCCGCGGGCACCGCGTCGGAGGCATGGGTCAAGGGCGCCGGCGACGTCAAGAATGGAGTCGCGCAGATCACCGCGGCCGAGGAGGAGCTCGCCGACGAGCACACCGGGTTGATCGGTCTTTTCGTTGACGGTTGGGATCTGATCACCGACGGCGCCGTGCTCGCGTATGAGGGTCTCGGCGGCACGACCGAGAGGGTCAAGCAACAACGGATCGAAATGATGCTCCTCAACAAGGAGTATGATCGCCTCGCGGCCAAGTGGTCGAGGCGCACCGGTGAATTTCGAGCGCCGGGCGCGCTAGATGTTTTGGGGCAAATGGTACATGAGGCAATGGAGGAGGGGCGGATCAAGGGCGAAATGGAACGCGAAAAGGAGCTCATGCGGATCGAGAAACAAAAGGAGAGGGACAAGAGAGAGCAAGAGGAATGGACAAAAGAGTTTCATGGAAAGTTCGACGATTGGGCGAAAGCTCAACGCGAGGCCGAGACAAACGTCAACATCAAAAACACGATGTGTCTTGACGGCAAGGCGGTCTCATGGGCTCTCACGAAACAGCAACAGGAGATCCAGCAACGGGCCGGCGCGAAGTCGACCAAGTATCAGCAAACCCTTTCGCGGCAACACGGCGCACTCCCGGGCACGGTCAACGTGAGCTCGTCGTAAGGAGAGGACAATGCCGGGTATAAAATTCAAGTTGCCGGAGCTCGAGAGTTGGTTCCTTGCCAACGACGAAACCCTCGAGGAGTTTCAAGGGCAGTTTCCCCCGCAGGATATCGCGCACGAAATCACCGCGGCGTGGGGCGAGGATACGGCACTCAACCGGCAACACACGATCCTTTCGTTTCTGCACGGCAACGCGGAGACGCTCTCATTCCAGGCGAGGCTTTACGCGCTCGACGCGCTCGACGACGTAACAAAGCGTTTCAAGATGCTCGTCGGTTGGGTGAAACGAGATCCCGATCTGAAACGACCTCCGATCCTGCAATTCTGGATCGGGAACGCGGCCGTGAGTTTTCGCCGGTGCATCCTCGAGGCCGTGACCGGGATCGTGTATCACAGTTTCCGAAACGACGGGAGCCCGCGCGATATCGAATTTACCCTCAACTTGCGCGAGTATCACCCTTATGAGTTTGTGTTTCAGACACCCGGCGAGACAGGTCAAACCCGATACCACCGGGCCCGGTTGCACGATTACTATGAATGGCTCGCGCAACGCGAATACCGCGATCCCATGAAAGGGATCCAGATCCGCAACGCGCACCCGGACAAGCCAAACTTGCAACCGGCCGATGTCGTCGTAATGCCGAGCAAGGATAATCTCGAGACCGGGTCGCCGGCGCCGAGCTCGATCGCATTGTCAACCGCTTTCGGCCGGGCCGACACTCCGCAACGGTCGCTCCGGCTTTCGACATTTGACTCGAGAAATCGATCTTTCACCTCGTTGATCCAAGGAGTTTGAAGTGCCCGAGCTCGCAATACGACCCGACCCGTCGCCGAATTTCAATATTCGGGTGCAGGGGTATAAGCTCGATCAGCGGGTCTTGCAATTTATCAAGACGGTCGAGGTCGAGCGTTCGGATTCGATCGTCGATCAATGCAAAATTTCGATGGTCGATCCCAACGGGATCGTTTCGAGCTCGAAAGTGTTTGCACCCGGCAACGAGATCGAGATCGACGTAGGTTGGAAAAACCTGTTGAACGTGGGCCGCTTTATTCTCATGCCGGCGAAAGTCTCGTTTCCGCTCGACGGAAACCAGACATACGATATCACCGGTTACAGCCGCGACTTTTTTCTCGGCGAGTCTCGGCCGGAGACGGGGAACGCGATCCCTCAAAAGAAAGGACAGAAACGAGATCACCCTACGATGTGGGAGGATGCGACGGTCGAGGAGATTCTCGAGTCGATCGCGGAGCGTTGGGGATTGACTCTTGAGGTCGACCCGGTGAAAATTCAACCCGGGAATATCATTCAAGGCGCGAAAACAACCGACCTCGAATTTCTGCATATCCTCTCGAATCTTTCGGGCATGGTTTTCTGGATCGATTATGATCCATACGGTGAGGGGAAAGGGTGGTATCTGCATTTCAGAGACAGCGACAAAGTCTACCAAGAACAGATCCCGATGAGGAAATACCAGTACAACGCGGGCGACAAGTCGACGCTCCTCAACTTCGAGCCCGACGTTTTGTTTCAATCGCATTGGACTCAACTAAGAGTGCAAGCGGCAATTCGGCACCCGTTGCTCGGCGTGATCGGGAACGAGGATGTGCTCGTCGCGGTCGATAGCAAGACGGCCGAGGGTTGGGAGATCGCTTATGAGGGTGAGCTCCTCGAGCAGATACCCGACGACGTCGAGGATCCGTCGGCCGAGGCGGTCAAGATCCTGATCGGTGATTACAGTTTCCGAGTGATCCCCTATCAGGAGATCAAGAGTCGAGCCGACCTCGAGGTATGGGCGCTCGGTTGGTTTGCTCGCAATCGAAACGAATTCATAGTCGGCAACGGCGCGGTGATCGGGGATCCCGAGCTCGACTGTCGGCAAATACATGAGCTCCGCGGTCTCGGCCCGATGTTCGACGGGCGGTATTACTTCTCGAGAGTGCGACACCTCCTCGAGGCCGATCGGACTTATCAATGCGAGTTCACCGCTCGCAAGGTGCTTCCGGGGTTATAAATGGCACGGTGGGAACGATATCTTGCAAGAGTAGTTGCCAACGACGACGAGGCGAAGCGCGGCCGGATCCGGGTTGTGTGTCCCGACTTTACCGGGGATTCCGATAAGCAACTCCCGATCTGGATCGAGCCGGCTTACGATTGGGGTTGGTTTGTCGTGCCGGACGTCGACGAGCTCGTCGAGATCGAAGTGCTCGAGCAACAGGAAACCGACGACGTCATCGGTCAAAGCTCGGTTGTCAACCCGGTGATCAAGTGGCGCCAGAAACGCGAGTATCACGTCGAGGAGATCAAAGCAGGGATCGAGAAAGACGTTCCGATTCCACCGACGCCGGTGCATGAGGATTTCACCGCGAGCAATTACGGCAAGCGGAGAGGATTTGCGACCCCAAACGGTCACGTGCTCATGTTCGACGACACCGAGGGCTCGCAACAGATCAACTTGACATGGCACGCGCTCGAGGGAGACGAGGACAAATACTCGTTTCTTTCTTTCCTGCCCGACGGGTCAATCGTGCTCGGCAACAAGAAAGGGTCAATGATCTTTCTGAACGCCGAGGCCGGCGAGGTGAGCATAATCGACGAGCACGGCAACCTGATCTCGAGCAACGCCGACGGCATGAAAATGATCGACGCGACCGGCAACGTGATCGAGCTCAAGGATCAAGCGGTGCAAGTGCTCGGGCAAGGTTCGGTCGTGATCAACTGCAAGACGGCGCAACTCAAGGCCGGTGCCGTCGAGCTCGGCGACGGGGCCGACACTCCGGTCATGAGGGGCGACGATTGGAAACTTTGGGCCGAGAATCACATTCACGCAACCGGAGTCGGGCCGTCGGATAAACCGACGGTTCCTCCTCCGGCGACGATATTGTCGACGGTGGTCAAAACGAAATGAGCGGAGACCATGACCGAGAGCAAGTGCGCTATACCGGCAATCCCGATTCCGCCGTTGCCGATCCCGGTGCCTCCGGCGATCCCGGCCGTGCCGGCGATCCCCTCGATCCCCGCGCTCCCGGTTGGGATCCCTCCGATCCCTCTCCCGCCGTTGCCGATTCCGCCGTTGCCGATCCCGGTGCCTCCGGCCGTACCACCGATCCCGGCGATCCCTTCGATCCCGGTGCTTCCGGTTGGGATCCCTCCGATCCCTCTCCCACCGTTGCCGATTCCACCGTTGCCAGTTCCGATCCCTCCGGCCGTGCCTCCTATCCCGGCAATACCGGCGATCCCGTTGTTGCCTCCTTGTCCGCTGGATCCGTGAGGAGGTGACCGTGCTCGATCAGACAAAGCTCGAGACTGAATTCCGAAAGCTCATGGATCCCGACTACGGCGGGTTCGTGGGTTTCCCACCGACCAAAGACGACGCCGGCGACGCATTCGCCGACGCATACGACGCCTATGCGACCGACGCGGTCGACGAGAGCGGCGATCCGGTCGTGACCGTCAACAAGGCAGGCTTTGCCGGCATACTCAAGGCCGGGCTCGGGCCCAACCTCCCGGCCTCGGCGGCGGCGCAAATTTTCGACGATGCTTTCGTCGCATTTTGGACCGGGGGAATCTTTGCAATCGGAACGCCTCCTCAAGGAATTCCGCCTTGCCCGAATAACCCGTCGACGCCGATGGTCACCGAGGTGTCAAGTCTTGTTTCGACGATCACGACCGGGATGCTCAAGGGATTGCTCGAGACGGAATTTGCGATCTTGACCGACAACGGCGCGGCGAAAGCGGCCGCGCTTGCCGGGTGGTTTCATGCCGCGACAACGACCGCGATCTTTGTTTTGATCACAGGGGTTGACGGAGTAGGTTCAGGAGTGACTAACCTATGCACGATCACATGAGGTGAGGAAATGCCGAAGGGTCTAAAATTGCCGGTGGGTGTCGACGCGACGGGCGGGCTTGCGATCGTCGAGAGCGAGGAGCAAAACCAGAACGTGATCTTTTGCGCGCTCGCCGACTGCGACAACGACAACGCATTTCAGCAAGACCTCGGGATCGGCGCCGACATGATTTTCGATTTGCAAGACGAGCGAGTGAGAGCTCGCATTATCAACAGGGTGCTCGACGCTTTCGATACCTTTGAGGCGCAACACCGATTCAAGCTCCGCACCGATTCGATCCGATGGACCGAGGACGGGGAGACCGGCGAGCTCAAGCTCGAGTTTCTCTACCACGATCTCGAGAGCGACGAGGAGCAAGCGTTCGCCCGGAATTTCCAGTCGACTAAGTAGGAGGCGAGGCAATGCCAACGACGATCACGATCCCCGACTTCGATTTCTCGGGCTTTTATTACGGACAGATTCTCGACGCTCTGATCGACTACAAGCGCCGCAACTTACCCGAGCACACCGACGAGAGCGAGTATGATGCGCTGATCCAGATCCTCCGAGCGTTCGCACTCGTCGGTCACCTCAACAACGTCTTGATCGATCTCGTTGCCAATGAGTCGACACTCCCGACGGCAAAGCTCACCGAGACGGTGCGAAACATGCTCCGACTGATCGACTATGAGCTCGCGACCGCGTCGCCGGCGCAAGTCGATCTCGTTTGGGAGCTCTCGAAAGTCTTTACCACGGCCGCGACGTTGATCAACGAGGGGGCCCAGGCCGCGACCGAGAGGACCGGCACCGAGTCGCCGGTATGGTTTGAGGTGCTCACCGCGCTCGAGATCGCCCGGTCGGATCAACTCTCAAAAGTGTTCGCCTTGCAGGGCACGACCTACACCGATTACACCGACGAGGCAAATTCCCAAACGACGCCGGCCGACGATTGGGATCCGTGGTCGAGCGGTCCGAGCAACGGCGACGCGATCTATTTCGGGCACTCCGATCTCATGTGGGATCAGCTCGGGTTATGGCTCACGACTGTCGCGGCCGGGATCAGTGGGGTATGGGAGTATTACGACGGCGAGTATCGAAAGGAAAATCCCTCGAGCGTGAGCGAGGTCGCCGGGCAACTCGAGTTCGATCTCACAAGTTACCTCGGGAGCTCCAACCGGGCCGGAACGCAGATCAGGATCCAACTCAACGAAACGACGGCATACGAGGACACGATCGTTATATGGACCGGCACGATCAACAAGGCCGTGACCAGTTTTCTCGGGCAAGTCACACCGAGCACGGATCCCGAGGATTATTCTGTCGGGTCGGCATGGGAGGAGCTCGACGATCTCGACGACGGCACCTCGGATCTTACTTCCAACGGCGACGTGACTTTCACCTTGCCGCAAGGTCTCCTTGCCAATTGGCGCAAGACGACAGTCAACAACGTCGAGGCATATTGGTTGCGGTATCGCGTGATCGAAGCGTCCGCGGTTACTCTCCCGACGATCCAGTATGCGAGGATCGATCAGGGGAAGCAATACGCGCTCACGCCGGCGACGCAAGGCCGGTCGATCGTCGAGACGGCGCTCGCGAGCTCCGACGGCGCCGCAAACCAGGAATTCGAGACGACGAAAGACTACTATGTCAACGGCACAATGGAGGCCGACGTTGACGGGGAGGCGTGGTCACTCGTTGACAATTTTCTGACAAGCACGCCGACGTCGAAACACTTTCGCGTCGTGATCAGCGGCAACGACCGAGCGACGATCGTGTTCGGCGACGGTGTCAACGGCAGGATCCCACCGGTCGGGGTTGGTAATATCGACGCGACCTACCGATACCTACCGAGCGGCAAGACCGACGGCAATGTCGGTTCCGACACGATCACGGTCAACAAGTCGGGCGTGACCTACGTCAACAAGGTTTGGAATCCGAGACCCGCGGCCGGGTGGTCGGAGGCCGAGGGCGCCGACGAGGAATCCCTCGAGCGTGCCAAGATTGCCGGGCCGGCGTCTCTCCGCACCGGAACGATCGCGGTCGGGCCGGGCGACGTTGAGACCTTGACGAAAAACTACGTCGACGACGACGGGGCCCGGCCGTTTTCGAGAGCGAAAGCGATCGAGGAGGGTTTCGGGCCCAAGACGATCGAGCTCATTGTCGTCGCCTCGGGAGGAGCACAGGCAACCAATTCGCAGATCGAAAACCTCGAGGAGTATTTCAACGGGAATCAATACACGCACCCACCGGTCGAAAAGCATATCGTTGCAAATCAGGAGGTGCGCGTTGTCAATTTCACCGAGAAAGTGATCGACATTGAGGCAACGGTGCACGGGTTGGTCACGCTCGAGACGATCGAGAATCGTCTCGCGGCCGTATTCCAGCCGGAGGCACTCAAGGCCGACGGGGTTTCGTATGAGTGGGAATTCGGCGAGGAGGTTCCGACCTCGAGGATCATACATGAGATTTTCGAGGTCTCGGAAAATATCACGCGGGTTGACCTCACGACACCCGCGTCGAACGTCGCACTTCAAACCCGGGAGCTCCCGGTTTTGGGAACGCTTACGATCACGATTGTCGAATAGGAGGATCGGTCAATGTCATACAAAGGAAAAGTGTATACGGTGCACAATGCGGTTGAGCTTGTCGAGACTGTCAAGGATCACCTCGTCGCGTGTGGTTGGTCTCTTGTCGGGCCGAGCACGGATCTCGCGTCGAGGCAGGCGCAAGACGACGAGCACGCGCATATCCTCGGGTGGTTTCTGCACTCCGACGGCGAGAGCGGGCAAGACGATATCAATTTGCACGGGCACGTCAATGTCACCCGGTTGTCACAACACGTCGGGCCGCTTTTTACGTTCCTCAACGGTGCGATCACCGATCCCGACGCGACGACAATCTCGGTCGACGATGCCTCCGACATTACGGTCGGGGCGTATATCAAGATCGGGGCCGAGTCGATCTATGTCGGCAACAAGTCGGGCAACGATCTGATCAACTGCATTCGAGGAGCTCTCGGATCGACGAAAGCAACTCACTCCGACAACGACGTCGTTTCGATCTTGTACGAAACGGTCAACGGTGAGACGTATCCGGTTTTCGAGCTCTTTGCGTTCCGGGATCTCTCCAACGCGATCGCGGCGTCGAGCGGTGCGGTCACTCACACTATGGGGCAGTCGAGCACGACCGGCACCGTTGCCAATATGGGCGGATACGGCGACGACCGGTTCAACTACACGACTCTTGTCCGGGTAAATGATCCCGACGGCGGCGGGCCGGGTGTTCCGGGACCGGACCACGGCAAAATGAGGTGGTGTCGAAATTACGTTTCGACCGACGGGTCTCTCGCCTATCAGAAGTTTCTTTCTGCACCCGGTGCGGTTGATCTTGATATTGTCTCGGGTGGTTTCTTGCCGTGCATGTCGAGACGTATGTCGTCCGGGGGATCGAATCACACAAGGCAACTCGGGATTCCGTATCGACCGAGCTCGCCGCGATCGACCTCGGGTTATCCGATCTGGATCTACGGGAGCAAAGACGGTTTTGTCATGGTCGTGTTGCAGGGATCGGACTACTCCGCGTATTACTACGGGCGTTATGAGCCGTTGGGCGACGCGCTCAAGACCAATGTCACCGCGGGGAACGACGTCTCGGCCGGCGCGCTCACCTTGTACGTCGACAACACCGACATTTTTCAAGAGGACGGGTGTTATCGGATCGTCTCGCAAAATTATTTAGATTGGGCCGCGAACGAGGATCGCTCGGCGGATACGCTCATGGGTGCGTCGCCGGGCGATTGGGATGATTTCGATGCCGACGAGATCGCGACCGAGCTTGTGCAAGTCGCGTCGATCAACCCGGGCGCCGGCACGATCACCTTGCACCTCCCGACGATTTACAGTTACAAGGCCGGCGCGGTGATCGGCATGAATCCCGTTCCGGTCTTGCGACCGTCGTGCGGCGACGGGGCGAGTGCCACAAACCGGGACATGTTTCGATCGGAGGCAAACGGCAAGTGTGTGCATACTCCTTTCAGGCCGGTTCCCTCGAGTCGGTATCAGTCACTCTCACCGACGCACCGATCGTCGTATCGTTGTTTCGCGGACGAAAGCACTCCTTGGACTCCGAGGACAGCCCAAGGTGAGATTTACTATCCTTTTTGTTGGGACTCTACGACCTACGAGCCCGCGCATTGGGCCGAAATTTCGAGTGCGAACAGAGAACGGATGCACAACCGACTACCGGTGCAACCTTTTGCGTTCTCGAAACACCAAACGACCGGGACAGAGACGAGCACCTACGGGCCCGATTACAACGATTGGAATTCCAGCCTCGGAACGATCCCGATGATCTATCGGATGCCGTCCTCGTTGAGTGCGGCCGACGAGGACACGGTCAAGTCGACTTTCGAGGGATCGCAAGAGGACTTCCGAGTTTTCTATCTCGACATTGCGGCGATTTGGGTTGCCGTCGGGCCCGAGATTTGGCCGTAAGGAGCGTTCCGATCGCGAGGGAGTGAGCTCATGTCAATGCGAATACCAGTCGACCGCGCTCATTGGGAGTTCGACGGAGTTGCGGCCGCGCTCAAGCTCCTCGGCACCGACGCCGAGGCGCCTCGTTTTGATCCGGCGCAAAACGGAAACGATTTCACCGTTGCCGGTTTCATTTCTCCCGACACGATCGCGGCCGGCGCGCGTGGTATCTTTGGCAAGTGGGTCACCTCGGGAGATAAGCGAAGCTGGCTGATCCAACAGTTCGGAGACGACCTCGAGTTTTTCATTTCGCAAACCGGAGCGGCCGGCACACTTTCCACGGTGAGCGTCCCGAATTGTTTGAGCGAGGGAGCGAAATCGTTTTTCTGTGCTCGGTACAAACACGTCGGGGCCGGCACAAGCGAAATGAAACTCCGGGTCGACGGCACCGAGAACACTCTCGGCACGGCGGTCGGCCCGGTGTATTCCTCGACCTCGGCCGACTTACTGATCGGCCGGGTCGACTCCTCGTTTTTCTCGGGTAAAAAGTTCTGGCTTGCATACTGGAATCGGCGACTCACCGACGCCGAGGCCGCGGGTCTCGACAACGGAACGATCTTGCCGCAACAACTCAAGCCCGACGGGTACATTGATTTTCACCGGGCAGTCGCCGCGACCTACGAAATGGATCTCCCGTGGTATACGGGGATCGATCTTACGGTCGAGGGATCACCCGAGAAAGGCGAGGAATACCTCTATTCTGATCACTATAATTTTGACGGTGTCGGCGACGCACTCCGATTGCTTGGCACCGATGCGAACGCTTTGATCTTCGATCCTCAATCGCAGAACGACGACTTTACGATCTTTGTGCGTTTCACCCCCGACTCGATCACCACGTATCAGGGTCTACTCAGCAAATGGAATAATGCGGGAGGCAATTATCGGTCTTATGCTTTGATCGTGACCGACGCGGGAGGGATCCGGTTTTATCTTTCCAAAGATGGGATCAGCGGATCGCAATCTATCACTATTCCGTCTTGCTTGGCAGTCGGGCAGGAAACGGTTGTTGTTGCTAGGTACACGTATAACGGCGACGGCGATCCCGCGACTCGAATGGATCTAGCTGTTTGGAGGGCGCCGACTTGGTCCGAAAATTCGGACAGCCTAACGTCTGCATCGGGGCCGGTTTTTTCAACGACCTCGGCCGATGTGCAGATCGGAGATTACGACGCGGCAGTCGATCGCTATTTAGACGCAGACAAGGAGATCCTCGCGTTTTTCAACCGGCGCCTTTCTGATTATGAAACGAACGCGGTGAGGCGTGGTTGGGTTGATCCTCGAGACGTTCCCGACTGTGACTACCTCACGACTTTTCACCGTCGGGTCGGAACGACAATGCGTTCCGATGTGCCGGCCGACGGGTCGATCGAGTTTACTGTCGAGGGAAATCCGACTCACTCGAGCCCGGCCGGAGTATCAACGGTCGATGTTGTGAAAGGCCGGATATTGCCTTTCGATCGAGGAGAGAGAATCAACGGAGACTTGCTTGACTCATGGCACACGTTTGACGGTCTTGGTGACTACTGGAAAATTCTCGGGAGTGATCCACAAGCCGACGATTTCGACGGCCGGCACACTCTCGGTTTCACCGTGTTCGGTTTCGCCGACGTTGTGGATCTGTCGACAACCTACGGCAACGGATTGATCACGAAATACAACACGGCCGGGAATCATCGGTGTTGGGGAATTTTTCAGGAGGACTCGAATCTTTACGCGGCGATTTCAAAAAACGGCGCATACAACGAGGGAGTCGATTCAAGCAAGCTCGGATTTCCCGGGAGTCTTGTTGCGGCAACACCGTTTTTCTGTGCGTTGACTTATCGGTATATCGGCGCCGGCGTCGGTCGCATGAGGTTTTACATGGGATTTGTTGGGGCGGCGACGCTCAACAAACTCGAGAATCTCTCGGCCGTCGGAGACGTGCACCTCGACACCTCGGCCGACGTTGCGATCGGATATCATCACGGCGCCGCAACTGATCACGAATGGGACGGCAAGATTTACGCGACCGGATATATCGCGCGCGAGCTCGCGGATCTTGATATCCGTCGACTCTGGCGGCAAACGGTCATGCCTTGGACACTCTCGGATCATGAGGCGACTATGTATTTTCGCAAGGCGGCGACCGCAACATACGTCGAGGAATGGGGCGGTCATACCTGGACACGCAACGGCGCGCCGACACCGGGAGGCACGGGCGGCGAGATCAATATCATTACGGGAAAAACTCATTTTCCCATTTCAACCGTGAGGCAGGAAACCGCCAACATGAAAGTTCACCCAAGGGCAACAGCGCAAGAGAAAGGCCGGATCCTGATCCCGGATCCGAGTATTTGGATCCCCGGGTTGTGTCAGGAAACCGCCAACATGAAAGTTCACCCGCGAGCAACGGCACAAGAGAAAGGCCGGATCCTGATCCAGCGTAAGAAACGGAGTTTGTGACATGGCAGAGAAAGGGCGAATTCTCCGACCCGATCGCGAGAGTGCGGGTCAATACGGAACGCCGAAAGTCGAAAAGGCCGAAGCGATCGACGAGCTCACCGTGCGGGTTACTTTCGATCAGGACATGGAACGCGACGACTCGGGCGCGACCGACGACGCGACCAATCCGGCAAACTACACTTTCGTCGTGACTGGCGGTGTTTCGGTCTCGGCCGTGTCGTGCTCGGTTGCTCGAGACTTCCCGACGTGGATCGATATCACGCTCAACCGGGAAATGACCGCGAGCTCACAGATCGAGGTCACCGTTGCGTCGACGGTCAAGTCGAGTCGCGGCGTCAACATGGATCCGAATTACGACTCGTATGAGTTCACCGGGTACGGTATCCGGCCGACAGTCGACAGCGCAACGGCCGTCGACGGGGTGATCGTGTACGTCGATTTTGACGAGGATATGAATCAGAACGCCGCGTTGACTCTTGCGACGAATTACGTGCTCACCTCGCCGACCGATCCCACACCTCCCGGCGTTGACGAGGTGCGGATCCAAACGGGCTCGAGGGTCGAGCTCTGGCTCGACTCTGCACTCGAGATCGGCGACGACTACACGGTCACCGTGAGCAACGTCGAGGATCTCGCCGGAAATCCGATCCAGGGACCACCCAACAACCAAGCCGATTTTGTCGGTGTTGCGATCGTGACCAAGCTCGAGAGCGCGGTGCCTCGAGACGAGAACACCGTGCGGTTGACTTTCGATCGACAAATGAAGCGTGCGGATCTCGCCGACATTGGCAATTTTACACTCGAGCCGATCGAGGCCGGCGCCGCGATTCTGTATTACAGCGGCGTTTTGTTGCCGGCCGACACATACCCGACTTATGTTGATATCGTGTGTTCCGAAATGACCGACGGGAAAGACTACCGCGCGACGGTCGACCCGTCGGTTCGGGATAAATGGGACAACACGATCTCACCGCTTTTCGATACGCAAGATTTCGAGGGTGTCGGGACCGAGCCGAGGATCGTTCGGGTTGTTGCGTCGACTCTCAACAAGTGCACCGTCGTTTTCGACGAGAGCATGAGAGACAACGCCGACCTCCGGGATCCGGCGCGGTATTCATTTGACAAGGGGTTGCAAGTTCTAGCGGTGCTCGACGTGCGAGGGAGCGAGGTTGATCTCTCGACGTCCGAGCAGACAGCCGGGGAGCTCTACACCTTGACGATCTCGCAACCGTAGGAGTGTGAGCAATGGCGATCACGGATCTGGCATACAATCCTCTCTCGGTTGCGGGCTCGACCGCGGCAATGCTCGGATACCTCGAGCCGGTCGCCGGCGCCGAGGAGCTCAATCTCAGGATCTACGATTTCATAATCAAGCCACACCGCGACGCGGATCAGACGAGAGAGGGCAAGCTGTTTTTGCAACGTATGCTCGAGGGCCCACAAGAGGCATGGAAAACGATCCAGTCAAAGATTTTCGCGCTCAAGGATCTATGGTCGGTGACCGATATCGACGACGAGCATTTGCAATACTTGCAACGGATCGTCGGCTGGACTTCCGACCTTGACTATATCACCGAGCAACTCGACGCGGCGACGCTCCGGCGATTGATTGCGATCAGCGTTCCGATGTGGCGCTCGCGCACGACCGAGGATTCGCTCGTTGCGATCATGAATACTCTCGTGCCGGCCCGAGCTCGAGTGCTCTCATGGTTCGACAAGCGGTGGATCCTTGATACGACGATCATGAGCGAGGAGCATCAAGGTCGGGATCCGTGGCTTGTGAGTTTCCCGGGCGGCACGGGCACCGACGAGTTTTGGTCGACGATCCGAGTCGTGGATCCGGGAGTCGAGGCAAGCAAGGATCTCCTGATCGATGTGATCAAACTTGTGCGGCCGTGCGGCGAGAGGTACGACGTCGTATGGCTCAAGTTCCTCGATCAATTCACGATCGACGGCGACGTGAGTCAATGGGATATCACAAGCGGCACTCCGACAGTCTCGGGCGGCAAAGTGAGCTTGACCGACAACTCGACCGAGGAGGGTATCGTTTGCAGCATTGAGGATTCCGACGAGTGGGAAAACTACGTCGTGACCGCGAGGGTCAAAGGCAACCACGACACGGGGCTCGGTTTCGGAGTTGCGTTCTATTTGCAATCGGTTTCACCGCGGACTTTTTATTACGTCGTGATCGACATACCGAATCAACAAGTGCTCCTTGCGAAATTCATTTCGGGAGCTTTCACTCCGCTTGTGAATTGGTATGCGAACCCGGCCGGTCGGTTTCTCCTTTCCGACACATGGTACGGGTTGAGGATCCAGGCATCACCGGAAGGGGCGAACACGCGGATCAAGGTTTATCTCGACGGCGAGGAGATCATAAGCACGACCGATCCCGATCTCGACAAGGGTACGATCGCGGTTCTTCATTCTCTTTGCTCGGTCGAGTGTGACGAAATAGAGGTCTTGGGTCTCCCGGTTGACTCCGAGGAAATCCTGATCAACATATAGGAGGATCTTGCTATGGCGACAGGCGACAAATGGGCATGGATCACCGCTCAAAGAATTCTCGGGTACGATACTCTCCGCGACAACGTGATCGGGTTTTTCCGGGATTGGGACAAAGACATTCTCGCGTCGGTTTTTCGCGCGTCGGGATACTTCCAAGAAATTTCGATTGTCGGCGACGGTGCCAACAAGATCAAGCTCACCGGATACCCGACCGACGGCAACCCGAGCGGGATCGACGGCGCCGGCGAGCTCCTCGATCTATACGCGAGATATCTCGACGTCGAGGATTTGCAATTCGAGAATATCACCGGCGAGACGTATCACGTCGCGCTCAAGGGTGCATATATCCCGACCGGGCTTTCGATCGGCCAGGGCGACGGAATGCCTCAATGGAACACCTTTGAGGAAATCGTCGGAGTGAGCAGCACGCCGGCCTCGGTCGTCGACAATGGCAACGGCACCTTGACTTTTGTTGTCGACACGGTCACCGAGGTAGGAGTATCGAATGCCGGCCGCAAGGTGATCGTCTATCGCACGACCCCGACCAAAAACGCCGTGACCGAAGCGATCGCAAAGGAGGAGTGTACGGTCACATGGGACGGGAGCAACAACAAGATCACAACCGTCGGCGACCTCGGATTGCTTTCGGGCGAAACTCCGGTTTGGTCCGATTACACCGTTGTTCTAGTCGGGCCGCACATTGTGAGAGACACCGATCTCTCGGCCGACGATTCGTATGCGTATATCGGCACGGTCGACGGCAACACCGGCGCGCAACCGTCGAGCTTTGACACGACCTTGCAAAACGTAATGAGCGTTCCGATCTCCGACCTCACACAGATCACAAGGTACGAAAGTTTTCCGACGCCGGATCGTCTCAAGGTTGACGTCAAAGCGGTCGCGGCCGAGGAGGGTGAGAATCTCGATCAGATCCGGGTCACCGGGTGGGATGGCGGCGGATCGAGCTTGGTTGTGTTCAGGGTCGACGAGCTCGGCAACGTGACGATCGAGGGCGACCTCGAGGTCAAGGGCACGACCACACAACAAGACGTCGTGCAAGTCAACGCCGACGAAACGATCACCGAGAATCTCACGTGCGGCGACGAGGACTCCGACTCGCATTTGATCAAGGGGATCTGGACACACAAGAACGCGGCCGAGACCGCGAATCTCTTGCAAGTGCATCCGACCAACGGAGTCGGGATCGGCACGACCGCGCATTTCTCCGGGTCTTATTCCATGTATGTCGACGGCGACGTCTTGTTTTCAGACGACGTGAGGTTTGCCGGCAACGCGATTCCGCACACCGCGGCGCAAGACCTCGGCGAGTCGGGCAACAAGTGGGCGAATCTGTACGTGTCGAATATCTATGCCGACGCAACCTCGGTCGGTGGTCACATGAACCCGGACACGACCGACGTTTACGACTTGGGAGAAAATACGACTCCGCTCCGTTGGCGCTCGATCTATGTCAATCATGCTTATATCATCGATCCGACGGAGGCGTTGCTTGCGATCCGCGAGCTCGACGCCTCTCTCAACGAAAAAAATTGGCAGGTCCGGGCGGCGGGAGGGGATCTTTATTTCGAGTGCGTCAACGATGCCGAGACACTTGCCGCGTCTTTTATGCAAATAACTCGGAGCGGACAGAACCCGACCTCGTTGACCATGTTTGCCTCTATATTCGCAGGAACGTCCGGCCTTGAAATCGGGCAGAGCTCCGAGCCTTTCGAGTTTATTTATGGGCAAGACTGGCGCTCGGCCCGGCCGTCGGTTGGGACAAGTGAAAAAAATTGGCGCCAGTGGATCCAACAAGATTCGAGCGGCGATTATACCGGGCAAGAGGTCATGCGCTTTTCGACGTCAACCGACGCATGGGCACTCGGCACCGCTTTTCTCACGATTGCGCGCGTGGTCGACTCAACCGACGTCGACGAGGTCGTGCTCGCGAGCGACGGATCGATCAAGCTCACTCCGGCGTCGGGAAGCGATCTTGACGTCGTGCTCCTTGGCGGCGGCAATCTTGTCGTCGTGGATCACAAGTTCACGGGTCAAGATTTCTGGAATGTGAATGTAGGCAACAACCTCGGCACGACTTCATATCCTTGGGTCAGCGTGTACGGCGCGACGTATTACGCACAAGCGGATCAACCGAGGTATCGCCTCGACGACACAAACACAACTTATGGAAACTGGCAACTTTGGATCGACGGTGTCGTCGCGAAATTTTCGTGCATGTCGGATGATTGGAGCACGGCGTACAACTTTATCACTTTCACTCGGAGCGGCGAGACTGTCGCAAGCGAGATCGGTCTCATTGCCGACGTCGTTTTCACCGGAGACGTCAAGAGCAATATCAAGCCGACGGATCCCGGCACTTACTCGCTCGGCGTCAATAACTACGAATGGGATCTCTTGCGGGTCAACGAGAGCGGGGTTATCTGGCGCACAACCGACGTCGGTCTCACCATACATGAGCGCAAGTTCCGAATGATCGTTTCCAACATCGGCAACGCCGGAGTGTTCCGAATCCAGGGCATTGACGACAACGAGACCGCGCAGGCCGACGCAATTGTGATCACCAAAAACGACACGACGTACACGATCGACGACGTCTCGATCTACGGTGACACGATCAACTTGCAGGGCCCGACAACGGTCACCGGAAACCTAACGGCAACGGGCGGGCTTGAAACCCAAAACGACCCGGTGAGATTCCGCGGCATTGACGCGATCGGGAATTTCGAGATCGAGGGCGCAACGCCGACAATCCAGTTCGACCAAGACGATCAGGCCAACGATTATAAGTATTGGGACATAATCGTTTCGAGTGGATCGTTTCAACTCAGGAGTTACAACCAAGCGCACTCGTCGTCTGAAACGGCGATCCAGGTCACGAAAGGCGGCACCTCGGATTATACGGTCGACCGGATTGCGTTCGTCTGTGATCGGATCACCGTCAACTCGTCGCTCACAACCGACGGGTTTGTGATATTCAGTGATCCGACCGACAACGTCTTGATCACCGGCAACGACGCGGCACTAATGTTTCGAGACGCCGGCGCCGGGAGTAACGAAAAGGTTTGGTCGATCTCCTTTGACGACTCGAGCGGCGATCTTGTGATCGGTGCGCGCGACGACGACTATACTTGGGGCACCCATTGGGTGCAGTTCCACCGGGGCACCGGTTCCGGCCGGGTCGACTGGACACCGGGCGGCGGCGAAGCGGGGATCTCATTCCTTTCGTCTTTGCAATTAGAATCCTTGAGTACCAACGGCGAGACGGCGCTCCTTTTCGACGCGAGCGGATCCCATACCGACGCGCAAATGGGAATCGTGCACCAAGTCGTTTCGGGATCTCCCGACAACATGCAATTGCAGTTTCGGATCTTCAAAAACTCGACGTGGGACGCGGTCACGAATTGGCCGCTTTCGATTCGATCGAAATATAACGCGGGCGACGGCGAGTGGCAGGCGAGCGGGATCCATGCACAGTGTCACCCGGATCAAGCGGGTCACCTTGCGCTCGTTGGGAACATGGCGCTCGCGATCAAAAACGATGATCCCGGAGGGTATGGTACAAACCATGTCACCTTGACAGGAGTTACCTCGACTGGTACACCCTCGGGCACGGCGCGCTTTATGAAAGTCTATTGGGGCACAACTGCATATTACATTAGGATGTGGCCGACTCTAACCTAGAACACTTTTTCCAATTGGCCGCGATAACGGCGGCACAAGGAGGAGAGACCAATGCCAATGACAGAAAAACAGGTCAATGAGTACATGAGCAACTTGCTCGACGGAAAGATTCCGGCGCCGGCCGGGCTCGAGGGCGACGCCTTGAATCAGTTTCGCAAGATCACCGGCGAGCTCACCCAAACCGATCAGCGGTTGCGACTCGCGCAACGGGAAGTCGAGCAACTCACCGACAAGCTCAAGCAATTGGTCGGGCAACGCACGGCGTATGTCAACATCCTGATCATGGCCGAGAACGCGAGGAGAGGCTCGGTCAAGCCGACACCTCCGACCGAAGATCCTCCGGCCGACGACAAGCCGGTCGACCTCGCCGGGCTCAAGGAAAAGATGGGAGCGGACAAGGTCGAGGTGACCGACGGCGAGGGCAACGTGCTCGACTCGACCGAGGAGGATTCCCCGGCCGCGGATACTCCGGCCGACTGAGGAGGTTTCGATCATGGCACTCAAGACCGGGAGCAAGGGCGAGGCCGTCCGCGAGGTGCAAGAGAACCTCAAGGTGCTCGGGTTGTACCATGCGCCGATCGACGGTGATTTCGGCCGACGCACCCGGGAGGCCGTGCTCGCATTTCAGGAACGCTTTTTCGTCGACGGGATCATTGACAAGACAACCGAGCAAGCGATCAATGCCGCGGTTGTCGCGTGGTCGAAACGTGAGCGCGAGATCCTTGTGCCGGTGCCGAATGGACTCAAGGAGCTCGAGGCGAAGTTCTGCGAGATCGAGTTCAAGGAGGCCGGCGCCGGGTGGGTCGAGATCACAAACGACTTTCCCGAAAATATCGTGCGGCACGAATTCCCGGTCGTCGGAGTGCAATGCTTTCACCGCGACCTTGTGCCGGTGCTCGAGAAAGTGCTCGAGGAGATCAAGCACAAGGGTCTCGACGGTGAGATCCGACAGTTCGGCACGTGGGCACCTCGACACAAGATGCACGATTCCTCGAGAGGTCTCTCGACTCACTCATGGGGGATCGCGGTCGACGTGAATTGGGCAACCAACGCCGTCGGAACGCGCGGCGATCTCGACTCGGGGATCGTCGAGGCTTTCGAGCGTTTCGGTTTCGAGTGGGGCGGTCGTTGGCGATATAAAGATCCGATGCACTTTCAATATGTGACCGGGTACTGATACCCAAACGAAAGGAGGAGGTCATGCGACGGAAAGCAAGAGGCATCGTTGCGTTCATCGTGGCATCGGTTGCCGCGGTGACTCTCACTCTGTACGCGGGAGCGGCGCTCTCGCAACCGGCCGATCAACCGGCCGTCGACGCGGGCACACCCGACGCCGGCGTTGTCACCGACACCGGCGCCGAGGAGGTCACGACCGATCAGATCAAGGAGGCGATCAAGAAAGCGATCGAGGATTGGGAAACCCTCGGTTGGATTGGCGGCATGGCCGCGGTGATCGGCGTGTTGCTCCTATTGCTACGTTTCAAACCTCTCGACAAGCTACTCGAGGACAAGGGGATCAAATGGATCAAACCCTATCTCGCAGTCGCACTCGGGGCGCTCGGTGGTTTCTTTTCCACGTTTGCGACGGGCAAGTCGATCCTGTTTTCGATCGTCGCCGGAATAGTCGCCGGGGTTGCGTCGCCGGGGTTGCACTTGCTCCTCACTAAGGGGAACAAGAGTTGACCCCGAAAGCCAACACGGCCGGCGACTGGTTCAAGAAATGGGGATTGTGGATCCTCCTCGTGCTCGCGGTGATCCTCGTCTTGCTCGCGAAACTGTTTCCGAGCAACGGTGAGAAACCGAAAATCTTGCAGGCCGCGAAAGACGGAGCAAAGAAATTGCACGACGCGGCCGACAAGGCACACGAGGAACACACCGCGGAAATGAAAAAGCGCGAGGAGGAGCTCGAGACGATCAAGGCGATCACCGACGAGGAGGAACGCTTGCGTCGCCTCGCCGAGTTCGCAAACCGGAGGTCGACATGAGATTCCGATCCGCGGTTGTCGCTTTTCTCGTTGCTTTCTTGTCAGTCGCTCCGGCCGTGTTAGCAGATCCCCCGGCCGGTGTCTCCGACGACACCGGTGCGGAGACAGTGTCTCTCGACCCGGCCGACAAGCCGGCCGACGTGACACCTCTCCTCAAAGGCAAGCCCGCACCTCACTCGGGTCTCCTTGTGCTCGAGGGTCGATTCACCCGGATGCTCAAAGCCGAGCAACGGGTCAAGACCGTCGACGGCACGCTCGAGATCGAGCGCAAATTGCGCGCCGACCTCGAGGCGTTGTATACTAGGAAACTGGAGGAGGCGACCAAGCCGGAGCCGTGGTATAAGTCAGGTTGGATCTATTTCGGTCTCGGCGTTTTGGTCACCGTTGGCGCGATATACGGAGGCGCGCAGTTAGTCAAAGCGGCCAACTGAAACGAGGCGGGATGCACTCCAATGGAAACAGTCTTGATCGAGATCGCAAAGCAGGGCGGGTTCGCATTTGTCGCGGCGCTCGCGATCTGGTTTGCGTTGAAAAAAGATCGGCAAGTGTCGCAGCTATACGATCGACTCGAGCGAAAGTCAGAAAAGTACGTCGAGAAATATCAGGCGCTTTCGCGTGAGCTCAACGACACCGTCGCGGCACTTGCGGACGCACTCGATCTCGAGGTCGAGTGAAACCGATCGGGGAGGTCTCTCCCATGTGGCCGTTCTCGCGTTTCAGAAAAAAGAAAGTGCAAGTCGAAACCAAAAAAGAGGGGGGAAACGGGGAGGCAACCGACGTCGAGGTTGCACGCGAGAATCAAGTCACTCCTGTTGAGATTCTCCTCGCCGACTGCGAGGAGATCGAATCCCTTGACAGCGAGCCCGTAGTAGAGGACAACACCGGGGAGTTCCCCGAGGTCTACAACAAGCCGGGGATCGTCGTGAAAGAAAAAACGAGAGCTCAACGGCTACACAAACACGATTCACAATCGCGGCGTGTCCTATGCGACATTGACAAACAGATCGAGCGGCTGAAAAAGATCCGGGAAAAGATCAAGGGAGGAACACTCAATGGGAAAGCAAAGGCGGAAACCTAAATCGACGCCGACCTCGATCGAGATCCCACCGTGCGTCGGTTACTATGAGAAAGTCGAGATCGCTTGCGACGGCGACCCGGTCGGCGAAACCGAAATCGATCGGGTGCCGTGCTCGTGGCGAGACCATTGCCGCGCGTTCCGATCGCACCTTGAGCTCGCCGGACAATCGCCGGCGTCGCACATTGTCGAGGTGAGCAACGGCAACGGCCGACGGATTGGAAAACCAATCGCCGGCGAGGAGGCATTCCTCGAGTTGCTCGAGGAGAGTCTCCGCGGCTGGCAAGCAAGGGGGCAGGCATGAGCAAGACACGACGCGAACCCGAAGTGATCGACAACTCACCTCTCGTCGACGTCAAGATCGACGAGGTCGAATACAAGCTCACGCCGAAACGACTCCGGGATCTTGCCGGCGACATGCTCCTCGAGGAGCTCCTCCGGGTCGGCAATCTCCTCGGCGAGGCCGAGTCGCGACTCGTGCTCGTCGACGCCGAGTATCGATCGTTCCGCGGCGTTGCAGTCAAGGCCGAGCTCGACAAGGATCCGAAACTGTCCGAGTGGAAAATCAAGGCGCGGATCGAAGCGAGCGCGGAGTTCCAGAAATTCAAGATCGGGATCGCGAAAGCGACGCGCGAGGTGCACGTGCTCCGCGAGACCCTCGCGACTCTCCGACTCCGGTGATCGTCCGGCCGACTTGATTGTCGGGATCGGGCGAGACCTCCGAATCGAAAAACCGAGCTCGAGCTCGCGACCGGATCGCGAGACCCGGAACACCGATCCCGTGGCGACGGGATCGACCTCCCGGCCGGGAGGGATCCAGCCGGGCACCCGGCCGGACTCCCACCGGGCCCCGGGCCGATCCAGCCGGGCGCCGGCGACCTCGAGGCCGACCTCCCGGCCGGGCCGGACTCCCACCGGCACCCACCGGCACCCACCGGCACCCACCGAGATCCACCGGCCGGATCCCTGATCTCGGGTCGAGCTCGAGGCCGACGGATCTTTTTTCGGGTTTTTTCGGGCCCGGATCGCGGGTGCTCGTTGTGTGGTGCTCTGTGGCGCCTCACAGGACGGGCCGAGATCCGGGCGCAAACCCCGTGCCAGGCAGGGCCCCGGATCCCGGGAGACCGGGCGCGCCAGAATAGGCGCCTCGAGACGTCTCTCCGCGTCTCCTACGCTTGCCGGGCCGGACACGACCCGACACCCCGGATCCCAGGCCGGAGGCCGCACAGGGCCCGCAATCGCCTCGCGCGAATTTCCCAAACAAAACGAGGCACTTACAAGAGGGTGAGCGAAAACTCGTTTTCGGTCAAGGGGTTGGCCGCTTGCAAGTATGCGTTCCGTAAGTGGAAAACGTACCGGCGAAAATAGTTGTTGCAATACGCGAAACGGTGCCGTATACTGTAAACATGAGGCCGGAGACCAAGACAAGCCCGAAACTGTGCAACGGCACAGTTCTTGCCCTGGATCCCCTACCTCGCAAAAATGTTCAAAAGCACACTATGAAAAATGTACTTTTTACACACCGTTTCTGCACCGCGTCACGGGCTAACTCGCTGAAACATAAGAGTTCAGGAGTTGGCACGCGGTTTGCAGTAACATACTAATAGTTGCTCATTGACAAAGGAACGGCGAAGCGAAGCAGGGACGGCCGGAAACAGTCCCACCGGGGCAACCCTCCCGGAGCTAGCAGGAAACACCGAGACCAACAAAAGCTAGTGTGACCCTACGGGGCACGGGTAGACGGGCGAAGCAAGGAGGAGCCGACAATGCCTCCGAGACCCGGGCGACGAAACGGCCACATGACAAGCATGGGGCACGAGTAAAAAAGAGAGACGGCCGGCGAGAGTCGGCCACATGGGCGCGCACCGCGAGGCGGTCGCCGCGAGGTCGTACCTCGGCGCGCTCCTTTTGAGAGTTGAGAGATTGAAACCCTTTTGACCTTGTCGCGGACAAGGAAACCTTTTGGAGGATACCATGACCGCTAATATCGAAACCCTGAAGTCTCAGACCTTCGGCGTCGAAATTGAATTCGTAGGTTGCACCCAGGAACGCGCCGCTCGCGCGGTGCACTCCGTTGTCGGCGGTCGGATCTTCGACCGCACCGTCGTTGCTCCCGACGGTCGCAAGTGGAAAGTCGTCTCCGACGGGTCGGTCGCCGGTGTCGGCGGCGAGCTCGTGACTCCGGTCCTCAAGTACGACGACATGGAAACCCTGCAAGAGGTCGTGCGGGCCATGCGTCGCGCCGGTTGCCGCAAGCACTCCTCGGCCGGTATTCACGTGCACGTCGGCGCTCGCGACATGACCGCCAAGCAGATCGTCAACGTGGTCAAGACTTGGAATCGGCAGGAACGGATCATTGTCAAGGCGCTCGACATTGAGGGTCGCACCTACGGCACCAACGGTGCTCGCACTTGGGCCGCGTCTGCAAACCGCGACGTGATCCCCCGGATCCTCCGGTCCAAGCCTAAGACCATGAACAAGCTCGCGGCCGCTTGGTACGGCGAGAGCAACTATGAGTCGCGCACCTATCGCAAGTATGACTCGAGCCGGTATCACGCGATCAACCTGCACAACCTTTTTTATGGGTCGCACGGCACCATCGAATTTCGTTGCTTCAACTCGACCATGCACGCCGGCGAAATCCGCTCCTACGTCGTGCTCGCTCTCGCAGTCGTCGCCAAGGGTCGCAACGGCCGCGGCGCCTCGGTTGAGCAGCGCGCTTTCAATCCCGAAACCGCGAAATTCGATTTTCGCCAGTGGATGATCAAGCTCGGCATGATCGGCGCCGAGTTCAAGAATGTCCGCAAGCACCTTATGAAGCGCCTCCCGGGATCCTCCCGGTCGGCCAACACTGGCCGGACTCGCGGCGGTCACGCTCGCCGGAACAACAACGTCGAGAATCACGCGAGCGTGTAAGTCAACCTCAACCCCGGGCGCTCCGGCGCCCGGGTGTCGAAACGCCGGCAACGCGCCGGCGTCTATCGGGGATCGCCTCCCGATACTGACGAGACAGGCGACGACAAGGAAACCGAAAAGGAGGAAACCATGTCTTGCAAAGTGTTCGTGTATGGCACGCTCCTCGAGGGCGAGCCGAATCACAGGGTGCTCGGCGACTCCGAGCTCCTCGGCACCGCGACGACTCGGCCGGCTTTCCGGTTTGTCGATTGCGGATACTACCCGGCCGCACTCACCGACGGCGAAACGGCGATCGTCGGCGAGGTCTACCGGGTCAACGACGAGACGCTCGAGGATCTCGATCGTCTCGAGGGTGTTCCTCGGTTGTACCAGCGCAAGCGGATCAAGCTCGCCGACGGATCGGTTGCTTGGATCTACTTGCTCAACCCCGAGGGTTACTACGGCCGGCGCGAAATGCCGGCGATCGAGTGCGGCGACTGGCGCGCGCACCTCGACGCGAAATACGGCGCGGCCGCGTCGTGAGGAGGAAACCATGACACCCGAAATCACAGTCGAGCAGAGACGGAAGTACAGAGAGATCGACACCCGGAATCTCCGGGCGATCTTCATTGCCAACCCGCGCGGCGAAATGCGGCGCATCTTTCCGAAAGCGGCACGACAGGGAATCGGCGCTCGGAGCGTGAGCGAGATCGTCGTGTGCTTGATCCACGTCGGCGAGCTCAAGGTCGACACCGACTCCGGCCGGTATGAGTGGATCGGAAACTGAAAAGTGTTCGAGATAGGGGATCCCGGTATCCGGCCCGACAGGCATTGACTCCCAATGTCTCGCGTTTCCCCGACGCGACGGCCGGCGCCGGGATCCCCACTTTATCATTTCCGAGGGAGGAATCGCAACCCTCCCCGACTTGTGTCCCGGCGATACGGGATCGGAAACCCAAACAGGCAAGGAAACCTTGCAAGGAGGAAACCATGCACGACTTTGACATGAGAAAAAGACGGATCCGAATGACCCTCGAGGAGACGAGGAAAAAGATCGTCGAATTCGCAAACAAGAACGACGTCGGTTTCGACTTTCACGAGCCCGACTGTCCCAACGGAGTCAAGGCCAAGGTCCGCGGGATCTGCTTTGACAACGCGCACGGCGATCACGGCGGCGAGTACACGACCCGCACCGGCAAGCGGCGCGGTCCTTACGAAATGATCGTGATCCTCACCGACGACGACGGCAACAAGATCCGCGTCAACCTCGCGACGCTCTTTGCGCTCGCGACAATGGATCACCGGAACAAGTTGTAGGAGGGCGCCATGAGTGCACAAGCAAAATGGAGGGAGCTCGCGGTGAGGTTGAGCTCGGCGTTCGTGACCGAGTATCGGGTGAGCGGAAAACTCGACAGGCTCGTTTCGCGCACCGCGAATTTTATCCTCGAGGATCCCGAGAACAACGAGTCGGTCGCGGCCGGGCATATCAAGATCGAGCTCGAGGAGGATTATCGCGACATGCTCGGGTATTACAAAGACACCCAAGACGAGATCAAGCGGTTGACGATCGAGCTCGGATTCGAGCTCGCGATCGCGGCGTTTGTGGTCTCGGTCAAGAGCGCGGCCATGCGTCGCGTCAAGGAGTGCCGGCAATGAAACCGAAAACCATATTACGCAAGGGCCGGCGCGACTACGGCCGGCCGAGTCTCAACGAAACACTCAAGCTCGGCGTGTTGGTCTTTGCCTACGGGAGCAACCTCGACGTCGATCAGATGTTTCGCCGTTGTCCCGACTCGCTCGTCGTTGGTCCGGCGTTCCTCCCGGGATACTCGCTCGAGTTTGTCGGGCACTCCCGCGGGTGGGCCGGCGCCGTCGCGAATGTCTACAAGTCGAGCCGAGGGTGTAACGTGCCGGGCATGGTCTACCGGGTGACACCGGAGGATCTCGCGCACCTCGACGCTTGCGAGGGTGTGCCGTACACATACGAGCGGGTCAAGGTCCGGGTGAAAATGTTCGACGGCAAGCGGCGCACCGTGCACGTGTATCTCCGACAGGGAGATCCCGAGCTCGGGTATCCGTCGGTCCGATACTTCCGGGCGATCTATCGCGGTTACATGCTCTGGCAGTTTCACACAAACCACATTACCCGACTGTTTCGCGCGGCCGGGTATTCATAAGAAAGGAGATTGACCTCGCGGAGAGCTCGTCGCGGAGCTCTCCGACTTTTGCTCCGGCGTAGGAGCGCGAGGGAAACGAAAACCAAGGAGGGAATCATGCCCGCACATTGTCAAACGGAAATGTACGACGACCGCAACCCGCTCGCGAAGTGGCGGATCACTCACTCATGGATCGAGGAGGTCGGCGTCGTGGGAGACGAGAGAAAGAAAACCCCGATCGACGTCGTCGGCCCGAGGACTTGTCCTCCCGACGAGGACGATCACAAATTCAAGTGGACCGAGTTTCGGATCTACGACGACGACGGCGAGCTCTACTATGAGGGGATCATGAACGAGCATTGCGAGGGGCTCGACCCGCTCGACGACTTCGGCACGCCGAATGCCGGCGCGACCGAGTTGCGGATCAAGGTCAAGGATCAGGAGTGCCCGACGTGCAAGGGCACCGGCAAATGCGACCGTTGGGAAACGGTCTGAAAGGAGATCGGTCATGGTACGGTTACCGATACGGGTTCCGACGGCCGAGGAGAGGTACAACGAAAAGCTCGAGTTGATCGCACGCTTCGCGCACGTGCCGGAGTCGGTCGTGCGCGCCTTGCATCGATCCTACATGAGAGTCGGCCGGATGAAATGCTACACCGACGGCGGGCCGGTCACGCGCAAGCATCGACGGGCCGGTCACGACAGCATGAGAAAGCGCGCGCTCGACGAGCTCCGGCGCACGATGCTCGAGATCCTCGGCGGTCCTTTCGCCGGGTCAAGCGCGTTGTGGTATCGCGGTCTCCGCGAGCAAGCTCACGCCGATCGCGCGTGGTCGTTGCTCAATGACCTCGTCGAGGCATACGACGCGCGGCGCGAGCACGACGGTTTGTGTTCCCCGGAGACGATCGCGAAAGTGATCCACGATCACATGAGCAAGGATCAGCGGCGCGGGTATTTCCGCGAGCAATTTTTCGGCGACAACGCTTTCGAGGAGATCCTCGGAAAGGTCAAGCTCCCGGACTTCTCGCACTTGCACCTCGCCGAGATCCTCGACGCTCTCGAGAGTCTCTTGTATCCCAACGCGGCCGAGTGATATCACCGGCCGGCAAGGTCTCGCGAGGCGCGCGTCGCGGCGCGCCTCGACTTGTGCTCCGGCGTAGGAGCGCGAGACCGTCTCGCGGGTCTCCCCGGCCGCGAGACGTGCCAACCACGGGGAGGCGACTAAAGGAGGGACTCATGCCACGAACAGATCCATACGAGGGACTCAACGACGCACAACGCGAGGTCGTTGCTTTCAACGAGGGCAAGATCGTCGTGTGTAGCGTTGCGGGGTCGGGCAAGACGTTGACGGTGATCCGTCGCATGTCGAGGCTCGAGCTCGACGGGCAGGATCCAAAGCGGATCGTTGCAACGACTTTCACAACCAAAGCGGCCGGCGAAATGAACGACAGGCTCGCGGCCGAGGGTTGCCCGGTACGCGGCCGGGGATCCGACGAGGGCGCCCGGGTCGGCACCTTTCACTCGGTGTCGCTTGAGGTGATCCGGGACGGTGCACCCGAGGCAAACTACAAGGTCGACGGCAAGAATCGCATGAAACTCGAGCTCAAGAAAATCCTCGGGCACACTCAAATGGATTGGAAAGGCGTCGACCTCACCGAGGTCGAATCCTGGATCGCTCACAACAAGCATGAGCTTGTGCGGCCGGAGGAGTCGAGACACCCGGAGGATCGCAGATTCGACGAGGCATACGCGCGGCATGAGGAGACCCGGGACTCTCTCGGGTTGATCACTTTCGACGACATGCCAATGCTCGCGGTTGAGTATTTGCGTTCCGATCGCGACGCTCGCGACCGGTGGTCGACTGCTTACGATCACGTGATCGTCGACGAGGCCCAGGACGCTAACAAGGCGCAATGGGCGCTCGCCGAGATCCTCGGCGAAAACGCAAAGTCGATCATGCTCGTCGGTGACGACGATCAGTCGATCTATGAGTGGCGCGGCGCCGTGCCGGCATACCTGATCGAGTATGCGAAGCGCGCGACCGTGGTCAAGCTCGAGATCAACTACCGGTGCCGGCCGGAAATCGTCGACGCCGGCAACAAGGTGATCAAGCACAACACCGACAGGATCAAGAAATCGGCGACGGCCGCGCGGCCGGATGCCGCGACCGTGAAATACCGACGAGTATACAACCTCGACGCCGAGGCCGAGCTCGCGCTCGAGCAGATCCGCGAGATCGTTGCCGACGGTGTCAAGTATGGTGAGATCGCGATCCTGTATAGGACCAACGCGCAAAGCCGGGCTTTCGAGGAGGTCTTTTTGCGCGAGTCGATCCCGCACGTCGTGATCGGCGGGACCGATTTTTACGACCGCAAGGAGGTCAAGGATCTCCTCAACTACCTCAAGCTCGCAAGCAAGCTCACCGACAACAAGGCGTTTCGGGATTGCGTCAACCGGCCTTTCCGTTTCATTGGAAAGCAGACGATCGAGAAAATGCAAAGCGAGGCCGAGTCGCGCGGGATCTCAATGTGGAAAGTGTGCCGCATGGTTGCCGAGGGCGAGATCAGATTGCCGCGGGTCAATGCGTCACAACTTCGCAACCTCCGAGAGTTTCGCCGGACGGTCAAAAAAGCTCGCTCGATCCTCAAGGAGGAGAGCTCGAGGATCTCCGATGTGTTCCTCTCGGTGCTCCGCGAATCGAAATACCTGGAATGGCTCAAGCGCGACGAGGGATCCGACACGTCGGAGAATTCCCGCGAGAGCAACGTGCGAGAGTTGATCCGCACCTCGGATCGTTTCGAGACCGTCAAGGAGTTCCTCGAGTATCTCGACAACCTCGCGGCCGAAAAGCGCAAGCGGAAAAACGGAGAGACCGGAAACCTGATCCAGCTTATGACCGTGCACAAGTCAAAGGGTCTCGAGTTTCCCGTCGTGTTCGTATCGGGCGCGACCGAGTTGATCCTCCCGCACGCTCGCACGGCCAACCCGGAGGAGGAGCGCCGGTTGTATTACGTCGCGATCACCCGGGCCCGGGATCAACTGTATGTCACCTCGCCGGCGTGTCTACTCGTCGGCGGCAAGGTGACCGAGCTCGACCCGTCGCGCTTTGTCAACGAGTCGGAGGTCAACCGCTACGCGGCCGAGGAGGCGACAGCATGAAAAAGGACAAGGAGAAAAAGGTGATCGTGATCGACAACACCGGCGAGGGCAAGGGCGGCAAGCGGCGCCGGCCGGGCAAGCGGCGCCGGCAGAAATCCGCACCGCGGCCGAGCATCGTGCCGGAGGATGGGCCCGAGTTGCACCCGCGGACTCGCAACAAGATCCTCCGGCAACTTGCGGCCGAAGCGCGCAAGGTCGGCGGATCGTGCGTCGCGTTGCGGTGCTCGCTCGACCACGTCGGCGACGTGCTTGTGCTGGCGCCTCTCCTCGAGGCGATCGTGCGTCTCAAGGAGATCGAAAAAGACGCGGTCAAGCTCGGATACAAGCCGGACAGATTCGCGCCCGCAACCCGGGGCGCGTTTCTCTCCGGTCTGATCGAGACCCTACGGATCAAAGGGAGGAGGTGATCGTGCACGCGAGGATCAAAGCGGTGATCGGAGACGGCGAGCGACAAGCGGTTCGTTTTGAGTGCCCGCATTGCAAGCAAGAGACCACGGTCGAGGTTCCGGTCGGGACCGACAACTACCACGGCCGGGCGGTCGTGTGCTCCTATTGCAAGCGGACTCTCTCGCTCGATTGAATCGAAAGGAGGTGCACCGAGGGAGGGTGAAATCCCCTCCCCGACTTTTGCCCGAAAGGGCGGTGCCGGAAACCCGAAAGGAGGATGCTATGCCTTGCATTTGCTATGTCGAAAAGAATTTCTCGGCGGGCTCGCGCGAAGTGATCGCGCAAGCAAACGAGATCGTCGAGGCGTACCAAGCACAGGATCTTGTGCTCACCTTGCGTCAACTGTATTACCGGTTTGTCGCGAGCGATCTGATTCCCAACACCGACCGGTCGTACAAGAGACTCGGGTCGATAATCAACGACGCGAGACTCGCCGGCGAGATCGATTGGAACGCGATCGAGGATCGCGGTCGCAACCTGATCCGGCGCTCGCATTGGAGCACACCGGGCGGGATCATTTCCTCGGCCGCGGCGTCGTATGCGATCGACAAGTGGAAAGGTCAAGACAACTACGTCGAGGTTTGGGTCGAGAAACAGGCGCTCGAGGCAATCATCGATCAGGCGTGCGAGCCTCTCGACGTCAACTGTATCGCGTGCAAGGGATACATGAGTCAATCCGAAATGTGGCGCGCGTCGATCCGTTACAGGGAAATGATCCAGGCCGACCGGACGCCGGTGATCATTCACCTCGGCGACCACGACCCGAGCGGTCTGGACATGACCCGCGACATACAAGATCGTCTCGAGATTTTCGGCGTGCAAATGGAGGTCAACAGGATCGCGCTCAACATGGATCAAGTCGAGGAGTTTGATCCTCCTCCGAATCCCGCGAAGCTCTCCGACAGTCGCGCGGCCGGATATATCACCGAATTCGGATCGGAGTCGTGGGAGCTCGACGCGCTCGAGCCGGCCGTGCTCCGGGATCTGATCCGCAAGACGATCCGGTCGTACCTCAACAAGAAAAAGTTCAAGGCGCGCGAGCAACGCGAGGAATCGGAACGCAACGCGCTCGAGGAGGTTTCGGATCGGTGGAACGAGGTTGTCGAATTTCTCGAGATCGAGAGCACCGACGAGGAGGATTGATCCAATGGGCGACGGGATTTGCAATTTTTGCTTGATCCGAAATATCCGGGCGCGCGCAAAAACCAAAGGTCTCGAGGTGACCGTGCTCCCGTCTCCCGACGACGAGGAGGCGGGACTCAAGCCACCCGGGAACGATGTTTTCATGCACCCCCCGGGGATCTCGGTCAAGCTCCTCGAGGAGGATCGACCCGACGACGGGCCCGGCGACTTTTGGGTTTGTTGGGTCTGGACGATCCCCAAGAAATGCGAATGTTGATCTTGACGCCGGCGTCGGAGGCCCGACCGGGATCCCTCCCCGCGGCCGGGTTACGCGCCCGGCGCCGGCGTCTTTTTTTTGGAGGGGAAAGGAGTTTCTCATGTCAGTCAAAACCTACACACTCGATCCCGATCTCAAGGGAATCGGCGGCGACCATGCCGGCAAGTTGCTCGCGAGAGCATACGACAACGGCGGCGAGCTCGAGCTCCTCAAGACCGCGGGCGACATGTTTGTCGACATGCTTCCGAGCAAGGAGGAGCTCGTCGCGATCGCGACAGGCAAGGCGATCCTTGTCGGTCACGGTCTCGAGCTCATGTATGCAGTCAACCGCGAAAGGAGTTGATCATGCCTCCCCGCTTTATCCAGTACACGGCCGACGAGGTCAAGGCGAAGCTCGAGCCGGCCGGGTTCAAGGTCGTGAGACTGCACCGGTGCGGCGAGCTTGTGCTCGAGCGCGAGATCGATGATCACCCGGACGTCAAGATCCGGGTATACTCCTCGATCGCGATCCACAACGGCGACGCACGCGAAGTCGGCACCGACGCCGGCCGGGTGCTCCTGATCGATCGCAAGACCGACAAGCCGGTTTGGAAATCGAAGCGTGCACACCGCACGCAAAACTTTCTCGACGCGCTCCTCGCAAGGTGCCGCGTCGCATACAAGGCCGTCTCTACTCTCCCGCGGTGTCCCGTCTGCAAGGGATACATGGTCGAGCGATCCAAGCGCGGCGAGCGCAAGCCGTCGTTTCTCGGTTGCTTGAAATTTCCGGCGTGCCGTGGTACGCGAAACATTCCCCGGGGCCGGAGGTGACCAATGGGTCGGATCATGAAATGCCGACATTGCGACGCCGAGCTTGTATGCAAGGCGTGCGGCGAAAAGCAAACCCAACGCAAGAAAACCGAGACCAAGAAACTCACCGTGCACGTCGATCCGGCGCGCGACGAGGAGCTCACGGCCGAGGCCGAAAAACTCGGGATCAGTAAGTCGGAGCTTGTGCGGCGTCGACTTGCGGCCGGAGGCGAGGAGTGATCCCGGTTCGCACGCGCCTCGACACTCACCTTGTGCTCGACATTGACGATCTCGGTCCGCGCGCAACGAATGCACTCCGCGAGGAATTCACGCGGAGCAATCCGGCGTTTTTCAAAAAGCGACGAATGGGTCACTGGATCGGCGACACGCCGAGCAAGCTCAAGTCGTGGGCCCTCGAGGGTCGTTGGTTGATTCTCCCTCGAGGGTCTCTCGACCGGGTCGAGGAGACGCTCTCGAGCCTCGAGAGGCGCCTCGACCCGATACGCGACCGGATGCACTCATGCGAGCCGGCCGGGCTTTCCCTGCGAGCCGGGCGGGCCATGAGGCCATACCAGATCCCCGCGGTGCGGCACCTCGTTGACAACGGCCGGCCGGGCGCGATCGTCCGGGGCGGTTGCGGATCGGGCAAGACCGTCGTGCTCCTCGGAGCGATCGCCGAGATCAATCAACCGGCGATCGTTGTCGTGCACTCGATCCCTCTCCTCAACCAATGGCGCAAAGCCGTCTCTCACTGGCTCGGTGTTATCCCGGGAGAGATCCGCTCGGGCAAGTTCAAGCTCGGGACGATCACGATCGCGACGCAAGCGAGTTTGTGGTCGCAGTACAAGAAAGGCAAGCTCGACTGGTTTGACCGATACGGCGTTCTTGTCGGCGACGAGATCCACCGATGGGCCGCGAAAACCTTTCAAGCGGTCGCGTCCGTTTTCCCGGCCGCGTATCGGATCGGTGCCTCGGCCGACGAGCGACGCAAGGATCAAATGGAGCACCTGATCTATGAGACGTTCGGATCCGAGGTCTACAAGATCAAGCGCGACGAGTGTCTCGCGGCCGGGTCTCTCCTCCCGGTGAAATTCGAGGTCGTGCCGACCGGATACTCCGACCTTGTGTATCTGTCGTCGGTCCGCACCGCTCACATTTGCGAGACGTGCAACGCCGAGCTCCGGGCCCCGGACATGCGAGCGAAAGCGAAACCCGGCCGGCTGAAATACTGCCCGGTATGTGATCGCAACGTCGAGCCCGAGGTTCCTGATTGGGGCGGGATGATCAATCGCATGGTCGACGACGAGGAACGCAACGACTTGATCGAGGAACACGTGCACCGGGTGATCCAGGATCCCAAGACGCGGATCTTGATTCTCAACGAGCGGGTCGAGGCGTGCCGTAGTTGGGCCGCGCGTCTCGAGCTCCGCGGTGTGCCGGCCGGGCTCATGATCGGCGGGCCCGAGAATCGCAAGGAGCTCGACCGCACTATCTCCGGGATCCGCTCCGGCACGATCCGGGTTGCCGTCGGCACGTCCGTCGCCGACGAGGGTCTCGATCTCCCCGCGCTCTCGCACGTGTTTTGTTCCTGCCCGGTGCACACCCACAAGAAACGACTCAAGCAAATGATCGGACGCGCGGCCCGGCCGCATGAGGACAAGCAACACGCGACGTGCGTTTATTTTTGGGATCAAAATCTTTTCCCTCCTCAGTATGACGGCCACAACCCGGAGGCGTATCAGAAAGCAAAGGAGTCGTTTCTCCGATCGCTCAAGCGATCCGGCGACTCGCTCGTTGTGTTGTAGCAACGAGTTCCGCGCGGCCGCAATTTTCTCTTGACAGACGATCCCCCTTGCCATACCGTCGCGACTCTAGGCGTCGGAGGATCTATTGCTGCACAGACCGTTGATCTTTTTTTGTGGGTAAGAATCGGGTTCCCTCGGGTCTCTCGGGCCGACCGCGTTGGTCCCCCGACGCCTAAGCCCGAGGGGGCCCGTCTTTTGAAAAGAGAGGGGCAATGCCGAAACGTCGTCGAGTGCCAACGGAGCAAGGGCAACAACACGTCGTCGAGCTCGCAAACCTGATCGATCGACTGGCACTCCGAAAAGTTCCGACAGCCTCTCGCATGATAGCACTCGCCGTTTTCAATCTCTGCAAGCAAAACGGAAACTGGACCGAGACCGCAACGGATCGGATCGGTTGGTTCGCCGGCATGGGTTGGCGACAAGCCGTCCGACACATTCGGAATCTCGAGACGCTCGGGATCCTCGAGGTGGAACGCCGAGCGGGTCAAAGCATGAGGATCCGAATTCGTCCCGGTGTCATTGGTGACACCGGTCGAGAGACGGTGTCTCCCGAAACCCCTGTCACCGGTGACACCCGGGGGGTTGCGAATTCCTCGGGGGGTTATATACATAGTATAGACAAGCGTGATCAGGATCTAGATCCAAAAACAAGACATAACAGATCAACGAACCGAGCAGAGATCGAAAAGGGTGCGATCGAGGTGATCCGATTGTACCGGGTTCGATGGGGCAAGGTGTACGGATCGAGTTGCGTTGTCTCCGGCCGGGATCGTAGCAAGGCCGTCGAGCTTGTGCGAAAGCTCGGGCTCGAGGAGGTAGGTGTTAGACTGGAACGCTATTTTGAAGATCGGGATCCGTGGCTCGTTGACAAGGCGCACTCGTTCCCGATCTTCGCCGCGAAGATCAATCAATACGTGGGACGGAAAAATGGGCAAGCGACGATCGCTCGACATGAGGACTTTGACCGAGAAGTTGAGAAGTTTGAGAAAAGCCAGCGTCGACCGCCAAAAGGGTGAAATGCGTTGGCGGTCCGGGATCGGCGACCTCGGCGCCCGAATGACATTCGAGGTTTTCGACATGCTAAAAGGCAAAGAGGGTGCGGTCGAGGTTGCGAGGACATGGGATCCGAAAGCGGATCCCGGAGTTGTTTTCTATGGGCCGACGGGCACGGGCAAGACTCACCTCGCGTGTGCGATCATTCACCGACTGATCGACGAGGGGATCTTTTGTGTGTTCCTCCCGACGGTGCGGATCCCTCGCAACGACTCCGAGGCGATCGAGAAATTGACCGATCCCTCCGAGGTGCCGGTCTTGATCCTCGACGACGTCGGCGCCGAAAAGCTCACCGAGCGTGCGCTCGAGTGTCTGTACGAAATCGTCGACGGCCGGATCTGGAATCGGGCGCCGTTGGTCGTGACAACCAATTTCAAAAAGGAGGAGCTCCGGCGTCGGATCAATCTCGCCGGCGACGGGCACGGGGATCGTCTCGTCGGCCGACTCGAGAAAACGTGCCGGTGGGTTCCCGTAGGTGGTAAGGACATGCGCCGGGGTGCCAAGTGACAAAACCATACGACCTTGAGAATGAGCGCGCGGTGATCGTCGCGTGCTTGTTGGATCCAGTAAGCCGGCGCCGGGCCGTCGGGTCGGTCTCGCCGGAGGATTTCCAGGGCATGAGATACCGGGCGATCTTTGAGGCGATCGTCGAATGCGAACGCAAGGGGGCCGAGCCGGACCAAGACGCGATCGCGGTGCTCGCCGACGGCGCCGACTACGGCGGGCTTGAATTCCTGCAAATGCTTTTCGGGCTCACGCCGACCAAGAATATAGAATTGCACCTCGCGCGACTCCGGCGTGACTCGGTCCGGTTGCAGATACGATCGCAAGCTCTCCCCGAGTTGACCGAGCTCCTCGCCGATCGGTCTATCGATCACACCGAGTGTATAAAGCAGACCGCGGAGATCCTGAACGCTCTCCGGGTTACCGAGGGGGCCAACCTGGATCCCTGCAAGGAGTGGATCGACGTGCTCGACGCGCGGTGTGCGGGCGGCGGGCATTTCGTCTCGAGCGGGTACGAGCCTCTCGACTCCGAGTTCGTCGAGGGATTCGCGGCCGGCAACGTCTCTCTGATCGCCGGCCGGCCGAGCAACGGCAAGTCAACATTCGTGACCGACATGGTCCGGCGTCTCCTCGCCGGGATCAAGAAACCAAAGATCCTCGCGGCGCCTCTCGAGATCGGGCGCCTCCGGTTTATCGACAAACTTGTGAGCTCGGCGACTCTAGTTGCGACCAACAAGCTCCGCAAGTTTCCCGAGGAGCTCACCCTCGAGGAACGCGACTTGATCCGACAGTCGGTGCACAAGCTCCTCGCAACCGACGACCGGTTGACGGTGATCGACAATCCGTTTTTCACTCTCGCGAAACGCTCCGGGAAATGGGACAACGACGCGGCGCTCGACAAGATCGAGGAGATCCTCGCCGAGGGCAATTACGATCTCACGGTTTGGGATCTGTTTCAGCGGTCGCTCTCGACGATCACACCCAACGACGTTGAGACCGCGCTTGTGCGCGTGCAACACATGGCGCGCCGGTACGGAACGCATTTCGTGATCGTGCATCAAATCTCGCGCAAGGTTGAGGAGCGAAAGGACAAGCACCCGCGGATCGAGGATCTCAAGGGGTCGGGAGGATACGAGGAGATCCCGGATCTGATTCTCCTGATCCATCGTGAAAAGGCATACAAGAAATTTATGGAGACCGACGACATTGAGATCAACGTCGGGAAGCAACGCGACGGGCCGGCCGGCCGGACCATGATCGCCGAGTTCTATCCCGAGGTTTCCAGGCTATACAACGAAAAGCTCACCGACACGGCGCCCGAGAGCTCGGGCACCGACGAGGAGGGCAAGGCCGGATTCAAGGGAGGCGACGCTCCGGTTTAGGGGTGTCACCGGTGACACCGGTCGGGAGACAATGTCTCCGGCCGGGAGGGAGCGAGCAGAGCATGAAATTGCAGGGTCGACGCCGCAAGATGGGTGCCAGGGAGGCGAGAAAGCTCCGAGAGACGTTCGAGGTCGAGGCTTTGCTAGTCACCCTCGGGATCGAGTATGAGAGGCGCGACGACGACCTATATGCGATTTGCCCGCACCCGGGGCACAAGGAGAGGGATCCGTCGTGGCATATCCGGGCCGTGACCGGAGACCCGAAAAACGGAGTGTTCAATTGTTGGTCGTGCAAGTGGGCCGGCGACGTCTACACCCTGATCCAGTCGATTCGCCGGTGCGACTTCCCGGCCGCGGTCAAGTTTCTCAAGGAGCTCACGCCGGCGCGCGTTCCACACCGACCCGCGGCCGAGCTCCGGTCGGTCGACTACGAAACCAATCTCCGGCCGTATGAGCCGGGCCCGATTGGTTTCAAGTGGCGCCGATCCAAAAAGGAGCCCTTGCACACTTTCACACCCGATCCGATTCTCCCGGGGTCGGCCGCGAGCGAGTATCTTTTCGGCCGGTGGATCGGGCCCGGGTTTGTCACCCGGCACAACCTCCTCGACTGGCGCGAGCAACGCCGGATCGTCGTGCCGATCGTGCGAAAGGGATCGATGATCTCATGGGTCGCACGATCGTACAACGACGAGCACCCGAAAACCATTGCACCCGAGGGGGCGCCGAAGCGGTGGGAAATTTTCGCGCTCGATCACCTCGACCGGGATCGTCGCGAGGTGCACCTTGTCGAGGGTTGGGTCGATCAGATCCGCGTTTCGCAGATCGGGATCAAGAACGTGATCGCGATCTGCGGATCGAAGCTCACCGAGTTTCAAGCCGAGGAGATCCTTTTCGCGGAAAGGATCACCGTGTGGCTTGACGGCGACAAGGCCGGCGAAGTGTTTGGGATCGACGTACACGATTGGTTTGCACACCGACAACTCTTTGTTGTAAAGATGCCCGACGGAAAAGATCCCGGGGATTTTTCCCCGAGTGAGTTATCAAAATTTCAACCCTCTCCCTTTCACAGGAGGCAACCATGCCCGAAGTAACTTTTATTGCAGCGTGTGCGCTTGACTATGCACAGAAGAACAAGATCAAGCTCCCGAAAAAAGCCAAGGAGGATCCCGACCTCCTCCTCGAGGTCATGCAAGAGGAGCTCGAGCGACGGAGCAAGGAGGAGTCGGGCGACGAACAACCTTTCGAGTGCGAGCGGTGCCGAAAGGTCGTGCTCGAGGCCGACGTGTTTTGCTGGTATTGCGGGTTCGATGTGAGCGACGACGGATCGGGAGGTTGGAAACCTCCGGCCGAGGAAAAGCCGGAAGTTTCCAAGCCGGAGGAAAAGCCAGCGGAAACAACGACCGGCGAGCAACAGGCGCCGGAAACCACCGAGGAGGATCCCGAGGTGACACCGGAGGAGATCGAAGCGGCCGCGAGCGAGGAATCGGAGACGACAGGGGAACGCAAGGAGTATGCCGGGCCGACAACCGCGGAGAATCCGTCGAGGGTTGCGGAGCCGGGAGGCAAGAAAACTCTCAAGGAGTACACCGAGACGATCGTGCGGCGCGACGGCGACAGCGGACACGGCGCTTGGATGATCGGCCGAGACCTCCTCGAAGTCGACGCCGACAATCTGTTTCTCGACGGGGGATACGATACCCTCGAGGAGTATGCCGCGGCCGACCTCGCGATATCGTGGAAAATGGCGACCGACTACATGCGGATCGCCGGCGCGCTCACCGAGGAGCAAAGCAAGCTCGTCGGGATCTTCAAACTGAAACTGATCGTCGCGGCAAAAGACGAGGAGCACCGCGAGCGGTTGCTCAAGGCAGGCACGGCAAAAGCTCTCGGCGGCGAGGGATACGACCGAGACCAACTCAAGGATCTCAAGGATCAACTCGAGGGCAAGGGCGGCGGCGACGGCGGCGGGTCGAGCGGCGAAAAGAAAAAGCGATCGCCTTTTCTCAAGCTGATCAAGGAGGGCACTTTCGAGGGCCGGCGCACCGAGGATCGCCTTGCGATCGATCTCGACGACGACGTTGTGCTCCGGGTCGAGGTGCTCAAGACCAAGGGCAAGGCGTGGTTTGAAAAGAGGGAGGATTGATCCGGCGTGGTTGATTTCGGGAAAGCACTTCGCGAGCAACGCGAGCGCCAGTACACCGCGGGATATTTCGATCGAAAGGGTGTGCACCTCGCGTTTTGGAAAGGCGACGAGAAATACCTCAACTCGATCGACTACCATTGGTTTTTCTACGCGCACGCCGGCGCGGTCAAGCGAGAGCGGAGACGGGTCGAGCGACTCCCGGGCGTCGTTGGTCTCGAGCCGACACCCGACGGCCGGTGGGTCAAAGTGTTCGCCGACTATTTTGAGCGCCGGGATCTGATTCAGGGTTTCGACGACATCGGGGTCGAGCCTCTCGAGGCCGACGTCAATCCTTTCGATCGGTATATGGCCGAGCACGACGTCAACCTCGATCCGAATCCGCGCGTGCTCTGGTACGATCTCGAGACCGACGGCGCGACCGGTTGGGAGGATATCGAAGGGCACCGGATCCTCTCGATCGCATATCAGGAACACAACGCCGACAAGATTGAGTTCCGTTGTGTCGACACGGCCGACGACGCCGGCGAGAAAAAACTCCTTGACGGTTTCCTCGACGTGGTCTCCCGGCACGATCTCCTCGTCGCGTGGAATGGCGACGCATACGACGAGATCGTCGTGCGGGCCCGGTGCAAGCGTCTCGGGTTTTCTCCGGTGTGGCGCCTTGTCAACTTTCTCGACATGCTCGAGCTTTTCAAAAAGTATTACGGCCGCGACGCCGAGGGCGAGGGCGTGCGAGTGAGTTTCTCTCTCGAGAATATCGCGCAAACCGTTCTCGGCAAGGGCAAAGTCCCGGACGTGCCGAAACACAAGATGCTCGAGGTTTGGCGCAATCAACGCGAGGTGCTCGAGGAATACAACAAGCGAGACGTCGAGATCATGCTCGAGCTCGAGGAGAAACTCGAGTATCTCAAGACGCACTCGATCCTTTCGCACTTGTGCAAGCGGTTCCTATGTAGTCGATCCCTCAAGCAAGCCTATGTCACCGACGGGTTTGTGTTGCATCATGGCGCGCACAACTCGCAACATTTCCCGACGAAACGGTACGGCGACGACGCACCCGAGCGCGAAAAATTTGAGGGTGCACACGTCGAGCCTCCGGTCAAGGGATTGCATGAGGGTGTCGTCGATCTCGACTTCTCGAGCCTGTATCCGAATATAGTTATGGCTTTCAATATCTCGACCGAGACCTACATGAAACAGGAGGAGCAAGCGGTCGCGATAAAAGCGCCGACTGCGACGGCCGCAAATGGGTCGGTGTTCCGCACCGACACCGAGGGAGTATTCCCGGCCGTCTCCCGGATCGCGGTCGACGGCCGGCAAGAGTTTTACAGGCGCGCGGTCGAGCTCGAGAAAGCCGGCAAGGAGGGCACACCGGAACACCTCAAGGCGTTGCAAACGAGCATGGTCTACAAGATCCTCGCGAATGCTTTTTTCGGAGGCATGAGCTCACCCTATACCCGGTATTATCAACCGCGGTGCGGCGAGGCGATCACGCTCACCGGGCAAGCGGCGATCAAAACGTGTTTCGATCTCGCAAGGCAAAAAGGAATCCCGGTGATCTACGGTGACACCGATTCCGCGTTCCTCAAGTGTCCCATTCCGATCGCCGACCAATTCATTGAGCTCGTTGCCGAGGAGCTCGACAAGTATGCAGACAGCCGCGGAGCAAAGACAGGTGGATTCCGTCTCAAGGTCGACGCCGAATTCCTGCGGATCTTTTTCACGCGGAAAAAGAAATACGCCGGCAAGAAAGCAACCGGCAAGGTCGACGTTCGCGGGCTCGAGCTCATACGCTCGGACAACACGCGGTTCGCGCGAGAGTTACAACGCCGCATGATCGAGGTGATCCTCGAGTCGCGCACGCCGACCGCCCGGATCGCCGAGGCCGTCGTGCGAAAATGGGCGATCAAGTTATTCAAGAGAGAGGCGACGACCGACGATCTCAAGTATGCCGAGACTCTCTCGCAACCTTTCGAGTCGTACAAGGCCGAAACGATCCACGTGCGGATCGCGAAGCACCTCCGAGACACCGGCCGCGAGGTTTACGTCGGGATGAAAATTCCGTACATCCTCGTCGGCAAGGAGGGCGATCGACTCAAGGCCGTGCACGTCGACGACTTCGACGGTGAATACGACGCCGGGTTGTATTGGGGGAAAGTCTATCCCCCGACGCAACGGGTGCTCGAGGTTTGCTTTCCCGAGCAAGAGGCGACTTGGAAACGGTTGCTCAAGTGGCGACCCGATGCACCGCAAGGGGATCTTTTTGAGCGGCCGGTTGATCTCGACGACTCCCGGCCGGTTGTGTTCCGATTCGACCCGAGAGACCGAGGCAAGCTCGAGGAGCTCAAGGCAGAAATGGAACGATACCCGGGCGGGCATCCGGTGCAACTCGACCTCCGAGTCGACGGGATCGAGGTCGATCTCTCGACACCGGTCAAGGTCGCGCTCCGGCCGGAGTTGATCAAGGGACTCGAGAAAATTGTCGGTCATCGGGTTTATCATGGTCCCGAGCAATGGGACAGGGAGGCGACGAATGGGCAAGGTTAGAGTCGGGCAACGGAGAAAACCAACAACGACGGCGCCGGAGGGCACCTCGGGCCCGGTGCAATTTTTCCGGCGAGCGTTCGCGATCGACGTGGTCAAGGAGTATGAGCGACTCAAGGAGATCGCGACCATGCCGGCCAACGACTATCGGGATCGCATGAGACTCTCGGCCGCGATCAACGGCGCCGCGCTCAACGCATACCGGGCAAACATGATCTTTCTCAAGGCGAAGCGCGAGCGCGAGCTTTTCAAGATCCCATTTGCGAAACGTATGAGGGAGCTCAAGCGAGAGGCGACCAAGAATTGCGACGCATGGTTGAAAGCAAACAAGCTCGCCTCGAAAAAACAGATCACGGTCGACATGGTCAACGAGGAGCTCGCGAGCAACGAGGCACTCGCGCCGAGATACAAGGCACTCCTTGAGGAGCAAGAGGATCTCAGAGAGATCCGGGACAACTGCAAGTCGCTCGCCGAGCAATGGGCCGATCGAAAGTCGTTGTTGCAGACACAAGCGCGCCTCCTATCCGAGGAAAAGGAGGTCGTGTTCGGAGGAGTGAAAGGAGATCAGTCGTGAAAGTCATAACCGTAAACGTGAGCAAAGGTCGGACCGTCAACCTCGGCGACTACAACTCGGTACAGTTTCGATATGGCATGACAGTCGAGCTCGAGGAGGGCGACACGTACAAGGAGGCGTTCGACTTTGCCGAGAAAAATGTCGACGACAGGCTCGACGAGGAACACTCCCGCTGGAAATAGCGGGCAAGAAAGGAGAGGCAAGAAATGGGTAAAGTCAACAGAGCGAAGTTCAAGAAAGATGCGGAGCGCGGAAATTTCACAGGTTCAAAATACTTCGCGCTCAAGAAAACGAAACTTGAGAAAGGACACTTGCACCCGATCGTCGGTCTTTTCGAGCGATTCTGTCACGGGTCGATCCCGATCTATGAGCAGTATCGCAAAGACGGCGAGACGGTGACCAAGTTCCGAAACCGTCGGTACAACTGTATCGGAGAGGAACGCGAGGCGGTGCCGAGTGGGGATTGCCCGACGTGTCTCTTGCAAGAGTTCGCGATCGAAATGAAAGCGAAAGGGCACGACGGCAAAACAATTCTCCTCGAGGGCCGAGACGAAAACGGCGAGCCGGTGACCGCGTCTCTCTCAAAGCTCGCCGGCGACGCCGGATACAAGGGCGACCCGAAAGCGAAGCAAGAGATCGCTTTCGTCTGGATCCCCGAGGGAGCGAAAGCAACCGACAAGCTCAAGGAGTCGGTGCAGATCGCGACCATGCCGCAAACTCTCGGCACCGCAATGATCGAGGTGATCGATTCGGAGATCGAGGATCGCGGCGAGCTCAAGGGCAACCTCGAGCTCCCCGAGGGATACGAGCTCAAGCTCCGCAAGGGTCAACTTACTCTCGTCAACGGCGAGGAGGAACACCCTTTCGATCCGTATCCGCTCAAGCTCAAGTATGATCCGAAAGCGGATCCCTCGCTCATGTATAAGGCCGAGAAAATGGATCGTGATCTTGTGCCGGTGACCGACGACGTCAAGCAAATAATGCTCGCGACTCCCGACGAGCTCGACATTGATCTCGGCAAGATGTGCGCGCCCGACGAGGCCGGCGAAATGTTGAAAGGGATCGAATCCTCTTGGGTGTCACGCGAGATCCCTTATGAGGTGTTCGCCGACTACGTCGCGAGCAAGACCGGAGGCAAGGCAACGGCGAGCAAGCCGGCCGCGGAAAAGTCGACACCCTCGAGCAAGCCGGCCGAGAGCAAGCCCGCGGCCGAGGGCGGATCGTTCTGTGCTGAGTGCGGCAACAATCTCGGCGCCGGTGCGAAGTTTTGCCAGCGGTGCGGCAAGCCGGTCGAGGGAGGAGCTCCGGCCGCGGCCGAGAGCAAGCCGGCCGAGACTCCGGCGCCGGCGAGCAAGCCGGCCGAGGAGGAACGCAAGCCGGCCGGCGACACGTCGATCGACAACAAGCCGATCCGGGTCAAGTGCGAGGAGTGCGGCGAGGATGTTGAGCTCATGGTGCCGTCGTTCCGGTGTGAGCTCTGCGGTCACGTGCACGCGAAACTCAAGGCGCAAATGCAGGCCGACGGCGACGTGCCGTTTTAGAGTGGGCGGGCGCCGGGTCCGTCGATTTGAGACTGACCCGGTCTCGCCTCCCGGCGCGACTCGGCGCCCGGTTTTCGGAGGCAAGAAATGGGCAAAGCGAGAAAGAACAAACCGAAACCTTCCATGAGAGAGGCGCTTGCGATCGTGTCCAAAGGAGTCAAGGGCATGATCACTGTCAACGATATGGAGGAGGAGATCATTTGCCCGACGATTATCACGTCGCTCAACCGGGCAACCGGTGTCGGCGGGATTCCGAAACGGAAAATGATCGTGATCCACGGTCCAAACTCAACGGGCAAGAGTGTTCTCGCGGCCGCGCTCCTCGAGTCGTTGCGCCGTGCGCTCGACGTGCCGGCGTTGTACGAATGCGAGTTCTCGGCCGAGTCGCGTTGGTTGAATCGACTTGTGCTCGGAGAGGATACTCTTTTCAAGATGCCTCTCACAATGGACGAGCTATTCGGCGACATACAACTCAACCTCGACAACCTCGAGAAAGGAAAGACCGCGGGCAAGTTGCCTGACTCAATGGGTCTTGCGATCGGGATTGACACGCTTACGAAACTGATCCCTCAAGAACAATGGAACACGATCATGAAAGACGGGATCAAGAAATCGTTTCCTATGGCCGCGTTGTGGGTCTCGGTCTGGACAAAGATCATTGTGCCGCAAGCCTATCGGAGCAACTCGACGTTTGTGATCGTGTTACAAGAGCGACAGAAAATGGAGACCTCCGGGCCGTTCGACAAAAAGCGCAAGCCGACTCTCGGTGAGTCTCTCTTGTATGACGTCTCGATCAGGATCGAGTGCACTCACTCGACGCCGGTCAAGGTTGGCACAAAGGAGAACGCGGTCGTCGTTGGGGTCGAGCATCACTACAAGCTCGAGAAAAACAAGGTCGACGGATTCACCGCGCAAAAGGGATCTCTTTTCACCTCGACCGGGAAAGGCGACACGCCGGCCGGGTTCGACTATGTCCGCGAAGCGATTGCCGAGGGTCGACGCCGCGGTGTGCTTGACAACAACCGCAAGCGGGTTCTCGCGACATTCGGAGACGAGGTGCATGAGGTGTCGGGCGGTTGGGAGGATTTCCGCGAGCACCTCCTCAAGGATCAGAAAGTGCTCGACTGGTTTATCGGCAAGCTCAACGAGCAAGCGAGGAGGCAGTCGTGAGGATCCTCGGTTTCGGTGACGTGCACCTCGGGCTCAAGTCGGCCGGGTACGATTGTTTCGACGACACGATCCGTGCGTTGCGCGCGGCCGTTGCGAAAACACATCACGCGGATCTCTTTGTCTTGTGGGGCGACCTATTCCACCGGCCGGCACCCGAGCCCCGGGAGACGGCCGCGGCGATCGAGATCCTGTATCAGGCCGGGTGCCCGGCCGTGATCTTTCCGGGCAACCACGACGTCGGCAAGGGAGGAGTGCACCGGGTTATCGGAGGCAAGCCGATCCCGGCGCCCGATGCGCTCGAGCCGTTGCGCCGGATATCGTGGTCGCAAGAGACCTTGATTCCCGAGTCGCCAGTCGTTGCGACGATCGACGGCAAGCGGTTCTTGTTTGCATGTCACCTTTCCGACGCTCGAGCTCGGCACCTCTCCGACGGTGAGCTCAACGCTCAAGGTGTGGTCGACGAAATGTTTGAGGAGGCCGCGATCGAGGGAGTCGACGCGGTCTTTTCGCACCTTAGTTGCGACGGCGCGACCACCGGGACCGAGGGAGCGTTCCTCGTCGGAGGTGACTTGCAGATCCCAAAGCAGATCGCGAAGCGGTTGCAATGCCCGATCGTCAACGGGCACATTCACAAGCGGCAACGAGTCGGCCAGATCGATATTCCTGGATCATTGGTCCCGACAGACTTTGGCGACCGGGACGGCAACAAGGGATTCGTAACCCTCGAGGTGTGACATGGGAAAGGTGAGACGACCAAAGAAAGCGGCCGAGGCCGAAGTGCTCGAGGGAGGCGTGCTCGAGTTTCACTCGGTGCCGACTCGGAAAATGATCAACCTCGAGATCGACCGGTTCAAGTTTTCGAGTTTCGACAACGAGACCGGGATCGCCAACATCGATCCAACCGGCAACGGGATCGACGGGGCGATCGTCAAGATCGTGTGTCGGTATCGCGCCGGCGACGAGGAGGCGACCGATCAGTATCTCAAGCACCTCGTCGACATGCTCCGCGAGCGTGCTCACTATGTGAGACCACCGAAACGGATCGCGGTGCATGAGATACAGAAACGGATCCAGGAAATCAAGGTCGACCTCAAGCCGATCGACGCGGCGAAATTTTGGCTCGACAAGCGCAAGCCGAAACACGTCAACCGGCGTTTTGTGATCGACAGGCTCAACGGATACCTCGAGGAGGTGAGCAACCTCGAGAGAGACTCGCGGCCGACGCCGGCGTCGGTCTGGATCCGCATGAGCACGATTTGCAATTTCATGCCGTTCAAAGGCGAGCACAGTCTCTTGCATTTCCCCGACGGTGTGATCGGAGTGATCGGAAAGTACACCGAGGAGGAGTCGCGATCCAACCGGGCCGGCAAGAGTGCGTTCCTCGACGCGATCCTATTCGGGCTTTTCGGAGAGGCGAGAGGTCTCTCGACGATCGACAAGCACATTCACGACGGCGAAAAGGAGCTCGACGTCGGGCTCGGTCTCGACGTCGGAAATCAATTCGTGCCTTTCTCTCGTCGACTGGCGCGAGGCAAGACCGGCCGAGTCAAGAGCTCGCTCTCGATCGGCGACGCGCTCGTCGGGATCAAAGACGGCAACCCAAAGATCGTCGAGCTCCTCGGCATGAGTCGCGACGATTTTCTCAAGACGTGCTATGTCAAGCAAGGCGACCTCACAAAGATCCTCGAGGCGACCTCCGGCCAACTGAAAGCAGATATCATCCGGTGGAAAAATCTCGACGTGTGGAACGCTTTGTTTCGTGCGGTCGGTCGTGACCTCGCGAAGCTCGAGGAGGAGACCGCGGATCTCGAGACGCGCAAGACAACGGCCGAGGAAACAGTCAAGCGCGGCCGGCCGACCACCGAGGAGCACGACCGGGTCAATGCCCGACTCAAGCTCGCGCTCAAGTACAACGAGCAAGTCGCCGCGGCCGAGGCGAAAGTCAAGGAGCTCCGACAGCGGTTGCGGTATCACGAACAACGGGCCCGGACTCTCGAGGAGATCGAGAGGGCCGAGGGGATCGTCGCCGGCAAGGTCGACCTCGAGGCCCGACAGGGCCCGGCCGAGACCGCGCTCGCCGAGGTCGACGCCGACCTCGCGAAAGCCCGGGAGGCCGAGGGAGCGGCACGCCGGGAGGCCAACGAAAAACGCTTACTGGCAAAGGAGGGTTTCGACGGAATATGCCCGGTAGATAAGGGCGATTGCCCGAGAAAAGACGAAATAAACGCCGATTGTGCCGCGGCCGATAGGAGCCTCGAGGAGGCGCTCGGGCGGTTGACGGTATGTCGTGACACCCGAAAGGAGGTCGAGGCCCGTGCTGCCCCCCTGCAATCGACTCTCCGAGGCATTGTCGAGGGTCTCGCCGGCGTGAAACGGGCCGAGGAGTATCTCGCGACAGCCGATCCCGGGGAGGTCGACGACACCCCGGCCGAGGTCGAGGCCAAGCTCGAGGAGGCGCTCGAGGCATTACAGGAGGAGCGGATCGACACCCGGGCGATCACCGAGGAGCTCGCCGACCTCAAGGCGCGGATCCAGGTGTACGAAGTCGCGGCCGGACAGATCGAGGCGCTCACCGAGGAGCTCGAGCGACACAACACCGAGCGACGGTTGCTCTCTTATCTCCGGCATATCACCGGCAAGACCGGGATCCCGAGCATGATGATCGAGGATGCTCTCCTCGAGATCGCGGATCAGGTCAACGGGATCCTCGAGGAGCTCGGCACCGATCACCGTCTCGAGTTTGAATTCGAGCGAGAGTTGCGCCGGCCGGAAAGATCGTGCTCGGGTTGCGGCGAAGTGTTCCCCGAGAGTGAGCGGGTCAAGTTCTGCGATCAATGCGGAGCACCTCGCGGCCGGGAGAAATCCGACGAGCTCCGACCAATGGTCCGAGAGGGTGACCGGTTGCAAGAGTTCGATCAGGACTCCGGCGCCGGCCGGGATCTCCTCGCGCTCGCGACCCGGGTTGTGATCTCTCGGTTCCTCGGAGCGACGATCCTTTTCCTCGACGAGGTCGGCGGGTCAATGGACGATTATCACCTCCCGGCAATGATCCGGTTGCTCCGACGGTTGCCGGCTTACGGATTCAATCAGGTGTTTGTGATCTCTCACCAACAACAGATCGCCGAGGCCATGCCTCGAAACATCCTCGCGTTGAGAGACCCGGCCGCGCAATGCACCTCGCTTACATGGGAGGAGGCGCCGGCGTGAGCAAGACGATCAAAGCTCTCGCGGTTGTGCTCGCGATCGTTGCAGTCGTTGAGGCGTTCGGGATCTTGTGGCTCTCATACGAGACTCAACTCGCAACGGAACGCGCTCGACTGATCGAGGAGTCGCTCCGACTATCCGAGGAGATCCGTCGGAGCGAGTGCGAGCTTGCCGAGTTGCGCGAGAATCTTTGTCGTGCTTATCATCGGACGCTCACCGGATTGACCGAGAGACTCAACATTGCCCGACCGGGAAGCGCGGCCGAAATGTTACTCGGCGCAATGGGAGGCCCGGAATAGTGGGAAAGCAACGCCGAAAACACTGGACCGAGAAACAAGTGATCGTGCAAGGGTGGGATCTTTCCCTCAACCATGCCGGCTTTGTCGAGCTCGTCGACGGAGAGCTCGGTCGATTCTGGTATGTCTCCGACCGGGTCGGGTGTGCGAAGCGTTCCAAGACTGGCACCTTGATCAAGATCCCGAAGTGCGAGGATCGGATGCAAGAGTCGATCGATCGGATCCTGTTCTGGCGCAAGTATCTCGTCGAGCACGCGATCAGGTCTTGCCCGGCCTATGTAGGGATCGAGGATTATGCGCTCGACGGCGGCGCGCACGGAGCACACTACAAGGGAGAGCTCGGAGGGATCGCGCGACTGGCGGCGCTCGACGTCAAGGCTCGAGTGAGGTTGCACGACCCGGGCTCGGTCAAGATGTTTACGACCCACCGAGGCGACGCCGACAAGGCGTGGATCGAGGCCGCGGTCAAGGAGCGTTGGGGAGTCGACTTCTCGCGATACAACCTCCCGGCGAAACCAGGCAAGAAAGAAAACCGAGAGACGAGCGAGGATCTCGCTGACGCTTTCGCGGTTGCTCAACTCGTTTGGACCGAGATCCAGCTCCGACGCGGAACGCTCATGCTCTCGTCGTTGCATGAAAAGGAGATCCAGGTTTTCAACCGCACGACGAAAGCCTACCCGGTCAACATACTCGGTCGGGAATGGATCACAAGGAGGGCGGCATGAAAATCGCCGACGACGAAAAAGCGATCTTTCAACCGATCTTTCTATCGATCGCGCAAGCGGCGACGACATGGCAACGACAAGGCCGGTCGTTGCAACGCTTTGTGATTCTCCTCGGCGGTGCGATTCTCACCTCGGCGATCGAGGTGACCAAGCAATTGATCAGAGTGCCGATCAAGTCGGAGTCGATCGCCGCGGATTTTATTCAAGGCGTTATGAAGTGGGCCGAGACAACTCTTGACTCGCCGGAGGATGCCGGGATCATCACACCGGAACGCCTCGAGTTCATACACATGGATCCAGTCGGGCCGAAACAATAGGAGGAGCTTGTGCCGGAGGAAAAAGAAAGCAAGGCGCCGGAGGAAAAGAAAGTCGAGACCAACATACCGACGACACCGGAGGGTCGGAGGCAACTCAACACGAAAATGATCCGCGACCTAATGAAGATCAAAAAGTATCGCGGCAACCCGAAAGACTATTTCGCGATCACCGGCGAGACTGTGCTCGACGTGTTCGGAGTCTACAAGGTCAAGCGGATCGACGACACCGGATCCGACGAGCTCCTCCTTTTTCACAAGCGTTACATGCACCGCTTTATTGATCCCGAGGAGGCGGCAATGTTTTGGAATCTGAAACTCGGGATCAGAGTGCCGAGGAGGATCGTCAATGGTGTTGCGGAATTTCCGAAGCGTCCGGCAAAAGTTCAATCCTGAAAAGGATTACATGACACCGGCCGAGCTCCTGTACTTTCGCAACATGCGAGAGGTCGGAGAGATCACTTTCTTTCGGTGCGGTTTTTGTGAGACGTGCCGCACCGAGGTTTTGAAAAGCAAACGATTCTGTTCCAAACAATGCAAGGAGAAAAAAATGAGCGAGTTGAATTGGACAATCGACGTCAAGGCAATGCTCGGCAAGGAGGTCAAGGTCGAGACCAAAGACGGGATTTATCTCGCCGGGCGATTCACCGATCTGATCACCGAGGAGATCCGCTTTTGTGGTGAGAGTGTTCCGGTGCCGATCGTGATCGAGCTCGACGGTGATCCCGAAAAGCGGGTCGACGTGAGCCGGTTGGTCGCGGTCGATCTCATGGGAGAGGATCATGCAACCGACTAGACGACGGCCGCGGCCGACGAAAAAGAAAAAGCCCGACAAGCCGAAACCGAAACCCAAGCGCGGGAATTTCTACCGGTGCGAGCTCATGGACGGCGAGACCATGTATGTCGGGACCGGTGCAACAAAAGAGAAAGCAGAGCGCGACGCGCTCCGAGTTGCTTTCAAGCGTTCCGGTCAAGAGAGATACGACGTCAAGGATTTTGACAAGCACAAGACCAAACTACAACGCGGGCCCCAACGACGGATCTCCGACGAGGAAAAAGAAAAGAAAGCGAAAGGAGCCTGATCATGTTCGGGGTCGACATTATCCGAAAGCCGGATCCGGTGCCCGAGGGTCTCAAGCGGATCTATGAAGTATGCGCGCTCGAGGGCAAACTCGTTGTCGTTGTCTCCGAGGGTGTCGTCTACAACGGGTATCTGATCCAACACGCGGGATCGACTTTCTCGGCGATACAAGAGAGGGTGAGATCCGACGACTACCCGATCGAGAGCGGCCCGGATCCCGCGGCGCCTCCCTCCTCGCCGGATCCCGAGTTGCTCGAGCACAAACGGATCCAATGGTGGCCGGAGGCGGTCGTGTGTTCCAATTGCGACGCGACGGTCGAGCTCAAGGAGGAGCCGACGGCATACGTGGTCGAGTGTCCTTTCTGCACTCACATGATCGTGATTCAACCGATCGCCGACGCCGACGACAACGCACCCATGACTCGCGCGCAATTCAACGAGCTCCTCGACAACACCGCGGACAGGGTCGCAGGCGAGGCGGTCAAGGAGGCTGCACTCGGCCGGTCGCCGAAAGTCGAGGAGACGATCAAGAAAGCGGCGTCGAACGCAGTCAACAAAGCGAGGACAGGCGCGAGCGCCGAGGAGATCGCCGAGGGTCTCAAGGAGGATCTCGTTGCACCCTCGCCGGCCGGGTTCATTGAGGTCAAGCCCGAGGGAGACGACCTCGCACGATACGAGGCGCGCGACTGCAAGGAGACGGTCGACCGGATCATTGCCGAGGAGGACGGCCGGGCGGTGTGTTCCGGTTGCAACGGGTACGACGGCAAGCACACCCGGCCGGATTGCAACGGCGAGTTTATCAAGACGCTCCCGGCCGACCTTGCGGAACTTGACAAGGAGATCGCCGAGTCGGAGAGTCGCGGCACATGAAACAGAAAACAACAATCGGCGAGTGCTTTATCTGCAAGCGTAAACTCAAAAGGCACGAAGTGAGCCCCCCATTGCCGGCCGACGTTGTTGCGATCAAGGTCGTGATCTCCGGTGTGGAACGCTTCGCGTGTCTCAAGCACCCGGGAGTCGAGGAGTTGAAACGATGCCAGGCGACTACAAAGTGATCTATGCGGATCCCCCGTGGCAGTATCGGGACAAGGGCAACTCGGGCAAGCGCGGCGTTGTTTACAAGTATCCCGTGCTCAACCTGAAACAGATCAAGGCGCTCCCGGTTGCCGACCTCGCGGCCGACGACGCGGTGCTTTTCTTGTGGTCGACTTTTCCCATGACTCGCGAGGCACACGAAACGATCGAGGCGTGGGGTTTCACTTTCAAGACGATCGGTTTTTTGTGGGTCAAGACCAATCGCAAGGATCGGTGCTTGACATGCAAGGCCGGGTCGCTCGCGTGGGGCATGGGCAACTGGACAAGGAGCAACTCCGAGCCGTGTCTCCTCGCGATCAAGGGCAAGCCGAAACGCGCCTCGGCCGGAGTGCACTCGGTGATCATGGCGCCGCGATTGGAACACTCGCGCAAGCCGGCCGAGACTTACGTGAGGATCGAGGAGCTCGTCGGCGACGCGAAACGGATCGAGTTATTCGCTCGCCGGCGCCGGCGAGGATGGGACGCATGGGGCAATGAGCTCGAGGATTCCGACGTCGAGCTTGTGACCAATGCCAACAACGGATCGATGATATGGATCCCGGGCCCGGTCGCACGTGCCGGGTCATACTTACCAAGTCAAGTCGGAGGTTGAAACATGGGGCGACGCGATAAAAGGCGCCGCAAGAAAAAGAAAGCCAAAAAGCGCAAGGAGGTCGGCGACGCTTTCAAGCGTCCGGTTGTACCGGCCAAGGAGGAACGCGAACAATGGGAGAGGGAAACGGAAAAACTCGCATCCTGATCACGGTGCTCAAAGTGATCGGGGCGATCGCCGTTGCCGGTCTCGGGGCATACGGGTCGATCAAGTCGACGCAAGCAAGCTCGGAGATCACACAAGCGATCGAGATACTCAAGGCGACGGCCGACCGGATCGACGTCAAGGTGATCCCCCGGATGCAAAAGGAGCTCGACCGGCAACAGGGAGACGACAAGACGCTCGTCGAGATATGCGCGAAGCTCCGCGAGAGAGTCGCGCACCTCGAGGGGAGACTCGGGCGGGTCGCGCACCTCGAGCGCCGGCCGCGACCGACTGCGACAGCCGCGGGCATGGGACCACCGGCACCCGAGCCGGAGGCGATCAAGCTCGACAAGATTCTCAAGCGCAAGTCGGACAAGATCCCCGACGTGGATTTCGACGGCGTGCAAATGATGGTACAGAAAGCAGCGGAGTGAACCAATGACCGACACGACACGGATCGAAGTAGACGAACGCGCGGCGGTGATCGCCGACAAGGATCTCGCCGGCGAGGAGCTCCTTGATTGGTTCCTTGACACGACGACCTTTCATTTCAGAGACAAGCAAGCGACGCTCCGCGAGATCATTGTGCACGCGGTCAAGGGTATGGTTGCGGCCGACGCGCAGAAAGCGATCGGAAAGATCGAGGAGCTCCTCGGCAAGCATACCAACACGTCGCCGGCCGGGCCGACTGCACCTCCGGCGCCGACGAAACCTCCGACTCTGCCCGATGCTTTTCTCGAGAAGTTATCACCGGAGGAGCGCGAAGTGTTCCGGGAGGGTTGGAAGGATCGCAACGAGGGCAAGGCCGATCCCGGGGCCCGCGGCAAGTATGTTGACCCGGTGCTCGCGAGATACTACGCGGCCGGCTGGCATGAGGCCAACCGGCGCGGAGTTCCTTTCCCTTACTCGGGCACGACGTGCTCGGTATGCAAGCGGCCGCAATACGTGACCACGTCCGGGCTCATGTGCGACGAGGGTCACGGCGGCGCCGATCCGGCCGAGGAGGATCACGCGGTTTGTCTCAACTGCGAGATCCCTCTCGGGTGGGTGCCGACGCTCAAGCAACGGTGTCCTCGGTGCGGTGCGTATCCGACGCGAAAGGAGGAGTGATCATTGTTCTTGGTATTCGTCGACGGGCGACTCGTCGATCCGCTTTACTACCGGGTGATCGTCAACGAGCCCAACGAGCGGCCGCGTCTCGTTTTGAGATTCGAGCCGGAGGTGCTCAAGAAAATCGGACCGCCAACGCGCGACCGGGTCAAGGTGCTATACCTACCGCGCGAGGCCCGATGGATCGGTGCCGACCGTGACGAGTGCGGTGAGTTGAAAATCATAAACTCGGAGGGAGTGCAAGCCTATGCCGGAGACCAAAGGAAAAAGAAAAAGCAAGAAAGCGACGAGCGGATCAGTCACTTCGGAAAGCGTCGCCGTCGAAAGCCTCGACGTAAATCTCGAGGAGCTCGCAAAGTCGATCGAGCAAGTGGCGGCGGCGACGAGAAAGATCAACAACTCGAGACTCACTCGGAAAGCGATCGTGATTCTGATCCAACAAGGGATCACCGGGTCGATCAGTCGTGCGGCGATCGAGGCGGTGCTTGACACCGCGGCGGATCTCGATCGCTTGTACCTGAAAAAAGCGAGGAGGAAATGAACGAGAATCAATTGCGAGAAGTCTACCCGGACCTACAAAACACCCTGATCAAGATCGAGCAAGAGCTCGACAACTTCGCGTATTACGTGCGGGGTCATGATCCAGACGACACCCGTCTCGACGTGATCGAGCTTGTGCTCCTTGCGGCCGCGCGTTCCGGTTTAGTGCTCCGACCGATGCTCGAGGTTTTGCCGGCGCTCTCGATCAACTCACCCGGGCAAGAGGTAACAAACAAGCTCGAGCGCGTTGCAGCGGCGCTCGAAAATATTTCCGAGCTCATGCTCCGAAACCAAAGATAGGAGGCGACCATGTCAGAACAGAAAGCAAAGTCTCTCGGGATCACCGACGTCAAAGGTGCTCACGACAATATTTCCGACCTCGAGGTGTTCGGAAACGGGGATACCTTTCAACTGATTTGCAAGGCGAGCTCCGAGGCCGAGGGCTGGATGAAAAGCACAAAGGCAATGGAGATCCCGCACCTCGGTTGTGTCGTGCAAGTCACGACTCAACAACGCAACCCCGACGGGTCGTATGCGATCGCCGAGGCGCTTGCATACGTGCCGGGTGCGCGGATTGTCGAAGATCAAAAGGGAGTCGAGCGCGGCGAGATATACGGCCGGCGCCTCGAGGCGTTCCCGATGGTCAAGAAAGCACAGGAGGCGATCGAGGAGGGACTCGAGGAGGGAGAGCGCCGTGCAAAAGACACGTGAGTTGATCAGGCGGGCGCGTGAGGCCGCGCGAGGCACGGGCAACCGTGAGCTCCTCCTCGAGCTCGCAACCTCTCTCGAGGAGCACGCCGACACCGTCGAGACTGCGATCGAGGTCGTGCACAACAAAGAGATCGCTCACGTGCTGATCTATCCGGTCAAGGGAGACCCGGTCGGTTTTCTCGAATACCTCGAGCGGGTTGGAGGCAAACACAAACCACCTCGCAACACGTCGCTCGACGAGGCTCTCAACTCGGGCGACGGGAGTTACAAACCATGAAAGCGATCACACTCTGGCAACCGTGGGCAAGCATGGTCGCTCTCGGTCTCAAGAAAGTCGAAACCCGATCGTGGGGTCCGCGGCACCGGGGCCCGCTTGCGATCCATGCCGCGAAGTCGATCCCGATGGGAGCTCGAGCAATGGCAAGAGAGATCGCGCGGCAATTCGATCTCGACCTCGACTCACTCCCTCGAGGCAAGATCGTCGCGGTGTGTGTGCTCGACTCGATCAAGCCGA